CAGGTGATGAATATAAAGCATATGTCGCATACTATTTGTATATAGACGTATACTTTGTAGGTGATACTATTAAATAATTTATTAACAAAATCATTATCAAAATGAAAAAGAAAAAAAGTGTTACAGTCCATACTACGGACGGTTTCGAGTTAGTGTTTACAAGTCGTTCATTTGATTACTGTTGTGGTAATCCAGATGGTGGATCTCGCATTTGTATAAATGGTGAGGAAGAAGAGATTATTGAAACACCAGCTGTAGTATCAAACCTATTAGACGAACTGGAGGATTGAGTATGGAAGATAATCAATATCCTGTAGTAAAAAAATCGTCTAATGGATGCTTTTGGACGATATTAGTAGTTATTGCATTAGTAATCGCTACTGGAGTAATAGTGTTTCTGTGTCATGAGCCTATTGCTAAGATTGTTACGTCGGAAGACGAATCAGTTTGCATTGATACTGCAAAGGCAGTTGAACATGTACCAACGGTACAAGAAATTCTCAAATTTAGAGAAGACGTAAGAGAGGGAATGCGCATTGATAGTATATTTTTAGCAATGCCTGAAGCTATTTTGATTGATATACTTATGACTCATGGTACATCATTGTCGAATAGTGACATTGTTTATATATATGAATCAAACAAAGAGCATTTTAAAGATGTACTTAAAGGCGCAGTCATTCAGCGTGATATAATTACCCCAATGGATTCTGTGAAGAATCCTCGTGATTCTCTAAGGCGTTAGAGAGTAATAATTAACAACAATTTATTACAGTTTTTTGAAGCATTTTGCATAATAGAAATGGTTTAAAAATTTCGACTTAATAACTAGTCAGTTCGTGAGAATAGACTAGTCTTCAGAAGATGACAAGCCTGTGGGGCGTAAGTAGTATTTTTAAGCGGGAGAAGAAGAGTGGCAATTGCTCTAATTAGTACTGATAATTGCAAATATTACGATCGTGCGGACGTAAAAATCAGGTGAGTTCTAAGATTTAGTTTGACAGCTATTTCTGTATGTACTCTGGAGTAATCCTAAAACATATGAGGGTTTAAATTAAACATAGTAATATGTGGAAATGATTTCTTTAATAACAGATGTGCAATAGAGCGCTATTGCTTTATAGTATTAGTCTCAAATCTCCGTAGCACTGCGGTAAATTATTCTGTATATAGTGCTGTATACAGACGTCATCATATTTATTAACTAACAATTTTAAAGCCTATGTAAAAATGAAAAAGGAATCCAAAAGGTACATAACTAGTATGATATTACATACTGGTCATCTCTATGCTAATATCCTAGCATTAACTAAGATATTAGGTATAACATTTAGTGATGCCAAACGGCTAGCTAGAAGTAAACCAAGCGAAGAAATTCAATTCGTTCCATACTTAGAAATTAATTCTAATCTCTCTACTGATGAGATTAAGAAGGAATTAGAAGAGTATGAGATCGAAATAAAAGTAATTAATCAATAATTATTATGAAAGCTGTACTAATTTTATTTTCAAATGACTTTGTCAATGAAGAAGCTAGAGCACAAGCTATATCTACTATAGCTCAAATCATTGGACAAACAACAAACAGTAGTGGAACAAACTGTGTAGACATACTTGAATATGACGACACTGAAATTGCTAAGCTACTAATTGCTGATGCTGTTAACACAAGTGCTAAACATTCTTCTAAAACAACATTAGAAGATGAGTTACTTGACTTGTGTATCAAATTACGCGAAAGACTTGGTAGTCCTCTTGATTCAGATGAAGTTGTATTCAAGATGAGACTTGCAAAAGAACTTGTCAGTGACAAAGAGATAAGAGAACACAATACAAGAGTATTGAAGTATCTGCTCGGAGACGGCAAATTACAAAGAAGTATAAACAAAATACTTACTGAACAGAACATGGAAAGTCTTCCACGATATCTGAAAGAAATTAACAATTTCATTCATTTATTTTGATTATGGCAAATAAGGAGAAAGAAGTAAAGCAGGACTATAAGAAACGTCCTAAGCATAAGAAAATGGAACCTTACAATCGCAAAAAGTCATGGAAATAAGTAAAGAACATCCGTATGAAGATGCTTGTAAATTACTTAGCATCCGTCCTGTAGCTAATTATAAGAGCTACAAATTATCAGATGAAACTAGGAATTTCATCAAGTTAGAAACTGTTGCAAAAGCTTTGAATAAAGACTGGAAACCCAAAGTAATGGATCCCAAAGAAGTACGATATTACGTATGGGGATGGAATTATACAGATGAGAGAAAACCTGCTGGGTTGCTCTATGTTGATTCTTGCGGTGAGCTTGGCGATGCCTTTGCTTATGTCGGCTCTTGTCTAGAATTCAAAGACAAAGAAACAGCAAAAGAATTTGCGAAGTTATGCAAACCATTGATTGTCAAACACTTATTTGGTCGAGATGATCATGAAAACTTCAAATTCAATTTCTAACGATTGTCCTACACAAGATAATATTATCAACTGTAGTGAATGTGATCTTGAGTGTAAACTCAGAATGGCAACGAATAACAAAGAAGAGGTTCCGCCAGAGCCTCTACCCGCTGTTATATATTTCTAACTTAAATTGTTAGTATGGTGGATTCCAATCAACCCAAAGAACTGCAAATATACCAAAACCCTAATACATGTTAAATGTAACGGCTATTCAACGGCAATCTATATATCTATAGATAAAGGGAGAGAAGGATAGGGGTTATCTGTGAAATAAGAGATATGAATACACAGAGCAGTTCTTTTTAATTAGTAACCAATTTATCAAAAATATGGGACAAGCAAGAATTAGAAAAAATCTTTATCAACGATACGGAAAAGAAAAGGCAAAGGAACGTATCGCAGCTTATGAAGCTAGAGTAAAGGCTAATCTAGCTAAAGAAGCTATCTATTTGCAGATTATTCAAGAGAATAAATTGCGAAGAGAACAATCTTACGAAAATCGTACAGCAATAAAAGCTGGTACACGTGAGTCTTACAGACAACGCAAGAGACGTTTAAACAAAGAACGTAGACTTGCAATGAAAAGTAAATAACTCGAGATCATTAATATAAAGTTCAACTTCTAAACATTATCAAAAAATGGCAGGAAAAGAAACAACGGTAGCAGATGTTACCAAAATTTCAGTAGAAAACATTGAAGAAGTCATCAACACCGGTTCTACAGTAACTGAAGAGGCAGCTAAAGAAGCAGCCGAAAAGATTGCTAAGAAGCGTAAAGAAGAACTGACAGAACGTCTAGTTGAAACTACTTTACGTAGTGAATATACTCGTAAATCTACTTACTTGAGTATGAAGAAAACAGACAAAGAGCGTGAAATCAAGCTCAACTATCTGAAGAAGTTCTCCGAAAAAGATGACAAATTACGAAACGGCGGTATCGCTATTGAAGACTACGAAAAAGATTGTCAGGAGCTCTACAAGGAGGCTAACAAACTGATTCGTGAAGTCGGTCAATGGTATGATGAACAGTTGAAGAAACTGTATAATCAATACCCAAGTGCCCGCTATGATTGGAAATACAGTAGTATGTCCATGTAATTTCCACGCATCGTCCAAAATCATAGTACTCTAGCAGTAGAAATACTGACTACATAGTCTAGATTAGAGAAAGTAGCAAATCTTGGATCATCGTTTAGGATTGGATCTTTATATAAGCAACTCTAGTGTGAATTAACACACATGCAAACAAGTGTAAGGCGTAGCAATACGACCGATGCCGGAGCAGGACAGTATGACAACGTGCCACTGATCATGTGCCTAAGATCGTGAGGATGTAATTATAAATTGCGCAATATATAAATACAGATTCTATACTCGATGAGTATATTATGCAATAGCATTCTTATGATATCAAATCAGCACATTTTGGAATCGTGCGATGCTAGACATCATGCCGTATAGGGGCCGCAAGGTATCTTATACTTCCAAGTTTAAGTTATCAAAACGTTGTTACATAAAATAAAAGACCAAGAGTATGTAGGTTTGGTCGCCTACATACTCACAATTGACTGTTAGGTCTATGAATCAGTTGTATGGACGGGGCTATCGTATGCCCCTAGCTCCACTACGTGTTTAGCAATAACATTACAGAGTTTAATTGTGTCTTCATGAGACATATTATTCTTCATATAATTTATTGCTGTAGAGATAAATTGTACATTACCTATTATATAACCTTTAGTAGAATCTATTCTATCTAAAGAAGCTGTATAAATAGGATTATTATGATTAGCTTTATATTCAGCTAAACGTAATTGTATACCAGTATAAGGACAAATACCTTCCTGTTCTTCCCATAATTGTTTTAGATATTCTAATGTAAGATTGAAGTCTTTAAATCTTTTTTTAGCGTTTCTAAAATAATATCTAAATGGAGTATATTGGTCTCTCCTAGCATAAGGATTTAAAGAAGAAGGATTACCTTTTTGTTTATTATTTTTATTACACATTTTACCACTACAAGCACGTGAGCAATAATTTGCTCTACCTAATTTAATATTCCTGTTATACTCAGAAACAGGTTTTTCAAATTCTTTTCCACAACAATCACATTCAATAGTGATTAATTTTCTATTTTGTTTATATTTAAGCATATTAGAATATTTATATACGCCATGAACGCATATAAATGTGGAGGAGTTCTGTTTCTAGTAATAGAAATACACGGGGCTAAACGGTTTTGACAGCAACAATGTGAAGTAGAATAGGTCAATAATGCGAATAACTGGCAATACAAGTTATGTAACAGACTACACACGCTTAGTAGCGTGATGAGTCTGAACGGCTAAGCTAATGTCGTAAAAAGCGGAAGTAAGTGACTCGGGACTGTAGGGGTTCAAATCCCCACTTACTACAATTAAATTAAGTTTAATCAATAAATTAATTTGAAATGGGATTAATTAACTTTATTAGGCAGAATCTTCCAGAGTCATGGGAGAAAGCCGCAACTGAAATGAAAATGAAGAGTGAGTTAATAACTCGACTTCATGCTAATGTTCCTCGTATCTATAAAAATAGATATCATTACAAAGAAGGAATGCGTTATATTAGGTCTGTATTTAACATATCGGCTGATAAGCTAGTTTACTACGTTGAAGCGTCAGATATCGACTTAGTAAAATGGGAAAAACTTACTAACAAAATTAAAGAAATCGAATATCAATGCGAGTAGTACCATGGTGGGTTTGGTTTGATTCCAAACAGGAAGAAAGAGAGTTCAAACAAATGTTAAACTCTTCAAAATCAGATATTGAAGCAATAGATAAAGTGTTGGATAAATATCCAAACTTAACTCTTGATCAGGCTTCTGGTATAGTAGATAACTTTAAAAAAGAAATTAATAAGTCATGAGATTAAATGGACCCGGCGTATATCAAATTGTCGGAAGTAATATAGAACTATTAGCAGTAGTTGTTGGTGAAGCTCCTTATTTGAGGATAACATCTGCAATTATCATGAATGAAGCATTTCAGAATGCAAAATTCAGAGAAGTAAAGGAAGAATCCTATGAGATCCAGAGTATATATAATCATCCAGATAGCTATGTATGTTATCCATACGAAGGATCAGAAGTATGTCAGCTACCCATTGAAAGAAGATCAATGCGTGGCAGTAAGATGCCCATCACAACAGATGATGAGTATAACGAATTTAAACGTAGATACATCAATGATACATCTATTCCTGGAAGAGGAACTATGAGTACTAAGATGTATATTATGGATAGAACTGGTTGGTCAGCTGCACAAGCACAACTAGTTATTTGCAAACTAGCCAAAGAAGTAAAGAAAGAAAATGGTAATATACAGTATTACAAATAGGGCATATACTCCATGGGGTAAAAGATATAATCTATTTCACTGGAGAGCATCATGGTGGGTATATATTAGTCTTGCAGAAAGAGAGAGGAAAACATTACCTTTTAAGGCTGATAAACCGGTAAACCACATATTATATTGGTTTGATACTAATATACTCCAGAGAATAGGAAGAGATTCTAATTTTACTCTAAATGTCCGCATTAGAATAGTATGCGGAATGATTAATAAACTCAATCCTGCAAAGATATCTATGGAGATGAAAAGAGAGTTTATGGAGTGTATTTGGGATGCTTATCAAAAGTTCTCAAAAGATTACATTGAGTATCATTGTAGATACGAACTAGGATTACCATTTTAAGGGTATAGGGCTTTGATCGGCCCTATACTCACTAACCGTTGAACAGGTCAAATAAGAGTTACTTCAATAATACATAAATTTGCGTCCTGTACTCTTATGATTATCAGTTCAGCACAATGCCCGTACATATGACAGATGAAGAAAAACAACAAGTTTTCGATCTGATCAAACAGGCGAAAGAAGGCAAACAATCTGCCTTCACAAAGCTTTATAATCGCTTTAATAGAGTTATTTACAATACTATTTATTATATTGTGAATAACAAAGATGCAGCAGATGATTTATTATCTGTTACATTTACTAAGGCTTTTAGTAAGCTAGATAGTTATGTTAATAATATATCTTTCGAGATGTGGTTAAAGACAATAGCTATCAACAGTAGTATAGACTATATTCGACATACTAAAAAGGAAAGAGCGAACTATTGGATTGACGATGATGCCAACTCTCTACAGTTGAATGACTCGGCCGGTTATTCACCTGAAGAAGATTATATCTTCGCAGAGAAAAGTGTAAATTTAGAAAATGCCTTGTCGCGACTTCGTTGGAAGTATAGGAATATAATTGAGCTACGCTCAATCCAGAATCTGTCTTACAAACAGATTTCTGAACAACTTGGGCTCTCAGAGTCTCAAGTTAAATCACGGCTTAATAAAGCACGTGAAAAGTTAAAAGAATTATTAACAGATTAAATTTACTAATTATGTCAGCATCTATGATTTTAGTGCTGCTTGTTGTAGCAGCAATTAGTGCACGTATTATGCGTTCTACTAAAATGTGGTGGATATTCTTATTCACTATTATGACTGGCTTATTAGTAGGTATGTTGAGCAAAGAGACTGTAAATCATTTCGTAAAGAAAGAAGTTACAGCCTCTATTGCTCCACTAACTAACACCGTAGACAATGTAGATCTATTGTGCATGTTACCGGTAGTCACAGTGACAGAAGGAGCTACACATGGAGTAACAGGTTACACAATAGACCTTGTTGAACCATTGTCAGACGCATTAGTTGGTAATCATACTACTAAGGGCAGAGACTCACCAGAGTTTGAGGATGATAGTTGAACCTCATTAAACAATCTATCTAAATTCACCTATTTTATTAACAATTTAAAACATTATCAAAATGTCATCTAAAAAGAAACAAGCAGCTCAAGCAGCTGCAACTGCTGCAAAACCAGCAGAAACAGCTAAAGTAGATAATACTACAAAAGCAACAACAGAGAAAGAGAACAAAGGTACTGCGAAAGCAGAAACTCCAGCAGCAGCTCCGGCTCCTCAACCTAAGAAAAAAGAGGAGAAGAAAACTGAAGCTAAGACTGAAAAGCAGCCCGCCCAGAAAGTGGCTGACACACAGCCGAAGCCGAAGAAAGACAAGACTCCGGTAGTTATTGCTGAAGAGGTAGACGAAACTACCGCTCTGGGCAATAAGATTGGTGTTCCATTATCTAACACAGGTATGGACGCAATCAAACGTTCTTCTACTGATGCTAAAGCACAGTTGGTAACCTATGGTTACAACCGCTTTATCAACAATGAAGAGTTCAAAGATAAGTGTCCTGAAGCTTGGAAACACACTGCACAGGTATGTGATGTTGTGTGGTTGCTTGCTATGGTTGATATTCGTAATGAAGTGGCTGCTCTGAAATCAGGTGGTCAGATTGTTGCGAAGATACCTGAAGATCAGCTGATGCCTTTGAACGAAGTAGCAGAAATGCTGGGTATTACTCTTGCTGCACCAAAAGCAATTGTAGGCCCGCAAGGTGAAAAACAGCTTGCTATTGATTTCACTTCACCGGATACTGTTGTTCCCGAAGAATTGAATGATAAGAAAGCTCCGGTACAAACTGTACCTGATCTCGACTATGGCAAAGTTGGTACAGATCACGAAAAGATTTGTGCAGCTTTGGACTATTTGATGCACCAGAACCGTGATATTACGGTTTGTATTGACAAAACCTTAGAATGGTATCGTGGGTTGTGTATGAACAACGCAAGTTCTGCTGATGCTAAGCTTGCACTCGATGCTAAACCACTTAACGAATGGATTGACGAAATCTTCCATCTCATTCCAATTGCAGGATTGATGAAGGGTCTTGGACGTTCCGTATATCTTTATACGAAACAGCAAGGTTCTCCAGTATCTGCTCACAGTATTCTGCATGGCAAATTGCCTAACTGGAGTGAAGAAGACATTGTCAGTCTGCTGAAAGTACTGATTCAGGAAAACTATCGCTATAGCTTGGAAGATAAGATTGACGCAAACGGCAATGTTATCAAAACCGAAAAGCCGAAACCTACAGAGGATAAGGCTATTCAATCTGTAGTTGGTAGTGTTGGATTGGAATATGTTGACAAATTGATGGCTGATTATACTCGCCCTGTACCTGAAAATGCTACAGATGAGCAGTTAATGGAAATCAAGGAATCCCGTGCTGCTGCTCGCAAGATTATCAGTCTTGTACGTGCTAACTATTATCCAGGCAAGGTTGAACCGACTAACGAACAGATTCGTTTCGCAATCGGTAAGATCATCAATGTATATCGTCAACCAATGGATCAGATAGCTGAATTCGAAGGCCCTCTGCCTACTCTCGTTGGAGAATATCCGGAAACTCCAAAGACTGAAGACAAGCCGGCTGAAGAAAAAAAAAGCTAACAGCGCCGTCTAAGTGGAATATCGTATACTACCTTAAGAAACTGTTCACTAACTCATAATCAATATGAATAGTAGAATTCTATCGACAATTGGTTTCTTTGCAATCAGCTTATTAGTTGGTTATAATTTAATCAGTACTGTCGAACCCGTGCAGGCACAACAACCTGTAGTTCCTTCATATTTAGAGTTAATGTCTATGATGAACTCTAATAAAGAAGAGAAGCAGTCTGTGAGTAAAGTAGACACTATTACTGTGTCTTATGACGTTAATACTCAGGAAGTATCCGTAAAAGGAACAGCAGACGCAATTGTGAACGTTACAACAACTGGTGAGCTTAAACCAGTTGTTAAGTGGAGAACTAGAGTAAAAGAAGTCAACACAGGATTTCCAAAGGTACGCAGTATCGCGAATATGCCAGAGGATGTAAAACCACTTGCACCTTTTACTAAAGATATCTCAAATGAATAAGAAGAATCTTATTATGCTTACTACGATGGTACGGCTATCACGTATCATTCGTAGTTGCAAAGATGCAAGGCGTAATTTAGATTCAGTGATAGACCAAACCAACTACTTTATAGTAGCTGGAGAGAACTCTAATCTCATACAGGTACAAGCGAAAGCTAGTATCAGTAATACCTTATTCGTAGAACAGTACTTACGCTCGTCTGTAAGTAAGATTTGTGCTAGTTTGGATGGATTTGATCCAGGAAGAATGGATCCTGTCGATTATATCAGTAGTAGTGATATAAAAGATGGCGTAGTTGATCTATGCCGTGGCAAGAAAGTTGTAGCTACAATATTTCTACCATCAGGAGAAATTATTCCGGCAAGACCAGAACAAGAAATTGCAGGAGAAGATAAATCCTCAGCGGAAAAAAGTTAATAGTAATAGCCGCTATACAAATACTATAATTATACTATGGTTCGAGAGGAGTAAAACCAAAGCGTGAATCACTCCGGCGGTCACAGTAGGAAGTTTTCAAGTACTACCGCGTCAGGGAGTTTGTGTCCATTAACACATAGCCCGAAAAGATACAGAATCCGAGAATATGTCAGGAGTAGTTATGAGATGCTCCATAGCCGCAACAACGGTGAGATACTCAAAAGGTAGGATAATAGCCCATACTGGTGAAAAAGGTAGGGAAAGTGGGAGAGGGTGAATAGCCCACGCAAATAATATGAGAACCGGCTGGCGATATTAAATGTGAAGAACCCTTGATTTAGGAGCTACAAGAAGATACCCTAGTCATAAATTAATTCAAATCGGAGAGATATAGTTGGTAGAATAAACAAATAAAACTACTTAGTAACAATATCCATAATCTCCAAAATAGGAACGAAATCCTAATGCTCGTATGCACTATCAAGATGTGATTCAAAAAGGAGTATAAACACGATGCTGAAACAAGGGCAATACGGCTCTTGGACTAATCCCTTTGGAAAGGAACGTCGAAACATATATTTATATTAAGGACTGACGAACGTCCTCCAGCGGGCTCCAAACTCGCTTAACAAAAGCGCAAGTATGCGTTCAGAAAGAGAAAATACGGGTGCTAACTTCTAGTGTTCTAATGGAGAGAATCTGTCTCGTCTACTCGTAAAAGCTTGTAGATAGCCGTTATATGAAGGGAAGTAAATACTGATACTAATGAAGGATAACCGTGTTATGGTACATACTTATGCAAAGTAAGGATATGAAAGCTGGAAACGCAATGATCCAGATTGTAGAACTACGTGTAGTTTTACTCTGATTGATTATCGTGGAGCAGGAGCCAATCCTGTGCATTATCGTAAATAGTGTGCTGCAAAAGAACTTACGTATGAGGGATGAAGCTATATGAGATTGATAGCATTCTTTCAAGTCTAAAGTGACTCACGTGCTTAGTCGTTCGTGTGAGTATAAATGAATGAGGAATGACTGAACCCAGAGTGTTCAGGCGGTTTGAGGGCGCTATAACCCTGATTCTAGTTGTCACATACCTTTAGCAAGTATGATATGGCATAAAATAATAAGCAAGGAGAGTCTTGGTACTCCTATTAAAAAACAGCAGAGCTTATACCTTTCAAGATATGAAAAGGTGTACTATTAGATTATCACACTCATTCCAGAGTAGGAGATATTAGTAGTAGTCAAAAACAACAAGTTAACAAGTAAGAGCCAAGCTGCTCCAGCTTAGAACCCTGGAACCAGAGAGGTAAGATTGTGAACAGATGATGTTACTCTACTGCATCTGAAAGTTAATGCCGAATAGAACTGGCCTAGTTAAATCTGTTCTAAGAGATAGTTAATATATTATTAATCGACGCATAGTGAAGGAAGGCTATGGTCACAAATAATTAAGGAAGTTCAATGATAGTACAGAAGTGGCAAATTATCAGTTGTAAGATAGACCGCATGGAGTACGAGTCACCCTTAGACTGCCAACCGTTACGCTGACATTAGACACTCCTAAAACATTTACAGCAAATAAATGTGTAAAGAGAACGCTGAATCGTTAATAACCTACAGCCAATCACCCTGTCTCGGTAGATTAAAGGGCTAAGTACATTTTGACCTAATAGCAAGAGCAATTAGGCAGTAAGGAAACGATGAAGGGTGGAAATCCCAGTATTCGCGCAGTATAAACAACAAATCCGAGAGGTACAAGTGGGCCATGCTTCAAGCAATGGGCTTGTGAGTTTTAGTAATGTTTAGATAAAACGACCTTCAATCGCATAGATTGTCGTAATTTCCGGAAATACTAATAGGCTGAAAAGATGCCATTGACTTAGTTTTCTATATTGCATCCAATCGCGATATAGGATTACGGTGATAGGTGCGCTAAGCATCGAAAGAGTTGAATCTTAGCCGTCGACACGGGACGATAAACATTTATCAATCTTTGTCATATTTTATCAGAGATTTTATCAGATGATATTTTCAAATAAATTGACATTTATTCTATTAAAGCTTAGTAGATTATGTGATTGAATTCACCACTACCATTACTGTAGTGCTAAGAAATAATCGAACGGTAGAGAGCATTAAAACGAATATTAACTTAAAAAACATTAAAATGATCCGTATGGTATATCAAGTACGGAATCAAGAAGGGAAACATTTTTATGGACAATATTAATCAGAACGGCAACCCCGTAGTTGGAACTATGGCTGCACAGATTCTTGCCCAGAACCGGCAAATCGCTCAGAAGTATTACGGACCTTTGTTCGGTAAGCAAGTGTTTACTATCGTAGCTGTTTGTCCTGATCCGAAATGGAAGGAAAACACTATGAACGGAATCAATGATTTCCGCAACGAAATTAAGGCTTATATTGTCAAAGCTATTGACATTATGAGTATCAGTATTATTGAAAAAGATTTGGATCAACGGCCGAAGATCGGTATCAATGTTGGTATTCCCGGCGTAGAACCGATGATGTTCGAAATCGCTGAACCGGATTTCAGTAAAGCAACTCGTGAAACAGTCACTGAAGCTATTGACCGGCTTAGTAAGCCAGGTAGCAAACCGATGTTCTTCTCTGCTGAAGACTTGCCGAACCTTGACAAGCTCGTAGAGATCGCGAACAACGGTAGTATCAATACGTACGAGGAAATGGCTCGTAAGTGTATGATGCTCGCTAAGACTGTTCGTGGATATTCAGAAAACAACCGACGGATCTACACTAACTATATGCGCGAATGCGGTATCAGCAGTGCAGAACTTGAGGTAAACGTTCACATTGAAAAGAGCGAATAAACATTATGATAGGAAGATTGTCACCTTCTCGGGTTGACTTCTTACGTATGCTAATCATATATGAACCATCTATTTTGGCTAAAGTAAAGGTATTGAATGGGAGACTTGAAGAGCAGCCAAAAAAGGTAGATATATTAGATAATGGACAGGTTATCTTATATTATGGTTCAGGTCCGAAATGGTTGCAACGATTCTTTAATACTCATGGATCGGTGAGTATCACGGATATCGCAATCAAAGCAGCAAGCATAATGTCTGGCTCTGGAGAAGCAAAAAATGAAGAAGCTTTCTATGGCATGATGAAAGCCATACTTAAGGAAGCTGAAGATAATAATGATCTCGACTGTATAGTAGACATCTTATTTGATAACTTACGGTGTAGTCCGAACGGGGAGTTACACTCTAAGTATATCAATGAAAAGTATTTACAAAAGTATGCAGATGAGAAAGGGCACAACCGAAAAGTTAAGATGACTGAAGGTCCTCGGGGCTTTATAGGTATTAGACTAGAAGATGGACGGGTATTACCGTGCTATCTTGGTAAAACAGTTATAATTGACGAATAAGTGTTGAACTGGACACTTGTCAATTAATCTCTTTGTTATAGTACTGAATGGGGTACTACAACAAAATAGAGACTGCTGAACTGGGCAGTTTCAATCCCATGCATTAGCTTAGTGATTAGAGCGCTCTTTAGAGAGACGGGAGTTTGATCCTCTCATGCATGACTAACTAGTAGACGTAATTTGGTTGAGTATTAACTTAAAAAAACAAATCACTTGAATATGAAATCAATTACATCTAAATATGCAAAAGAACGTATTTACAATCTTAGTAAAGATATAACTAAGTATTGGCACATAATACAGATTGAAAACGTTATTTCTAAGGAAGCAAAGCGAAACTATGATCTTAAAGTATTACTTACTAAGATCCAAGAGATGGCTGAAGAACGTTTCCTTATGAAGTTGTATCTACAGTGTATTAACATGGGATACAAGAAGTTTTCAGAATTGTCTAATGATAATAATTACATTACGATATTTTCACTTTCAGAGAAACAAGAACAATTAAACCATTTAAATCGAATTAAAACAATTGATCCGAAGCTTAAACGTGCTAAGGGTAAGAAAGCGCTCAATAATACAGAAGAGCTTACTTCTGCCTTTATTGGTACGTTGAAGAATAAGCTTCAGCTAGAGATCAATAAATTAACAAAAGATTTAGTAGATTTCAACGAAAAAGCAGAACTAGATATAGAGTCTGCACCAATTTGCCTAGCGGCATAATAAATGTGAGCCTTCGGGCTCACTAGTATTAACTATTAAACATTATCAAGATGAAAAAGCAGAAAGTACAACATAAGAGAACTGGAGTAAAATTATCCAGAACTAACCGTTCTAAACTACGTCGTTCAAAGAAGACAGAAGTAGTATTTAGAAGTCCGGGTCCGTCACCCTTTATTACTAAAGGAGAAGATGGGAAAGTCAGTATTACTAATATCGTTGGAAAAGTTAGCCAGAAGAGCTACACAACAGATATAGGTAAAAATGCAAGACAAGAGAATAAAACAGCTAAACAAGCTAAGAAAGATCGTATTAAACAGATCTTAGCTAGTGCTGGCTTCGATCCTACTATTAAGTATACAAGAAAAGAGAAGAAGAAATTCACTCGTACTGTAAAAAAGAATCTATTTGCTAAGAAAGAAGTTGTAATTCCTTCCGAAGAGGAAGTGAATAAACGTAAATTTAAATACGTAATTCAACGAAAGAGACCTGAAAAGATTGTACCAGCAGTAGTACAAACTATAGAAGATCACAGAGTATACGATTTCAAGACCGACTATTTTGAAGCTACTTCTAAAGAAGACGCTTTCAAATTAGCAGTAAAAGAAGCTAAGAAATTTGAAAAGGATTCCTCTTTTACTGGTGTTACCGTTTATGATATGGAAGGAGACAATAGTATAACTTATTATACTAGGTCAAAGCTGCTTGCAGCATAGTTATTAACTATTAATATTATCAAGATATGATGGACAAGAATAATAAGCAATATAAAATAGCTCGTAGCAAAAAGAGAATTGAGTTAAGAAACATCTGGAAAGCCGACAGAAGAAGTTTGCAAGGATGCAAGATGTTAATATCTGCTGAAGAAGCTGAAGCTCGCGAAAAAGCAGGAAAGAAACCTATCGTTCCTAAGAAATGGAAAGAAGAAAGAAATGCTAGAATTCGTGAAGCTCGTGAGCGATCTGCAAAGATTGACTTTCAACCTAAAGACTTTTACTGTGATGAGCTGAAAGAACGCAGAAAAGCAAAGAAAGCTCATAGAAAGGCTCTCATACTCAAAGCGAAAGAAGCTATGCTTACTAAAGCAATTAAGCATGGATTAAAGCATAAAGACATAGATGCTATTAAGCATACTATTGTGCTTACAGCTAAGCTTGACAGAGCAATAGCTAGAAAACAGAGTAAAGAAGACAAGGCTAAGTATAAAGCTTCCCTTGTAGAGTTTAAGACCAAGTATGTTCGTACATACAAGGTAGGAAACACTAGATGTCCTGAAAAAGGAACTGGGCGTCACAAGAAGAATAGAGGTTTTGCACGCAATAGCACAGCAAAAATCTATTCAATGAAACAGGCTAAGCAGGCCGCCTAAACTTTGCCTGCGAATTAAATTTTTCATAATTAAAAAAATGTAATCATGCGGTAATACGCTGGAACCCCTGTAGTTTAAATGGCTAAAATTCCTAAATGTCGGTTCGAGTCCGACCAGGGGAACAAACTTAACACCATTAACTATGATTATACGAGATAAGATTGTTTATGTATATGATATTGAGGTATTCCCCAATGTCTTTCATTGTACTGTAAAAAATACAGAAACAGGTGAGTTACATAAATTTGAAATATCTTGCAGAAGCAATCAATTAGATGAGCTCGTAGAGTTCTTTCATACTATAAATACAAATCATACATTCGGAGATCTTTATACTACAGATATTCAGTTTAATACTGATAAACTATTCTGTGGATATAATAATCTTCATTATGATAATGCTATTATAAACTATATAATAGATTATTATAATACTATGAAATACAAAGGTTATAGAACTATATGTAGGTCTATATTTAACCTAAGTAAAGTAATCACTGATTCAAGTGAAGATGATATCAACGCTTGGAAGAAGTGGAAATATATGGTTTGTTTCGATTCTTTTGATTTACTTACTATGTTATATAGTAATAAGTTAAGAGTAGGTTTGAAAGAGATTCAAGTAACAATGCAGTACAAAAATGTACAGGAATTTGTTACAGACTGGCAGGCTGATTTGCCTGAAAGTCAAATAGACTCAATGATTGAGTATAATATTAATGATGTTAATTCTACTGAAGAGTTACTCAATAGATGCAAAAAAGATATTGATCTTAGGATCGCTATCGAAGACGAATACGGAGTAAGAGTACTTAGTAAAGATGGTGTAAACATTGGTATGAAGATCCTAACCCAGAAGTATCTGGAAAAGACAGGACAAACATGGTGGGATATTAAAGATTTAAGATCTCCTATGTCTGTAATACCGTTAAATGCTGTTATATTACCATTTATTAAGTACGATAGTCCTGTACTTCAAAAAGTACTAGCTGATATGAAAAGTCAGATAGTATCTCCTGGAAGAAAAGGATATGAAAACAAATTCGTATTTGAAGGATTACAGTATTCTGTAGGAGTTGGTGGCATTCATTCAGTGAATAAGCCAGAAATAATAATTCCGAAAGAAGACGAGTTGCTCATTGATATAGATGTTGCATCTCTATATCCAAGTATGCTAATAGAATATGAATTCTATCCTAAACACTTAGGTCCTGAATTCCTAGAAGTATATAAGCAGATTAAAGATGAGCGTATCGAAGCAAAACACAATGGCAATAAGGTTAAGAATGAAACCTTAAAGCTAGCTCTTAATGGTTTATCAGGTAACTTACAGAATGAACATAATTTCTGTTATAGTCCATTTGCTGTAATGCAAATTAGAATAAATGGACAGTTACTATTACTAATGCTAGCAGAGAAACTTACCCAACTAGGATGTCGAATCGTCCAGGCAAATACTGATGGTTTATTCGTCTTACTTAAGAAAGATGTATATTCTAAAGTAAACAAAGTTTGTCGTGATTGGGAACAACTTACTAAGCTAACACTTGAGGAAGAACGTTTCAAAGCCATGTATCAATATGCTATAAATGACTATTTCGCTATTGCTGAAGATGATTCAGTAAAAGAGAAAGGTATGTTTATTACTACTGTAAAATTAGGAAAAGGTCTAACTCCGAAGATCATACCGAAAGCAGTAATAAACTTTTTTAAGAACGGAGTGCCAGTAGAGGAAACTATAAAAGGTTGCCAAGATATTAGAGACTTTCTAATGTCTGAAAAGACTGGTAAACAATGGCATGTTGAGTATAATAATAAAGAACAACAGAGAACTAATCGTTTCTATGCAAGTACTAATGGTGCTTACTTATGGAAATGGAAACCAACAGGTTATAAAGAGGGTGAAATCGTTGAATACGATGTACCTTATGTAGGCACACAAAGATATACAGCCAAAGAAAGGCAGTATCAGAATATGCTTACTGCATCTGGTGTTACTTTATTAAATTACTTAGATGATAAACCAATAGAAGAGAGAAAGATTAATTATAGGTATTACATTATGGAAGCCTATAAGATAATCAGAGAACTGAAACCGTTACAAATGAGCCTATGGGATTAACAGAGGCTTTATCAGATAATTTCAGAAACCGTAAGCTCATATAATATATGAGACTATGATTTTAGAAATAGACACCTCAATCCTTGACAGGATTGAAAATTTATCTATTAATCAGCTAGTATTCCTAACACTTGTATTGAGTGATTTCAAAAACATCAATCAAGACATTCAGAAACTTCTCAGCCTAGTTAATGAAGAAGAGATACAAGAGTTAGAATCTCGTGGTTTAATCGCTACCAGCACTGTAGACGATACCACAGTCATAAAGAAAACAGCAAAACTAGAGGAACTTCTAAAAGAAGATAAATCTATGTTTGATGAATTCTATGACCTATTTCCAGTTTATGTTATAAGACCTGATGGAACTAAAGGTTTCTTAAGGGCTAATGTAAACAAATGTAGGAAAGAGTATAATCGAATAGTCGGTAAAAGCAGAGCTATGCATCAGCATATAATGAATTGTTTATCTTTCGAGATAGATAATAAAATGCTAACCGGTAAAATAGGTTATATGAAAACTATGTGGAAATGGCTCACTCAACACGAGTGGGAAACCTACGAGGAGCAAATGAAAGTAGAGGAACCTGTAATTAGTAATAGTTATGGAACAGAACTCTACTAATACACTTACTTTCCGTCATATCTCTACTGCTGCTAATGAAGCAGTAGAGTATATCAGAGAGAGAAAGAATCATCAGATTCAATCTCTTAAGACAAGATGGAATAAGTTCAATACACATTGTATGGGTGGTATTGAACCGAATACGATATATACTATAGTAGGTATATCAGGTAGTGGTAAATCATCATTTGTTAATACGTTAGAAACTGATTTGATAGACCTAAATCCAGATCAGGATGTCGTCGTGCTTAACTTCTCATTTGAGATGTTAAGTTCAAGGCAGGTAGGTAGAAAATTAAGTAGTAAGTTAAGGCAAACTACTGCACAGCTATACAGCGCTAATGGAGATCTTGCAGATGAAACATTAGCAGAAGTTGAGAAAGCATCTCAACAGATAAAATCATACCAGATATATTATGTAGATACACCTGGGACGGTTGGAGAAATAGCTTCTACTATTGATTACTTCTATGAGAATTATGCTAAGGATAAGAAATTTATTATTATCCTAGACCATACCTTGCTTGTAGAAGGTCAAGAATCTGCACTGAAAGTGATTTCGGATTTACAGAAACTGTTTATTAGGGTTAAAAAGTACCCTAATACTACTATAATCCAGTTATCACAGATGAACCGAAACATTGAGGCTCCTGATAGGATTAACAATCCATCTATGCATTATCCAATGCGTAGTGATATTTCTTCTGCGGATACTATATTTCACGCGTCAGATTACGTTATCTGTATTCACAGACCAGAATTGCTCAATATACAGCAGTATGGACCAAATCGTCTACTAGTTAAGAATAAGGTATATCTCCACATCTTAAAGAATAGAGATGCTGGAGAATGTGCAATTCTAGAGTTTGACAATGATTTAAAATACAATAATTTAATTGAAACGCTAAAGAATACGGAACCTGCAAAGAAGATTTCGTTTTAGTAATAACAATTAAAGGCTGAAAATTATGATTACAAAATATTCATTTACATTACCGAAGAAAAACAATACTAGTGCTTTTAACAACAAGAACATTCTTGCTGATAAAATATTGAACGCTTATCCTTGGCTGGGTAAAAAGAAAGAAGACAAAGAGATCTTTGATTACTATTATCTAGATACAATTTCTTGCCCTGCTGGAACAAAATGTCCGTTTAATATTAGCGACTTGGAGGATGAGTTCTTCAAATTCATGAGCGCTCTTAGTGTAACAGCTAAAGACTATGACTTTGAAGACGAGTTCGGTACTCCGATTCGTATCTTCGATAATTTCGTTCAGATTGGCTACGATGTAATTCCTATTACACCGGGTTCTCTGAATCACCTAAAACCGAAAACAAAGAAAACCATTATCGACATCACAATTAAGTTGAAGAATAGTGGTTTGTTCTAAATAAGATATTAAGATTCCGTACTTATCAGAATTTGTCAGAGTTTACCAGAAACGCGGAATACAAGAAATAAATTAGCTTTATGATTGTATTACCAAAAGAAAAAACCGAAGCAAAGGTATGTAATCCTAAGTTTGCCGTTTTCTATGGAAAGCCTAAGGCAGGTAAATCCTGTCTTATGGCAGCCCTAGAGAACAATCTGATTATCGACCTGGAAAACGGTTACCAGGCTTTATCTGCTTTAGTTATTCAAGCAAGATCTGTAAAGGATTTTGGAGATATTGTTACAGCAATTAAAGAAGAGATTAGTCGTACGGGTAAGAAACCGTATAAGTATATTACTATAGATAATGCAACTCGACTAGAGGAGATATGTATGGGTTATGCCATACAGCTTTATAAAAGTACGAATCAAGGAAAAAATTATCAAGGAACAGACATTCGTACTCTACCTAATGGTAGTGGCTATATGTGGCTTAGAATGGCTGTGAAGAAGGTAATCGACTTGTTCAGAGATCTAAGTGATCATCTTATATTGATTGCTCATACGAGAGATAAACAGATAAATGTAGAAGGACAAGAAATGTCAGAAATGACACTTGATCTTACTGGTAGATTAGGAGACATTATCTGTGGTGAAGCAGATGCTATTGGATATGTCTATCGTAAGAAAAACGAAACTATCATTTCATTTGAAGGTGGTAGTAACATAGTAAGAGAAGCAAGAGCACCACATCTAAGAGGTAAGAACATAGTCGTTGCTGAAAGTGACGAAGATAACAATATTACGTTCCATATGGATCGTATTTTCTTACCTGAAGAATAACATACAAAACAAAGAAATTATGATTTACAGTACAGAATTAGCAAGCAAGATAGTAATAACAGATAGTAACAAGAATAGCAAGTTTCTCGAAGCTGGTATACACGATAATGTGAAATTCACTGGTGCGAGAGCTGCGACCTCTCCTACTGGTAAAAACTTTATGGAGCTCCGTTTTGAAAAAGACGGAAAGGAATTGTTACATACTGAATGGGAACCAAACATTAAACCTGAAGAGACTGAAGAACAAAGTCAAAGTAAGATTACTAATCAGGTAACACGTATTATGCGTGTACTGAAATGTTTCTATCCAAAAGAATTGATTAACTTCAATGGTAATAGCTATAAGGAGTTCTCCGATTGGGCTATTGCTATGCTAAATGCTGCTAATAAGAATATCTTGTTGAAATTGAAGGTTACTTATAATGAGAAAGGTTACACAACCTTACCTTCATATGTTTCTTATGCAGTAATTGAACCTATGGATATTCCAGAAGGGTTCTATGATAAAGAGACAAATCCAGAAAATAAAAGTATGATTACGAAACTCTCTATCGACATGTTTACTAAACCAGTAATTGCCGATAAAGAGACTAAAGTAGATGAATTGTCTGTAGGTAATGATCCAGCAGACGATCTGCCGTTCTAATCGTACTTAAAACAGCTGCCACCTAGGGCTTAAGCTAGGAATACGTGAGTACAAGTAGAGTCTAACGAAAGTACTCACGTTTGATAAGTTGGGATAGTATAACACGATAGGGGCGCCCTTATCTAGGTCTAATACAGTAGCTTGTAGGAGAAGTTACAGATGTCAGTTCGAATCTGACTCCCTTCACAAATAATTATATATCATGGTTTACGATACAAGTAAAGTAAAAGACAATTTTGGTATTACTCTAGAATGGATATTAGCTAGAGTAACAGAATATGATATATATGCTGCGTATATAGGTAATTTTAAAGTAGGCATGATCTATAACTCTCCTTTAAGGAAAGATAAAACACCATCATTTGGTTGTTTTTATAGTAGGAAGACTAAGCAATTACTCTTCAAAGATCATGGCACTGGAGAATGTGGTAATGTAATAAAGTTCATAGAGCTTTACACAGGCATTACTAACTATTCAGATATACTTAAAGATATAGTAAGTAGACTTAAGATTACTAATGATACGCAATTAGTTAGCTCTAAGCAACACATACCGTCAACTGAAACAGTAATTGGTGTTGTACGTCAGGAATTCACTGAAACTGATATCAATTACTGGAAGCAGTTTAATATTACGGTAGAAACTCTAAAAAAATTTGGAGTAAGTAGTATAAAGTACTACCTATGTAATGGCATAGTAAAAAGCATTTATAAAGAAGATAATCCAATGTATGCTTATAAGGTTTATAATCATTTTAAGATATATAAACCTTTAGCAGATAAATATACAAAGTGGCGTAATAACCTTACTGAATATGATATTCAAGGTTATAAGCAACTACCAAAGAAAGGTGATATCCTAATAATTACTAAGAGTATGAAGGATGTCATGTGTCTATATGAAATGGGAATACCTGCCATTTCACCTTCATCTGAATCAACATTTATTCCGAATGATGTCTTAGAGCACCTAAAGAAGCGCTTTAAACGTATTATTATAATGTTTGATAGAGATGAAGCTGGAGTGAAATATCTCCGTAAAATGAGCCAAAAAACAGGCTTAGAAGGTATGCTAGTCCATAAAAGATTTAAAGCAAAAGATATATCTGATGCTATTAAAGCTAATGGATTTGAAAAAGTAAAGAACTGGTTAACAAAACAATTATAGCATGAAGTTATCTAAACTTATCGAACTTCTTGAAAATTATAGAGAAGAATTTCAAAATAATCGTTTCTTAGAAGAAGATGAAAAGGACCCAGATGTCGTGATTCGTCAAGATATGTGGGAAGAGAAAGATATTATCGACTGGTGCACTACATGTAGTAGTGAACGGGACGACATGTATATAGCATTACTTACTTTTTCAGAAGAAGAATATTATAAGCGCATCGAAGATGACTTACGTAAAACTCCTTTTTATAAGAAGTTATGGTGGAAAATAGATAATATAATATTTTATATTAAAGAATTCTTTTATGAAAAAATAGAAGACTGGAAAAGTAAGAAACGCAACTCCTAATGAATACGATGGAATAAAATTCCGAAGTAAACTGGAAACTTATACATATAAAAAGCTGAAAGAAGCAAAGATCTAGGCAGACTATGAGCAGCACAGATACGAACTTCTTCCAGCTTTTACTTTTGGAAACAAAAGATACAGACCGATGACCTATTTACCAGACTTTGTTGGTAAAGGTTTCGTGATTGAATGTAAAGGCTTCCCTAATGAGGCGTGGCCTTTGCGTGAAAAGTTATTTAACTATTATTTGTACACACATGAACCTAAAACAGCGTTCTATGTTGTACATACGTAGAAACAAGTCGATGAGTTAATCGACAAACTAAAAACATAAAAACAGAAGTTATGGCAGAATTTATTAAAGTAGGTAATGAGATCACAGTTAAACCAAAGTTAGAAGGATTAGCATATGAACTTATTAAAGGTAAAGTATATGATCTGAAGTACAATCGTATGGAAGGAAAATCTTATTTAGTAGAAAATGGTGATTTGAATATGCCAAAGAAACTGTATAAGCTAGATGAGGATAATAACTTTATTAACCGTGTGCTTACTTATTTCAATTCTGAAAGTTCTAACCAAACAACAGGTGTATTACTTGCTGGTACTAAAGGTACAGGCAAAACAATGCTCTCTAAACGTATTGCCTTAGAAAGTAATCTACCTATTATTGTTGTTGCAACTGACTATCCTGCTGATAAACTAAGTGCGTTCTTCAAAAACTTTACTACTCCTGTAGTAATCATGTTTGATGAGATTGAGAAGAACGATTATTGGTGGGAAACTAAGGATCTATTAGGATTCTTAGATGGAGTAGAGTCAACAGCAAAGAAACTTGTATTAATGACTTGTAATAGAGCAGAAAAGATAGACGAAAACTTCTTCGATAGATGCTCACGTGTTCGTTATTTCAAACAGTATGAAGCTAATTCTAACTCGGTATTTGTACGCTATATGGCAGAAGATAAGGGAGTTAAGAATATAGATGAAGTTGTGAACTTCATTAACGAATATATGAAAGTAAAATCATTTGATAATATTTCTGCATTCTTAGATGAAGTTGTTCTCTTTGAAGACATGCCTTTAACTCAAATAGTTAAAGATATGAATATTTCTACTGAAAAAATAAAAGAAGAGAACAAAGTATCTACTCAGGATGATACACAGTCATCTGATATGGATGAAGTATGTATCGAAATAATGGAGAATAAGATTTTGAATCCACTTTAATTATGATTTTATTTCTAATGATAGTCATATACAAGATGTCTAAACATATCCGTCAGGATATAGAAGACGAGATCCCATGGAATACAAACATGGAAGTTGAAACCGATTTATATTTAGCAGCATGAAAATAGAGATTCCGTATTATGAAGATAACACGCGAATATCAAATTCAGCAATCGGGTGGTTCTTAAAGAAAGGACCGCGATACCTCAAGGATATGCTTGATGGTAAAGAAGAAGGTATTAGTGGTAAGTATCTTGATAAGGGAACTATGATTCACATGTATCTACTTCAACCTGAAGAGTTTTGGGAGAATTATATGATAATTGATTATGAGAAACCCAAGACAACTCAACAGTTAGCTTTCTGTGAAGCTTACTTCAATTCTACTGAAATACTAGAAGAAGATAAACTTATAAATGCGTACAAAGCATCTTACTCTGGCAATAATATGTCAAAAGATGCTATACTGAAAAAAGCAAAAGAATTACAACTCAAATTTGCTGAATACATTGAGTTCTTAGATAAGAATCAAACGTATAAGATTATATCATTCGCAGATCTTACAATGCTAAAACGCATTAAAGAGAATATATATAATCACATTAAAGCAAAAGAGTTGCTTGAAAACCAGCCTGGTATTGAATGCCATAATGAATTTCATATCAACTGGGAAGCCGAGAAACAACAGGTCATGTGTAAATCACTGCTAGATAGAGTTAAAATTGATCATGCAGAACGTAAAATTGTACTCATTGACCTGAAAACAACTGCTGATGTCTATAACTTCAAACACTCTGTAGAAGAGTATGATTATTATAGACAAATAGCCTTCTATATACTTGCTCTTACTTGGTATATGAAAGAGGAAGGTTACGATATAGAAGACTATGATCTTGAAGCGTATATCATTGCTATCCAAAGTAATGGTAATAATGAGATACGCGTATTTAACATGTTAAACGAACAAGAGTTATTGGCCCGTAAAGACCTAATATCAGAAGCGTTGACAGAAATATCATATCATTATCAGACAGGAAATTGGGACCATACTCGTGAATATTACGAGAATAATGGAACTGAAGAACTTAAATGAAGCAACAGCTTGTTTGTTGCACTTAGTGATAGACAATAAGAAGTTAGTAAACGAAAATCTTGTAAATGTATATACAGATTATCCAGATGAACCTTATTTCTGTGATAACTTATTTGTAATGTATAGAGAAACAACAATAAAAGCATTGTTGAATCTTCAATACGAGCTAAGAAAGAATAAGTATTTTCATAGTCTACGTCAGATTCGAATAAATGACCAGTGGTATGAAATAGCTGTATTTACTTTACCTAAAGAAATTAAAACTCGTAGAGATATACTAATCAGCGGTGGACCCGCAGAACTAAGTAAATCCGAAATGAGTAAGACACTTGAGCTATTTAATGGTATTCGTACTAATTTGCCAAGTGTATTGTTTACTAATGAATTTCACGAAATAAAATCCGTCATCCCTTTTGGTGATGTTATCGAAGATCCCTTCGAAGACATGCCAGAAGAGTGCTAACCTCCAAGGCACTTCAAACGATAAAGGCTACTAGAAATAGTAGCCTTTATTTTTATTTGTATAATTGTTCGTAATACTTTCGTTTGATTGCCGGATCTTGAATCTCTTTAACATTCTTAAATGGAGTCATTTTCCATAACCATCTTTCTAATTTAGTATCACCTTTATAGGCTCCATACTTAATTTTCTTATTATTAATAGCAACTTCCCACATTTCGCTAAGTGATAAAAGATTAGTGAACGGATTCATTATATCAAATATAGAACTTACTGAAGTAATAGTATTAAGTAAGTCTAGAGGATTATATTGATTACCGTACTCAAATCCAGTTCTAGTTACTAGAAGAGCTAAGAAATTCTTAACCCAATTATCTCGATCATCATCAGCAGCTTCAACTAATAGAGGTTTAACTACAAATGATAATAGAGCAATCATAGTCATTTCGTAACCAAACTGTCTAATATTCCCTATATCAGATGCATCTAGTTGTTTACGACTATTCCAATCTTTTATTAACATAGGTACTACTCTACCTATAGTTCTTAATAAAGCTTCACGTTCCATACCTAAATTATAATCATACTATTTTTTCATAGTGATTCTCTCACTAATAATATTTGGTATATAGTTACGGAACATCATTATAAGTGAACCAAAAGCATTAGAAGCAAATTGTGCTTTCTATTCTTCTGTTAACTGTCCATCAGCTGTAGCAGAAAGAGCTCTAGCACTATTACTAATTTCATTCTATACTTCAGCAAAAGCTTTAGCCTATGCTTTATCTCTAATTACAATATTTCCATTTTCTATTTCAATTATATCATAAGTACTCTATAGAGTTCTCCAGATATTTTTTGCATCTTCTTTGTTAGAGAATAACTAATTGAACTATTGACTATTATAGAATCTTCCATTGTAGTATCTATAGTTATTCATAATCGAATTTAGTATAGTACCTTTGATTACAAAATCAGAAAATGAAAAAATTCCGAACGCCCAGTTCCTACTTATCGTGTTTATTATACCAATTCTATTAGAGTTTCTAAAAGCATTCTAGAATTCTGTGCCTATTTCGAATCTCTGCATCAATGCCACATACTTGTTGTTAGTGGTAGTATCTTTTGCATACTATACTATACCAAACAAGTTACTTACCATATTGAAATATGCCTTGGAAAAAGAAGAAAAATCGAAATATCTACCATTAGCGGCCATACCTAGCTGAGCCAAAAAAGCTGTAGCCATACCTGTAGCTCCAACAGCTAAGTTGAGACCTAATCCAAGTAATTGACCATAGTTCTTAATACTGTGGATTACTTTAGAGAAGTTTACTTCTTTACCTGCTAATCCAAAGAATTTACCTATCTTACTATCCTCTGCAAATTTCTTAAGTATAGATTTAGATTCTTCTCCATATAATTGCATATCCATAAACCTACTTATAAACTTATAAGTATTAGTATCAGCACCTACTTTCTTATCACTCTGCTTAAATATCTTTCTTTTGAGAGCATCTAATCCTATAGGTTTTCCAGTATATGCACGATTAGCCATCTACATCTTTATTACTTCTAGGTCTGGTTGTATCTCTGTCTTATTCTTGAAGTTTTCAGCCATCTTGAAGTAAGCTATAACAGAACCAACTAAGTCATTTGTAATCTTATTAGGATCGTCTAACTTGTTTATATAATAAGTAGGAATCATTCTCTAAGCAGATCCATCTGGTCTACTTGTAGGAGCATCAACGTAACCTACATCATCTACGTCTTTTACTATACCTTGTCTGGTATATTGTAAGAATCCTTTTATAATACCATCTCCTTTAGCATATTGATACATACTACCACTCATTTGTGGTAACTTATATGGATTATTTCTGGTCAAGAAAGTAAGTTTATCATTAGATGTTTCCATACCATTGAGTAACTCTTTATATAAGTTCCACAGAGGTATATTTCTAGTAGCTACTTCATTACCGTTCTTATCCTTCTTTACTTTAAATAAATTATCATACTCTTTATTCTTGTAAAGAGATTCTTTAGGTTGATAGTACTCGTCAATATTTACATCGAATTTACTATTGAAATACTCTGAATTAGGATCTATTTCACTAAACTCTCTAGTAGGTGCTTCATAATTTATAAGTCTTTCGTCCTTTGGAACTATCTTAGTATAGTACCATTTTGGAACTATTACTTCTTTTTCACCTATATAGTACTTGATATGGTGCTGATTCTCCCATAGTTCATAGAACTCTATACCTCTGTTTATAGCTGCCTACTTATCTCTTTTATATTGTTCAGTAGGAACTGATTCTGCAATATCTTCGAATTTAAGTCCTTCTATAGACTCTTCTTCTTTCTTAGATTTGGATTTACGAGCGTTCTTCCTCTCTTTACGCATTTCTCTATCCAGACTATTTAGAGTATGCAGCAGAGTAGATGACATATACTGTACATCAATACCTCCAGTATACTCATTTCTATACGGTTTAGTAAGCTCTTCCCTTATCTTCTTTAACTCAATATACCTATCCCCGTATTCTTTCTTCTCTATCTAAGATAGTTGTTTATAGAATTCATCACTAATCTATACTCTGGTATATCTCTTTTTCCATGCTTCATACTGTTCTGGAGTAAGATTTTCCTTTGCTTCGCGTTTAGCTTCGTTGAACTTCTCTTCATTGGTAACATAATGCATTCCTTCATGAAGCATTTTATTCAATTCAGTAAGTTCCTCTGCTATCTACTTATCTAAATCAGTCTTAGGAGTACCATCTTCATAATACATGGACATCAACTGCTTCTTCTGTATATTATAGTTCTCATATTGTGCCCATTGTTTAGCATCTAGATTCTCAAGATGTACTTTTCCTCTACTATCTCTTACATCATCTAGTAGTTTGTATATCTTAAATTGTATTGCGTCTCGTGCATCTCTGGCTTCTTGACTAAGTGAGTTAAATGCATCATAATATTTCTTAGTATATCTACGTTCGCAATGCTTACTTAACCAATCGTTCATCTCCTTATTGAAAGCAGTTCTAGCTTCCTTCTCTAAAGGCATGTTCTATCCTTCCGGAACATTATACTTAGTTTTTAAGCGTTTGCGTTCTTTCTCAAGATTATTAAGAAACTCTCCATACTTTCTGTCTCTAATAAAGTAACCAGTTTTTTTACCATCTGAATCATATTCAAATAGTCTCATTTGATCTCCTAGAGATATTTGTTTCTATAGACGTAACAACTTGTTACCGAACTTATGAGTAGCGAAACGAGTCTTATTATTAGTGTTTGCTATCATATCGAACATAACTCTAGCAGCCTTATCGTTCATTTTATCTCCAGACCCTATCCATCTCATTAGAGAACTAACGTCATTTTCAGTAGTAATAAGATCTTCTCCTACATACTATTCCAGTTCTGTTCTGCTTTGTTCATCCTTGATACCATACTTTAACATAGTCTTCTATGCTAAGTCTGTAGTAAGTTCGATAAGTCCTTGCCTAGCTGCTGCAAATTGAGTACGCATATTGGATATCATAGTCTTCATCTGATCGAAACTCTATGCTCCAAGTATGTCTTTATAAATGTCAGAATCAAATACATTTCTAGCAATTTCCTCTAGCACGTTATTATACATACCAAAATAATCCTATTGAAGTTGTATTAGTGCTAGATTACTAAATCCACTATCTCTACCTTCTCTAAGATTCTTTTGAGCAGTAAGTATGGCATTAACTGGACGAGTCATAGTTCTTTTTATATCCGATAAACAGTATACTATGGTCTGTAATGAGTCGATATTCGGATTCTTGAGGGCAGATAGCTATTGCTCTAAAGGAACTAATAAAGCAGTCTTGTTAGCTATCTTACGATTCTAAATAGACTTAATACGTGCTTGTACAGCATTAGTTATTAGTTGTCTTAACGTATCTAATGTCTTATCAAAATCATATCGTTCAGCTCTAAATTTCTTCATAGCTTCATCTATTTGAGACATAGATTGTTGCTGAAGTGGAGAGTCTTGTTTATCAAATATGTTTAAGGATTCCTTACTAACAATAGGTTCTCCTTCTACATAAGAGAATTTGTCAGACTTCTCTCCTTCTATCCAATTACCATATCTCTCTATAAATGAATTGGTGTATATTTTAGCTTTATCCTGTATTGCAGCTTGTCTATTATCATTATTATATTCTAATAGTCTAGCGAATAGTACAGAAGGCTCCCCATTCGGAGCCTTATCTAAACTATAACCATTATTCATGTCCCAGATAGCATATGCTTGTTTTTCTCCAAGAGCAGCTACCATCTCATCAAACTCCGCTTTAATCTGCGGATCACTTAAGTTTGGGCATATTCCTTTTGCCATAATTATTTACCTTTACAGTTATTATAAGCATCGTCTGAGAAATTATCCTCATTAAGATCATCTTCAGAAGTAAACATGTCTGATATATCTTCACCAGATGATTCTACTCCAGCATTAGGATCTTCATAAGGAACTGCTTCCATCATTGCTTCTGTCATTAGTAATTGTTGGTTTACTTTAGTCATTAAATTACCTTTATCTAACAAACCTGCTTCTGCTGCTATATCTCTATCTAACTCTTTAGTTTCCATTGCTTTAGATTTAGGTTTCTCACTCTGTTGAGTAGGCTTCTCGTCATTTACTTCTTGACTGATAATGTTATCAGCAGAATTCTCTGATAGATCTACATCTTCTGTTAATCTGTCTAATCCATGAGCATTGAACTGTTCGTTGAAATATTGACTTGGTATAAGTGATATATCTATATTTTTGCTGTCTACTCCTTTAACCCACATCTTATACTTAGATTGATCATTAAAGAAGTCATTTAAATACTTGTAGGATAACACACTTATATTATTTTCATCAAAGTCAGATAGAGAATAAGCGTCTTTATAATACTCATTTACTGTATTTGATCCGGACTGTATTCCTAATCTAGGTACAGCAGCATATATTGTCTGTCCAGCCTATCCTAGTTTTTTACCTTTCTCCTTGTCGTATACTTCAAGTCTACCTATTTTGACATATAATACAGTATTTCTCTTTCCGTAAACAGGATAATCAATAGATAAGAAATCTCTTTCGTCTTTTCTAGGTTTAGTACTGAATGACATAAGGTATGTACCTGTACCATCGGTCCACGGGGATGGAGCATATATAAACGACTTACTATTATATCTATTGGATTTAGGTTTAACTACATTCTTAACTACTTCAGAATCCTAAGCATTGTTTCTAGCAATATTTAATGCGATAGAAGGATATGAGCTTAACGTAGGTTCGTCTATAGTTTCATTAAACACATTTCCTAACCATTGTCCAGTATTCATATCACCTATAGCTTGTCTTATATTATCTGCATAACCTGAATCAACTCTAAACTGACTAGATATCAAATGTGAGAACGTATTTGGAGCCTTATTGTCATAAGATGTATAGTAAGCATACAATGCTAATCTATTTGCAAATTGTCTTACAGCTGCATCTTCACTGGACATCAAGTCACTAAAGTATGCAATTAATCTATTCTCAAAATTAGAACTGTTAGCCATAGAACTATTAAGTAAAGACATTGCATCAATACCACCTTCTGTACTGTCTGTAGCTAGAGTTGGAATTAGGTAATTTAAGAAAGCATTACTTATTGATCCATCTCCATTAAGCAAGTTATCGTATCTACCATTTATATTTCTATATATGGCATACTTAAGTTGATGTAATCTCTTAGGAACAGTTCTATTACCCATTACCATTTCCTTTAGTTCTCCCTACTCTAAATGCATAGCTGGAGTACTGTTAGCAATTCTAGCTCTAATTACACTATCTACAATGGAATCCAACTTCATGGCTAATTGTTTGTTTATTCCACTTCGTTCTCCTATCATAGAGTTTATCATATTATTAAACAAACCACCATACATATCAGTAGCTTGAATAAAATCTTGATGTAATATAAATCTAGGAATATCTACCGCATTTTTTAATTTCTTCATCAAGAAGCTATTAGAGTAATAGTTAAGCAGAGCGTTTTGATTTTCATCTTCTATTTTCACACCTTTATCATCAGTTTGATAGAATAATTCACCATCATTCCTGATAAAATCAAATACTGATTTACTATAGTTAGCCTACTGAGCTAAAGTATTACCATATTTCTTAGTATCAATTTGCGATAATCTAACTAATTTTGTTAGTCTTTCTGCATATGGTAACATGTCTTGATAGGCTGTAGCAACTAATACTTGTTGTAGATAGAAGTTTAAATCTCTATTTCCCTCTATATTAGAAGTAAGTGCTTTTTTAAGTAACTCTACATCTACTGCTCGTCTAGGAGTATCTGGGCTTCTTTCAAAATCTAATAGACCTGCCCATTCTTGATTTAATTTCTTTTTAATATTTTCATCAGATTGTGAGTCAACAAAGTTGGCAAACTCTCTCATATACTGTTTCTTTAAACCAGATAACGTATCATCTATTAACTGGCTATAAGAAACGTCTTGAGGATCTACACCATATTGACCATTCAGTTTGATAATCATGTTAGCAAAATCTTTCAAAATAGGCTGTGATAAGAAGTAGAATGTAGCTTCTCCCTTACCTGTTCTAAGCAAGAACTCAGTCATACTATAAGTAACAGAGTTAACATTCAAGTTAATGATGTAAGGATCTTTAGCAACGTCCACGTGAGCGTTAATCATGGCAGATAGCCAGTCAAGTATTCTTTCACCATCCTGAGAAGTTATATCATTTATATTACCTAAGTCGTATAAATCGGCTACTTCACCCAAATCCATTCTAAGATTCAGTGCTTGAGTAAGCGCATGATTAGTAGAAGCTAGAGCAAATGGAGCAATACCATCTTTACCACCGGTATATTCAAACTTTTTAAACAACTGATAAGAAGGAAGTAATTCATACATTGGTTTAGCTTCATTTTTGGCAGTACCCATTACTAGTGGAAGAATGTTTGATTTTACCTTTTCAGTAAGGTTATCAAGAGGAGCTTTAGTTTGATCTATGTTAGTATCGTCAGATATAGCAATACGATACATATCAATTAATCCATTCACTAATTGTTGTTCAGAGTTACTATCTATATCATCCCAATTACATTCTAAATAATTACCATCTTTATCATAGTAACCAGTAACTATATACAACTTGTCAATATCAAAGTCAGAACCAGTCATTGCAGTAAAGTCATTAGGAACTACAATAACATCACCCATAGACTCTGGAAGTACATCTGTTACTTTAAGAGATGCTGTAGATGATAAACCCTGCGTTGGAATACGATAACCTAATGCATACGGCTTAGCATTCTGACCAATTATATTCTTCTCTATTAACCATTCTCTGATAGCTGTATAACCTTGTTTTCTTACTGAAGCAGGTACTACATGTCTGAAGAAATTGGTGCTAAGCATACAGTCCATACTACCGTCTTCATTCAAAGGACTCAGATCTTTACCATCATTGAATGCTCTACCTACAAATTCTTGATCTGTTATAGTTGTATTCTTAAATCCAAAGAACGCGTGTTGGATAGCAGAACCACCCGGAGTATTGATATCAATAGCTCTCTTTCCTACTTGTGATATAATCCTACTTTCGATAAATCTTCTATTACTCTATGCTGACAGAGGAACACGCATTTGACCTGTGGATTCATCAATTTCGAAAGAAGACACCACATCTCTGGATAGTCCACTATCTTTAGCTTGACGTATTAAGAAGTTAGATAACTTTCTAGTAGATAACGTACCATCATCAGTAAATTCATCGTATATCTTCTGTGCTCCTAGATCTGATAACCTATTAATAGAGTTAAATACATTATCTATAATCTATCTACCAGTGTATTCTACTCCTTTATTTAATCCATACGGTCTACTCTTGACCAAGTTACTTAGTGCTACTTTAGCAAACTGAGTACCTAACGATCTATCAGTATGTTCGTGTGGATCTGTATTCATCTGTAATCTAAGATTACGCAAATCTTGAATATACGTAGGCAATTTAGAATTGTCAGAATCTAAACCTTCGAAGTTAGTCTCACCATTTACTATAGAAGTGGACGGTTTATTCAGATCTTCTAAGTTAAATCTACTGTTCTATGCATCTTTATATGGTTTGAATTTCTTTCTACCACCTACTTTAACCGCAGATTCAAAAGTAAGCATATCAATAGCACCTAGTTCTTCATTGTTCATACGATTGTACAGATGATAGTTATCTGCTTTTGCCATCACTCTGAACATCGGGAAGATAGCCATCTTGTCAAATACCGGTACATTCAATCCTAACTTAGTGAGTTCATGATTACCAAAGTATACCATCTTTAATGGTTTGATAAGAGTCTCTATAGCTTGTGCGTATAGTTTAGGATCTGACAACCATGATTCATCAGGACTCTCTAATAGATCAAACGCTCTTTCTACTTCTGGTGACCATTCTCCTACTGCTTGGACAATTCTCTTATACAATGCAGGTCTAATGTACACAGCAGCATCGGCTTGGTTTATCCTACCCCTACCGTTTTCATCAATACCATATGCAGCAATCTGTCTAGCTACTGAATCCTCTATAGCTTTCTTTACTTTAGCATTAAGAGTTTTCATAGTGTTGTTAATATTCTCTTTACTAACCATATTAACCAGTCGTTTCTGGTCTATATTTGGGTTAGTTCTTTGAATATGTTTCATCACTTCAGCAGCGGTAAACATCTTTTTGTACTCGTCAAACTTGATAGATCCTACCTCATTATCACTCATATGTAATACTGTAAACTTAGAGTTATTTCTAGGATCTCCGTCTCCCCAATAAGTTCTAAGGTTATCTCCAGTAGACAATACAGAACCAAGACGTTTAATTTTGTCTACAGATCTTTCTACTATTATCCATGGTTGTTTCTTATCGCGTTTCCATTTATAGTAAGCTGGATCCCCAACAAATGCTTTCTCTACTTCTATAATAGAAACCATCTAGTTAGCTACATGGTTTGCAATTAATGAATAAAGTGCAGCAGGCTTACTTCTCTTAGAAGAATCTCCATTAGGAAGTGAACGAGAACGTTCATGATAATCGTCTAGCATGTTAGATGGTATTAACAAGTTCTCATATTCACCATTGGCATACTTTTTGATTATACCTTTATCCACTAAGAAATCAAGTTCTTCCTATACCTTATCTTGTAGAGTTGCATTTATCATATCAAATAATACTTCTCTATTACTAAACAAAGTATTTTTAAGTTGTTTAAGTCTGGTTGGCATTTGATTTTGATTATTATCATAATCAAATTTTGACCAAGCATAAATCATCTGGTTCAAAGGCATGTATTTATAGTTTCCATCTTCTCCTCTCATTCTGATGGAAGAGAAGTATCTGAAATACCCTCCATTACCCATATTATCCATCTTACCATTCTTTATTTTACCGTGGTAATTATCAATAGCAAGATTAGGATTCTATTCTACTTGTGATTTATCTGCGTAATACTGTTCTATAGCATTAAATTCATCAAGGAAATAATCTGCAAATGTCTGTAGTGTATCATCAGAATAATGATACATCTGATCATCAACATATTGAACCTGTATACCCGTATCTGTCTGTCTTTCAGTTAATCTAGATTTAGACAACATATCGTGGAACAGTTTAACTCCACTAATAGAATACCATGTCTTCTTATCTGCCATAGTAGGTAATAGTATTCTATCGTTATGAGCAAGCACCATTTTAGATATATAGTCCTCTACTGGAGATATCTAGAAGTAATCTCTACTAGTTCTATTATCTTCGTTACGAACTGCAATAAAGGTACTTAAACTTAATTTAGATCCGTCTTCTAGTGCCTGCAACAGTATAGAGTGACGATTATACACAGCCTTCCTAGTTTTTGATACTTCTGAAGGATCTGTATTAAACCATCTAATTCTATCAGACATATAGTTATTCTAGGTTATTGGGTATACTGTAGTATTATTAGGACCAGTTACACTAAATTCTGATGGATTTGGGTGAGACTTACCATGAGCAATAGCCAGTTTCTATATAAAACTGTCTTCTGTTACCGGGAATGGATTATTTAGCTTTAATAGTTTTGTTTCTCCCTTAGATAATGCATCTAAGTTGCCTAATATCTGGTTACGAATATTTCCTTTACTAGAGTCATTAAGTAAAGTGTACATTTTATCGAATCCTTCAATAGTAGGTAGTTTAGGATTCATTGACTTCATACCGTATAATAAGTAGTCTATAGACTTAATATCTACGTCTATACCTATTCCGTTCAACCAGTTCACTAATTCCTCTTTTGCTGTAACACTAGCCTTGCGGATATCATCTTCTGTGAATGTAATGGCTTTGGGTCTCTTAGAAGTAAATGGAGCAGCTATTTCGTCTATCTTCTCTTTTATTAGCATAAAGTCGACATTCAAATCCTCAAGTTTGTCCTAGTCTATTTCAAACTTATTAGGATTACTCTTGTCTATCATACCGGACACATAGAATAGTTTACCCCATTGTCTAGGATATTTATTCTATAATCTAAGTAAAGAGGAATCCAGGATTCGCCATTTACCAGCTTTAGCTCTCATTGATGTTTTTACATCCAATACTAAATCCTCATCTTGTATTCTACTGTTTGCTTTTTCGAACGCTTCCTTAAATTCTATAGAAGTCATCTCGTTTTTAGCACTTTTAATAGTAGTAAGTATTTGAGTACAAGTGTTTTCATCTGGTTTATTATCTCCACTAATGTAGTTATATAGAGATTTAAAGAAAGGATCGGCATTACCAAGTCTTAAACATCTAGATTCTAGATCTTCCCATCTTTCGATATCCCATAGGTTTTCCATTATTTTATTCCAAGACACATCAAAGGATTCAGTCATATTGAGTCCAAAGATAGGATCTACTACAGGCACTAGTTCTTTATTCTTATCATATTCCATTTTAGGAATAGAGTAAAAGAATAGCTTAGCGTTGAAAGACATATTGAGCTTCTTTGAGAATTCAAAAGCAACTCTATCATATCTCTCATTATTATTCTGTCCTTCTGTATCACCATTTTTATCTACCTCTACTTCCTCAGCTTTGATATTCAGAGTAGATAGTTGCTCTGCCATTTCTTTTCTGAAGATATCCCAGTTATCAAGTACTTCTTCAATAAGTTGTTCATTCTCTTCAGGAGTAAGACCAGCCATCATATTTCCCTCTATAATAGAAGGAATATAATCTAGATTCTCTGTTAACTTAGATATATCAGATGCTTGTCTAACATTAAACACAGATAACAATGTACTAGTAAGTGAGTCTAATACATTATAAAATACATCTGGATTAATGATAGAAGGCATGTTCTTCAATCTGTCTTGAGGTACTCCCGGTATAGAGAAGAATGTACCATTGTCTGTAAATGCCTTATGGAATTCCTCCATAGATACAGAGTTCAGTTCATATTGAGAATATCTTCCCTTGTTTATACCTTTATATATAGTAGTATAGAGACTATCAGATATATTGAACATAGACTTAACAAAGTCTTTTATGGCTCTAAATAGCTTAATAGTCTAGTAACCAAGATTATACCACTTAGCATTCTGAACAATAGCCCAGCTACGGAAGTCTTCTGCCATAGCTTCCTCTACTTCATTTATAGAAGCATTCTTATATTCAGGATGATGTTTTACATAATCATCGTATACGATCTGTCTTTCTCTAGGAGAATGTACAAGTAGGTTTATATAATGCCAAGCTTCATGATACTGAATACCTTTCCCAGCACCTTGTCCAAGGATAATATTACCTATTCCGTTAGCAGCTAATCTAGTAACACCATATACTCTAGGACCATTAGAAGCAGATCTCATTACTCCGTTGAATACCATTACTTGGTCTACAGATAGACCTAGTTTATCCATCAACCAAGATTTAGCTTCACGTAAGTCTTGAGATATTCTATTTACTTCATTTTCCTCAGTAGAATACATACCAGTAACATAGAAAGTAGGTTCTAACCCAACTTCTTTGAATACCTTTTCTAACATAGATTTTATGAACATCTGAGGTTTACCATCCAAATCATATAGATATACGAAGTTTTCCTTAGATACCTTCTAACCAAGAGAAGCAGCAAATTGTTCACGTTCCTCACTAGTCATATATCTAGCTACTTTAGGTGCACTAGCATCAGGTTGGTTAAGAGATTTTACTAGCTCTTGAGCCTTAGCTCTTCTACTTTGACGATTTTCAGAAGTAGGTTTTACTTTAGGTTGTTCTTCTACCTTTTCCTCTACTGGTTTCTCAGGCTGTACTTCTGGTTCTTTTACTGGCTCTGGTTTAGTCTCAACAGGTTGTGCTACACTAATCGGTTCAGTAGATACTGATACTGGAGTTTGAGCTTCATTCACAGTTATGTCTTCTGCGTATATAAAACCGTCTCTAAAGGCATAGTCTCCCATATCGGTTAACAATTTACCACTATTAACCGCCCAAGCTATTGCCGGTGGAGCAACTTTGTCTTTTACTAGTTTGCCTTCTTTCTCTGAAATACCTAATTCAGCTAAAGTAAATTCAAGCTCTCCGGGATACAGCACTAATTTTTCATCTCCCGGTTCAAGTACGCGAATTGCAAGATCTCTAAGTCTTTCTGGTAAAGATTGACTAAGAACATTCTTATCCATGTTCCAGTGATAGTTCTACATCATATACCACAAGATAGCCTTTCTAGCCATCGGGTTAGTCTTTACTTCACTTAATGGTACATCAGTTCTAAAGTATAGACCATTTCTATCACTTCTAGGACTAGCAAAGTAGAACAATTCTGTTTCAGGATCAAAGCCTAATTGCTTTTTAGCTAGGAACTGTACTTCTTCCTGTTTCTTAGCTGATAAACGTGTTTTCTCACCTTGATTAACTATCAACGGTAGTACTCCATACGGATCACCATCTGTAATCAAATCAAGTACATATTCCATAAAGTTAGAATATGATCCATTAGGAGTAGGATTTCCAGCTTCATCGTGACTTCTCAACTTAATGTCAGAAGGCTTCTTAATACTTTCGTCTCTAAAGAATTTTTCGCTCAAGTATACTGGAACAGTATATCTACCTCTCGGAGTAGCAGAAGGCTTTGGAAATATAGCCATCTTACCGGCAAATCCTCCACTACTAGCTAATACTTCATCAGTACCTAACTGTTTAATAGCAAACGGATCCGCTTTATAACCTACTTGAATACCACCGACTCCATAACCAAATGTACATTCAGTCAATATTTTATTAGGATCCAAAGGAATCTGGAATGTTTTACATTCAGATAACTTTCTGAAGATAGGTTTATTACCATCTTTTTGGTTATTAAATGTACCATTAGATACATTTACTTGAGTAGGTACTACATGAGTAAGTCCTTCTTCTGGTAGTACGTATTTTCCATTCTTGTCCTTCTTACATTTCTATAAGTAGAAAGATACTATCTTTTCTTTTTGAGCAGCAAGAGTATTTAAGTCTTCGGCAGCTTTAGACTCTTTAGGTACACTACCTAGTCTGTGTTGATAGTCGATTGCAGCTTTAGCGTTGCTTCTATATGCCGCAGCATATATCTCTCCATTCTTGTCTATAATCATGTAGACAGCTGCATTTCTATATGTAGTTGGATCATTAGGATCAAAAGCAGCTTCATTTGAAGACATAGTGGGTCCCGGAACAAAGTATACCTTAGCATCAGATAAGAAATTAGGATCACCCATAGCCTCTCCTAACTCCTTTCCTGAGTGTATATTCTTTGCTCCTTTTACTTTGAATGGAAGATCCATAGGCTTAGTAGCATCTGGTCTATAAAATAATGTTCTTCCTACTAACCAACTATTCATTATGCTAGTAGAAGACGAAAGACCCGGTACTATACCCTTTTCCTTCTCCTGTTCATTAGCTTTTTCCGATAGGGTCTTAGTAGAATCATCAGAGTATTGTTCAGCTAGATTCTCTTTCTCAATCTGTTCTTTAGTAACCTCTTTACCATTCAAGAACATTCTACCTTGATTATCTATAAAGTAGTCCTCTGCATCAGGAAATGCTTTATTTGCTGATCTTTCTAGAGCTACAGGATCAATGAAAGGAAGTTCTTCTGGTTGATCTTCTATCATAGTAGCTTTTATAGCATCTGGAATCTCGGGTTCTGTTTGAGGATCTAAGAAAGGATTATCATCAGATGTTAAACCAAAGTCATCGTCAGGATCTCTAAAGTTAGATGCATCCATAAGATTTTCCATATCTATCTTATCTTGTGTATCGTCTTTAGTATCTCTAGTTATCTCCTCTTCAGTTATATCATCAACAGTTCTTTCGTTTGATACATCTTCAGCATCATCTGCTACAGTAACTAGATCACTTATATCCATCTCTTCTATGTCTCCAGTCTCTTCATCCTTAGCAATTAACTTATCTTCTTCAGATTCAGTGTATACATCCTCTACCAGACTAGTTTCTTCTTCTCTCTGCTTAACATCTAAGTCAGTTGATGCTATTTGAGATCCAGAGTTATCTCCTTCTCCAGTTGGAGTAAAGTCAGGCTCTTCTTCTGATATCATCTGAGTATCTTGTGTATCCTCATTCTGAGCATCTTCTATTTCGCTTACTTCACTATAAGATCTGTCATTCTAAGTATATCTATCAAGATCTGCCTTAATAATATCATTAGCATACTTTCTAGCAGCATTTACAGACTCGTCTATAATATCATTTTGCTGTACATCTCTATTGTATCTAGCAATTATAGATCTATCGCTAGGAGCTTCTTGACCGTTGTCTTGTGCTTCTTTTGTATATCTATCACGTACTTCTTGTTGTTCTTGTTCTGATAATTGTGACCAGTTACGAATGTTGAAGTCAGCACGTCTGTTCATATCAGTTCTGAGTACTACTCCGTTCTAATATGCAGCACGTCGGTTTACAGCCTTACTAAGTAATCCAACAAGTATATTTTCATCTGCTATTAATTGCTCTAGTTCTGGATCAGTATTGATTCCAAATATATCTTTAAGCTATTTGAACATCTTCTTATCCTTCTTAGTAGCATCTTCTAACTATTTCTGTTTACGATTAATGTGATATACTACAGAAGCTATATTCTCGTCACTAACATCCAGACCGTTCTTCTTTGCTTGAGCAATAAAGGATTGCATGTCTTTGAGCTGTCTCTTCAGCTTATTCAGAACATTAAGAGTAGTGAATGTCTACTGAGCATCTCTTACTATACTAATTAGGTTCTCTTTAACTCCCCATGCTTCTCTTTCTGCATCAGACAAATTATCCCAATACTCATCCACTGAGTTTCTAAACTCATCAGAACTATATATTTGATTTACTTTTTCAGCAAGTTTCTTGTTGGCTTCCTTAGCTTGAGAGTTAAACACGCGTTCTAAGTCATACGCTTTCATTGCATTCTTAGCAAACGTCTTATGCTCCTCACTGCCTACTTTAATTCCTAATTGTTCTAAGTTCTCAGATACATTAGGATTATAGTATATACTCTCTAATTGTCTAGCTTTTTTAATATCTTCATCTATATCTTCTTGAGTAAGACCTTCTGGAGTAAATCTATCTCTAATGTCTTGAAGATTCTGAATCACATCTTGGGTATAACCCTTCTTTACTGCATTATACCATCTGTCTACTTTAATATCTTCTTCTTTATTACTAATGTCATAAGCAGCCATGTTACGTAACATCTTATTAGATTTCACATCTCTAATAAGTTGATGACCATCAGATATAGTAGTACCAGCACCACCCATTAACAAACCTATAAGAGCACCAACTTTCATGTTCTGCTCTAGTTCTTTGTCATTGTTCAAAGCTTCATCAGGATGTAAACCCATCAGAGCCATGTTGGCTTCTGCACCATATTGGAAGTTCTTAAAGAATGCATCCAGCAATGTCATCTTCTTAGGATCATACTTAGAACTTAATTCGTAATCTCTTTGAATTAAGTACTGCTGTCCTTCTTCTGTACCCTCTCCGAATGCGGTTACTCCAAGTTTAGTACCTAAACCTACCACAGTATTAAGTACATCTCTATACTTATTGGCTTTAAATACGTCTTTAGAAGCCATTCTGTATAGAGCTTTGTTTATTCTGTTATCTATAAACTTATCGGCTATATCCGCAACCTTAGTAAGTCCAGTGGCTTTAGCTAAACCTTTACCTCCCTGCTTGAGTAACTCTTTTGCTGATTTCACAGCAAGCTTACCTCCATAAGAGTATAAAGCTATATCCATGGCATCCCATACTCCTAAAGCCATGTTAGAAGTAAAGATATTATCCAGACCATTGTATGCACTAAGTTTTATATTCTCAAAGTTAGGATCATCTGTTTTGATATTGTACAGAAGCATATCTTCAAGAATCTATGGCATGGTCATTTCATCTGTATTAATCCCTCTAGCCTGTAGTTTCTCGATACCTTGATCTAATATTCTATCTACATCCAGATTACCTGAATCCATTTGATTTACTATGTTATTCAAGTAAGCATCAAATACTTCAGCATTGGTTTCTTGAGTACGCTGATAATAACTGTTAGCTGCATTTAAACCAAACTCCCCGATAGCTAACAAAGCAGCTGAATAGGGATTTCCTCTCTTAGCGGCAGTTTTTGCAGCCATACTTACTAGTCTACCAAGAGTAGCAGTTTCTACAGTAGAAGCAATTTCTCCTAAAGAAGAACCTAACTGCGGTATTGCGTAAGGATAAGATTCTAGATCTCCCCAAGCAAACTCATTATTGTTTACTCTTTCTCTAAACTCTGGAGATATTTGATTAGGATCAAAGAACCAGCTACCTTCTTTTAAGATACCTTGTCTGTCTTTAATCTTTTGTACCTTAAGTTCTTGAGATGTTATACTATCATCATATAACTTCTACAAACTGTTTATAATACCAGTTCTATCAGGATTATTCCATACACTTTCTTTAGGCTTGATATTTAATACAGCATCACCATAACCAGTTTTAACGTACTCCTCGTATGCCTCAGCTTTGTTATCAAACATAGTAGATATACTAAGCATAAGTCTATCCCATAATGGTACTTTCTTAGGATCTACTTGCAATCCTATGGAAGTTGTTTTCTCTCCAGTAATACTGTTTGTTTCAAATCCATCGTAGTACAGAGGAGCTAACTTACTGTTACCTCTTATCAGTAACTCATAAGTCTAAGCATTCTGATCCAAATACGTCTATAACTGAGTTGCTTCCTATGGATCACCTTCTCCTGTACTTTGTATCTGATTTAATCTTTGTAGTTTCTCTTCATAGTCTTTCAAGAACTCTATACTTTGCATAGTACGTAGTTCTTTTCTGGCTAAATCACCTTCTAAGGATCTGATATTTGTTTCTACTGCTTTCTCTACAACAGATTGACCTAACTGGCTATTATATATATCGTAACCTCCTTTTATTGCAATACCCGCATTAGGAGTAAAGGCAATACCTGTAGCAACGTTAAGTATCTTAGACCAGTTATAGTCGTTGCTTTTCTCTTCTGGAGTCTCAGTACTGCCTTTTCTAGTATATATATCTGCTAAGTTAGAAGGTATATCATAATCATACTCCTATACCTACTATTTCCTCTCAGAAGTAGTAGGTATATTTTGTACGGTATCCATAGAACCATAAGTCATGGCGTTCATTTTGGGAGCGCCTACCATGAATTTGTTATCTTCCATATTATCTTAGATATCTGTTAGCTGAATCTTCTGCCTATGAATATTTTTCTTTAGTTCCAAGTGTTCTGACTTGTCGTTCGTAATTGGCATTTCTGGTAATAGTAGCTTCATTATTACCTATCTGTAGAGGATAAGTAGCATCAAACTCTACATACAGATCGGAATCATCTAGTTTCTTTCTAGTTAACTTCTTAGTAGTTTCTCCTTTTAGTACCTCTCCAGTTTTTGGATCATATTCTTGTGTGATCTCTATCTATTGTTTATCTATAATATCTCCCAGAGATACTACTTTACTACCTATTAACTTAGAGAAGTCTCCTTTACTAATTGATTCGAAACCAATGTTTCTTAACTGATCTATAGGTATATATACTTTACGTTTGTGATATACTTCATTATTATCACTAAGTACTTGACCAGATCCTTTAACAATAACATCTCTGAATTGATCGTTGTACCAAGCTTGTTGAATAGTAGCCATTGCCACAGATCTATCTTTCCATGCTTTTTTTTGTTTTTCATCTGAAGCATTCTGCATATTACTCATTGCATAACCTAGAGCTCCATTCTCATATCCAAGTAATCCAAACGTCATATCTGCGCCAAGTGTCATATTAGCTGTACTATTAGTAAGCTTTGCATCTTTACCCAGAGCTTCTCCACCACCTTCTACAAGTAGGCTAGTGTCTACTTCTTTAGATAAAGGCTGACTGATCATGTCTAATAGTTTTCTAGAAGCACTGTTTATTCCAGAAGCTTTACTCAAGCTATTCCATGCTGTCTTGAGATTGTTGCTCATATTTCTACTTGCTTTCTGATATACTTCAGAATTAGCTTGTCCACTAGCAACTGCGGATCTCTCTTCAGGAGTTAAACCTCCAAGAGTAGCTAAGTTATTTTGTACAGTAGTAGTAGCCAGTATTCTAGATAAGTCTGGCAATACTTGACTTGCTTCTGAAGCTCCAGCAGCCTTTGCCTTTAAACTATATCTCAACTGTTCTATGAAAGCAGGATCTACATCATACTTAGGTCTACGAGTTCTATCAATTTGTGATTGAGCTACTGCATTAATGAATTGAGATTTGGCAGCATTTGCATCACCGTTATTCATAGCTAAATACTCTTCAAAGTACTTCTGACCTTGTGGAGTATCAATTAAATCATTGAACTTAGCTGTAGCTACTGCCATAAGATCTTCCATATTATTACCAGTTACTACATATCTAGTACCATTCACATAATCCGTACCTAAGAAACCCGGTTTCAGATCATTAAAGTAAGGAGTACTGAGTTCATTCAGATTCATATAAGCTACTGGAGTAATATCATCAAATATTTTACCAGTACCTAGAGTATCATAGTTAGCTATATCTGACTTGTCCCAGCTGTCTTTGAGCCTACCTTCTGCTTTCATCTTAGCTCTCGTCTGTAGACCCATTCTCTAATAGTCTGCACTTTCCTTCAACTGAGACAGAGCAGCATAATCTACACTATTTATTAATGATTGTAGTTTAGCTCTATTACTAGCGTCCTTCATATAGTCGGGATTAGATACCATTTGATTAATGGCATTCTGAAAGTCTTCTCTGCCAATAGTCATATTGTAATAATTTTCTGTATCTACTCTGGAAGGTGATCTAAATTCTCCAAACTTCTGTAACTGTGTAGTAAATTGTTCTGCTGCTTGATCTACTGCTTGTTTTTGTGCCGCACCTATTCTATATAATTCTCCAAAATTAATAGGCACATAAGTATTAATAAACTAAGCCTACGCGGCTTGATCGTACATATTTGCTGCCATATTATCCCTTTCTAAATTGTTTCATGAATGATGCATAATCTCCTGACTTATAACCAGCTTCCAAGAATGGTCCATACATTTCTAACATAGCCATATCTCTAGACTTCTGATTCTTCATAAGTTGTTTGTTCTGTGCGTACTGACTCAATTGACTCAAAGCTGTTCTCTGAATGTTTCTAGCAGCAGCTCTGCTTCTAGCATTCATATCTACTGCCATGTTAGTAGCATTAACTCTTTGCTGTCCTAAACTATTCAAAGTACTAGCATAATCTGCTTTATACTGGTTATTAACATTACTAGCTGTAGAATATAAATCGGATATAGCTTTGTTAGCTGCAACCTGACTCTGAATTCTATACGCTAGATTAGCTCCAGTATTAGGATTGTAATTAGCTGCATTATAGTTACTAATTGTTCTATTCTCACGGATAGTTCTTTTAGCTGGACTAATGTCAAATCTACGATTAGCCATTGTCTGATTTATCTGTGATTCATATGGATTGTATACTGCATTGAAAGACTCTGGCTTTGCATACATATTAGATATAGTAGGAGCTAAAGCTGTTAGATCTGTGATCAAATTACCTACACTTCCTCCTTTTGCAAACTTCTTGGTCTTCCCATTTTTCTTTTTAGTTCCTTCTTGTATAGCAAACAGTCTATCGTATATCATCTAGTCATGCATCTAGTTTAACATAGCTGCATTCTCTGCATACTTATCTTTAGACTTACTTGTTTTCTTAGACATTAATCTTTTACCCATCTGTGCAAACGTTTCTTTACTTCCCGGTACTTTTCTCTTATCACTAAGTATTCTAGTACCTTCTGGTAAGTTAACCAAATTACTATCTGTTGGTTTACCTTCTTCTGGTACATTAACTATATCTCCTTGTGGAGTATTGAGTACCTCTCCATCATCTACATACGCCAGACTACTAGCTGTACCTCCGTAAGCCATTGTCTGTATATCTGTATCGTAGTCTTGATAGAATTCCTATTCATTCTAATAACCCATAGCTAAACTAGCCTGATTACTTCTAGCATTAGCTATAGCTTGGTCTCTTTGTCTCTCTATCTTTCTTCTATTCTTTTTTCCACCTCTGATACCAGTACCGTAATTAACAGTAATATTATCATCGTATGGATTAGATTGTAGATTTACTTTACCTTTATTACCTGTTATACCAGATGCTAAACCAGCAACTCCGCCAACTATTGCTCCTACTGGTCCACCAACTGCAAACCCGGCTGCTGCTCCCTTAGCTGCTCCACCGATTGTATTAGTTACAGTTTGCATGTTAGCTTCTCCTTTAGTAGTAGCTGTAGCAGGAGCAGTTACATTACCTATCATAGAGTTAATAGCATCTCCAGCTTGACCTATGCCTCCTATTCCTTGACCTCCTGCACTAGCTCCACCAAACAAGTTCTATACTTTAGAACCAAACAATGGATTAGCAGAACTACCCGGATTATAATTACCAGGTGCATATTGCTGTACAGATGCTGGAGCTGTTAATTGTGTAGGTAATTGTTTACTGAAATCCGTCTATAGATACGGGGACTGTAGTGTCTGTGGGTTATAAGAAGTACCACCTCCTGAAAAACAATTCTTTTTATTTACTTTTCTCATACTAATGAATATCTATATGTTGTGTTAATATTAGGGAGTTTGAAGTTACGCTGATTGTCACAGTTAATTAAGTAATCACATATCATGTATTTACCTTTCATTCTACCCGGTAATGACATATCATCTTTACTTTCTTTCTCTCTACCCACAGCAAATCTATATGTATCTTCTCTTTGTTCTATCGGATTACTTACTTCAGTATCATCTTTGAAGATAGTTCCTTCTTGAGTCTTAGTAGTAAACTTAATATCCTACATCATCTCTTGAACATTATCGAACTCTCCACTAAAGAATACATTATCATAAGTTTTAGTAAGTAATGGATCCTTATTAACTATAATCTATAACTTAGAACGCATCTTATTTAACGGAAAATCTGCATTTTCTTGTATCATCTAGTCTTTGATATACAAGAGTCTATCTGGGAATGCCAAGCAGTTATCTGGATTAAGTGTATAGAATGATGAAAACTGCTGTAACTATTCATTGTACACTAGATCCTTATCCTCAAATCCCATCTGTACTTCATTGAACTTAGGATCGTATATACTTACTTTAGCTTTCTTAGTATTATCGTTAAACCATGATTGTACGCTCTTCGCTTTAGATAACTTCTGTACTTGATTAGTATATGAACATACTTCATTCTTACTATCATCATACCAATACAAACCACTAGGAGTACCAATGATACTCTTATCATTAGGTGTATCAGAACCATTAGAAGTAGTTACATAATCATATCTATCTAGTACTCCACCAGTACCTAATACTAGTGATGCTTGATCGTTATCTGTAATCAAAGATCTATCTCTAACAGCAGCTATACCTACAGCATCCTTCTACCAGAATAATAACTAATCATTGAAGTTCTTTAGATTAGTTATATCTCCGTGAGATGAATCTACATCTAAGTAATCAGCAGCTTTGAAACTAGTCCAACTATCTGTTATTTCATTAGCTGTCTTAGTACCAGAATATCTGATTCGATTACCAGACTTAAGATTACTTATAGAGTAAGTAGAATCTACTGCATACATCTATGCATCAGGTTGGATACTGTATGCATCATTATATGCATAATATGGTTTCTCTTGACTATGACCTCCATACGATCCACCAGCAGCGGTTATACCTAGATATGGATCAACGTAATCTAATCCGCCACTTGCAACTCTAGATGCTGATTGACCATACATTAGAGCCATATTGATAGTAGTTTCAAATGGAATGTAATCTGATATAGATATACCACAGTAAGTATCTGGACATTGTTTATCTCCTGTAAGCTGTGGAATATAAATCACAGTCTTGTTATCCAGTACTCCTAAGTAAGTATCACCACCAAACACATTAATATAACTACTAGATTCGTTCTCTATTAAGTGGCTACTGTAAGTACTTATATATATAGAGTTACTACGAGCGTTATAAGTATTGCCACCATAAGGTATATTAGTAGTCTTAATGTTTACTACAGGTGTAGTGAATGGAGTATAGTTGAACTGCTGTATAGCAGAAGCTACTCCAGAGTTAGCTTTAGTAGATAAGTTATTAGAAGTAGACATATCTGTACTAATATTATTAGGTACACCTATGTTGTTATTACTTCTATTTATTACTAAGCAGTTACCAAAGTAACCAGTCTTATTAGCATTAGTTCCATTATCTTGATCTTGGTTATGTGATACTGAAGCATTTAGGTATGTCTTTCCAGCAATGGATGAATGTCTAGATACAGCATCGTTCCATTCTAGAGCTTGCATAATCATAGGGTTAGTAACCTCAAGTATGTCAAACTTACCTCTTACACTATTACTTAGACCAGTATAATGAGCTACATAACGCTTACCAATCATATTAGTTATACCATTAAACTGATGTCCTAGTTGCATGGTACCATCTATTGATATAAGGAACATGTTATTATAATCATCAGAACTTGATACCAAATCACCAGCTCTAAACTAATACTTATCACTCTTCTGAGATTTCATCTCTCCACTCACCTGCGTATGCTCTACTATTAATTGAGTTCTGTCGGAAGAAATATAAGCGCCATAGTAATTCCTATCACCAACATTTACTACTCTGTTAGTTCTAGGATCCAAATACATACACAAGTCACCTGTACATCCTTTAATACTAGCAGCCATATCATCTTTGTTCATGTCTATTTCAGGACTTATCAGAGTTACTATACTACTATCTACTCTTTCTCCTAGCAACCATTTATAAACAAAACCAGTAACAGTAACATGGAAGCCATTCTTCTGATATGAGTTACCTAAGAATGTGTAAGGACGTCTAGTATTTTCAGATGCTATATCATACTCAGCATCTCTAACAGAGTGATACGGATACGATACAGTAGCTGATACTATTGCTTGTGTTAATACTGTTCTATCTTCCTTAGTTCTCTTGCATCTTACTATCTGATAAGTATGTGCACCATCTGGGTAATTCCTAACATTGAATCTAATACCTATTGGTTTTCCTTTCAATGACTAATTGTCTACATACCAAGGACACGCTTCATAGCAATGTGGAAACTTAATATCCCCTATCCAATACACAGGAGTTGCAATGTTTTTATCATTAAAGAATACTATACCGTATCTGTATATTTCATCTCTATGATGACTTCTATATTTAGAAGCAAAGTATGGATCCGCGTAGTTTTTAAATCTACTGTCAGATGCGCTACCTAAAGTAACAGTTTCTATTAGAGAACCATCTAGCTTACTTATGTTGATCGTATTATCCTTAGTAACATTAGTAGTTATAGATAGAGTATTCTGGTACTACTCGTCTAATGTAATATCCGTAGTAATAAATTCATAATCTATATTAAGACCAGTACCACCAAGAGTATTGCTACCAAATTTATATTTGGTTACGTTAGCAGCGCTCATTGCATAGTCTGTCAAGTTATACGGATTTATACAATCGTGATCCTCTGGTATGTTTTTTAGATAAGAGTTTAGAGTAGAACTAGATAGAGTGACATCTATATCCTAATCAGAACTAGCTCCTTTAAGTATCAATCTGCCATTAGAAGTAAAACGATAAGCTCTTGCATCATAATCAGGCTTCCATGTAGCTTCAGTTATATTAGCTGCAAATAGAATATTATCTTTAGCTTCTATGGTCGCGGCTGCAAATGATGATTCCTATGTCTTGTTAAACTCCTCTATAGTTAGAGTATTGATAGCAGAACCGCCTACATCTGTAAAGCTATACTCTCTAACAGAAGTAGATATAGTAGCTTCTTGAAATACTTCGATAATAGGATCTTCTGTATAGTCTGTGTAATGTATACGTATAAGTCTAATACTATCAAATAATCCTTCGGGAATATCATTAAGTTTAACAGTAAAGTTAACACTCTTACCAGAGTTAATATCTTTATTAGCCCCCATGTACTACTGCTAACCTGTTGATACATTACTAGTGGTTAAGTGTATGGCATTACTTACTGGAGAGAAATTAGTACTAGAACCACGAGCATTAAACAATTGGTATGCGTATTGTACAACTCCGGTTTTTAACTATCCACCTCCTAGTGAAGTTACTTCAGGTTGAGTAAGTAAAGCAGAAATCTGTATATCTAGTAGGCTAGGATTCTTCAGATTACCTGCACTATCAAGATATGAATTCTCTTTACCAGATACATATACATACTTATCATCCATTATGTTAAGAGTCTTTATGATCTACTCTGGACAAGCTATGTATAGTTTAATAATTCCTTCTGATTCGTAATTAGCTACTATCTTAATGTTAGAATCTACAGTATAACCCAGCTTACCTTTTACTACTATAGTGTGTTTCAGAGGCGGGTTATCATAGTTATCTACTCTATGAATTCTATTTACATGAGCATCATCTACAGTAATAATAATCCCATACTTATCTATAGTAGTAGTAGCTAGTATCTTTTCATCATAGAACAGAAAGTCTCCTCCTTCTACTAACTTTACATCCTGTATGTTCTACAGTACACCAGTGCTCCCATCAGTATCGGTTATAACGCGAACATTCTCAGCATAACGATACTAGTTATTAGGAACCATAGTAATGTCAGCATCTAGGTTCAATCCTCCTGTAAATGTATTTGTCTGTAATGTATTACTCATGGTCTATTCTAATTATAAATATGTTGTTGATCACCAAGATATTCAAAAAAACTACTATGCTCATCTCTTTCAGGGTATAACCTGTCCCAGGAATTCTGAATACCTCTAATTTCGTCAGTGCTTGGCATCATCGCTTCAGCATATGCCTGTTTCCTATAAAAATTCCAAGATCTTTTTATTGTATAGTATATCTCATTAGATACCTATCCTTTTATCCATTTAGAGTATAATAGTTTTGTACCTATATAATACATTAATGCTTCTTTATAAGAAGTTAGGTCTGGTATCATAGGCATATTATCTTCATCAGTAGGTATAGCGTGATAAGATACTTTAACCCAACCGCACGGTACATTAACTGTAATGTAACCCGGTTTAGTAGAGTACTGTAAACTAGTATTGAATGTAGCAGGATTACCTACTATAAGTCTACCATTGTTACTAGGTACGGTATACTGATTTACTAGAGCACTAAGAGTTTGTTTAATGTTCTAATCACTATTAAGTATCTCTAATGCATCCTTATCATTATCTAAGTTAAAGATATTCTTTACTAGTGGAAGTAAAACATTATCTTGTATCAACATCTTAGGATCACATTCTCCACACTTCTTATATATACCAAAAGAGTTAGTCACCTTTCTCATTGGTAACCAACCACAACTATTCTCAAATGAGAATGCAACTTGATTTAATCTATACAAATCACACGGTAGTTTAGCTTGATAGTCACATATCTTCAGATTAGCTACTTTATGTTCTAACTATTGTACCGCACCTATTTTTTCCATACCTTCGCCAATCCATTCTCGAATATCTGTTATTTTAATTTCATCTTCTTTAAGATCATAATCGGCTATGATCTTAGCAATTATTTCTTTAGACGTTGTTAGTTTATCAATCATTTGTAGTACCTCCATTTAGAACCGTAAGCTGTTTTTCTTTTTCCGCGTAGACAGTCTGATATAGCAGATCTGTTATCTATATTACCAGTATCTTTTGCTGCTTCAGCAACAGAACTGTATACTTTTTCCATTCCGTTTTTATAAATTCTAATTATCTTAGTTCTTTTTGCATTATCTTTTTTATATGATCCGATTGTCTTATAAGTGTAAGACCATACAAATCCTCCTGCACTTTTACATAGACCTGTACAGCATTTATTTATTATGCTAGGAGATATACCGAGATTTAATAGTTTAACGGCCTGTTTAGAATTTAAAAAACATCCTATAAACTCGCCTTGCTTATTAAAACAATATACGTTTTTACATCCTTTTCCTATTCTATTTTTTATTGCTTTTTCTATTATATTTGGATCTCTTTTCTTTCCATAATATAAATCATGCAATATTCTCTTACCTCGCTCTGACATCTTATGCCCAGTGTTTGAAGGATGACTCGCTATTTTACTTATGTTGTATTCAGGGTTTAAATCTAAATATTTCTATTCTAAATACAATAAAGTGTCTCTTATGGGTGAGCAGATCTCTAATATGTTTACTTCAAAATTAGATTCTCCGTATTTATCATAAGCTCTCTGCAACGCAATGCTGTGATGTTTCTACTTTCTCAAATGGGACCGATGCTATATTAGTCTATCGTAAAAATTATTAGTACTACCAATATAAGAGTGCCCATTTAAAACATTCTTAATTTGATATACTCCAGCTTGTTTTGATATATTTTGAATATCACTTAATCTCCACGTAGTCATGCTCTCTATTTTTTATTATTTGTGCTAGCCTTCTCTTATTGGCACGAGTCGCTATAAACTAGTATTTTGTCTTGTTCGTTAACAGACAATCTTTCTTAGACCACAAAAATCTGAATTTGAAAAAATTAGAATGTTCGTTAGTAAAATAAATCGGCTTCCCGTATATCTTACTTTCGTGATAATCTATTCTTAAGCTCTTGTTATCAAAGTTCTTAGGCTATCGTTTTACTATACTTAGATTTCCAAGTCTACATGGTAGTTTGAATTCTCTACTATTTTCCATTATCTCTTCTACGATATACTTAAAGTAATCTTCAACAATTTGTCTGTATGTTTTGTAATCAACATCATATACAGTTTCCCTTTCGATATAAGATAAGTAGAACTCATAGAAGTCGCTTATTGTATAAGATTTCTTCATTGCTATCTAACATTAATGTTCTACATATCATCTCTAGAGTTATTAGTTTCGTCTGATGGCATCTGATGCATGATATTTAACTCTTTACTAAAGATCATATCTTTAATAACTGGTATCATATGTGCAGGTACAGGATATTCACTATCAGGATCAAAGCATTCATTTAAGTCTGCCGGATTCTCTGCTATGATTCCTATCTCTACCCATTCTAGTTGATTGTCACTACCTTCGATATATAACCTGTTGTTCTTAATATAAGCGATGTAATCACCACAGGTATACTTTCTGTATCTTTGATATTTCATTTTAGTTTCATGACCTAGCTGAATAAGATTACCGTACATGTCCTTGACATATACTAAACCGGTCCTGAAATGGAAGTCTATTAGTTTAGGTAGTTCTATATTACTCTTATACTCTATCTTACCAGCTACAGTATCTACTTTGTCTAAGTGTATACATGGCATAGTCTAGATGTACATTGGATTAATATCTCTACCTTTGTCTATATCTTGCTTTATAAGTACAGCTCGATAATTAGCTATCCATTGTTCGATCTATATCCTACTTATATGTTCTGATTCAGCTACAGAACTATTGCGCAATTCAAGTAGAATATCATCAATAATAGTATTTAAGGTATTTAATTTCATAATGCATTATTTATTAAATATACTTATAACGTATTTTAAGCTTCTCTAAGCTCTTTTGTGTGTTGGATAGTACAACTGATCGACCAATATAATAGCGTTTGTCTAAACGTCTTAAAATAAAAAAGGCTAGTATTAACTAGCCTCATTCATTGCATTCTGTATATTCTATGGTAACATCTGTTTCATCTAAGGTGGAACCATATTACTTGCTTGCTTTATTAAATCTTTAAGTTCTTTAACCTAATCTTGTAGTTCCTATATTCTAGGATCTTCTTTCTCAGGTTCTTTCTCTGTATAGTCTAACTACTTAAGTATAGCTTCACATTTTGTCATTTCTTCATCATACCTAGCAACAGCTTCTTTCTTTGCTTTGTATTCATTGTAACTAGACTTAACCATGTTGACTATATGCTGTTTATCTGTAGCTACAGTAAGACCTAATTGAGTATCATTAATCAATGATTTACCTTCTTCTACTGTTAGCTTCTTTTGTTCACCACCACAACTTATAACTATGTCTACTAACTTCTTTCTATTCTAGTTAGGCATTGGAAACTACTATGGTGGTAGTGGTTCGTCATACACTTTAGATACACTTACTATATTACCAGCAAAGTAATTAGTACTCTTCTTAAATGTACCTATGATTTCTAATACATATATAGGATCGCCTATACTCAATTGCGAAAATGTTATCATAATAAGTATTTGTTTAAGGGCTCCGAAGAGCCCTTGTTAATATTAAGCTGCCTGTGCAGCTATGTTTGTAGGATATGCATTTACTAATTGATAAGTGTTATTACATTTATTATAGTAAATCAAATATCTGAAATTGAGTTGTAAGTCACTGGCTTGTACTTCTTCTTGTAATGCATTACGAAGCATGCTTTGAGTAGTATTGTTCTCTGCATTATCATCTGATAAACCAACTGGAAGAGAAGCGTCAGCTGTAGCAGATGCCTGTCTTACATCCAAGAAAAACAGTCCTTCTTTAGGCAAACTAAGGAATTCCTGATGATTTACGTCATATCTTACTTCTGTAGTAGTAGCAGATACACCTGTAGTTCTAAGTACCGGTATACCAGAAATAGTATTCAATCTTCTGCGACGTCTACCGAAGAAGAACGGATTAAAAGGACCAAACGGGAATAGTGTTTGTTGTGTATTATAGAAAGGAAACATAATTACCTCCTTTCTTATTAGCAACCACAGTTGTTATAACCTACTCCGTAGTTTGCATAAGTATCACCAGCAAAAGCTCCATACGCAGCAGCTTTGAAAACTTCTGGATTATAAACAGACAGCTGAGGATATGGTACACTTACAGTGTTAGGAAGTTTGCACTTGATACCATCAACGTCAGATTGCAATGCATTTAACTTAGTAACGATAGGCGTAGTAGCCTGACTTATCATTGTACCAAATGTAGCAGTCTGATGTTCTTGACTTAACTGAGATACCAGTGTAGAGTTTTTCTCACGCAGAGAGTCAATCTTGTCAAGTAGTGCCTGATTTTGCATAGCATCAAGTTTTGCTATAATAGCATTAGTATTTGCAGTACCATTATCACGCAGAGACAAAGTATTGCTGTTCATTGTGTTAACCAAGTTGTTAGTTTGATTGCATACAGCCAACTGGTTTTCGTAACCCATCTTAGTCAGGTTAAGATTTACACCATCTATAGATCTCTAAGTGGTGCAGCAGCAGTTTGCCAATTCAGAAGCAAGAGATGCATTACCTGAAGTAATAGCATTTATTACTTGCTGACTGGACAACTTAGTATCGCAAGCAATCTGGTTTACACTAGCATTAATAGTATTCAATGCACTCTATACTGAGTTAAAGTCACAATTCAGAGTATTAGACAAGTTGCTGATAGCTTCTTTGTTACCATTGATAGCCTGCATCAACAGACTAGTATTAGCATCAGTATTCAATTGAGAAGCAAGTTGAGAAGCTTCGCCACCTCTGTTACCGAAGCCATTGCCTCCCCAGCCACCCCAGCAGAAGAAGATCAGGATAATCCAGATCCACCACCATCCGCCGTTACCGCCGAATCCGCCATTGTTATTCATCATAGCCATCAAAGCAGCAGGGTCCATACCTTTATTTGCGTTCTGCATTAAAGCAGCCAGACCAGCGTCGAAACCGCGGTCTTGAAGGATAATTTTATCTTCTAACATAATTGTTGATTTTATTTAGGATTGATTTTATTTGATTAATATCTAATGTAGCGCACAGAACGACCACGTTTGAGTTCATCTTCGTAGGGAAACATTTTCTCCTTCTCATAGTCCCTCTCGTCGTATTCTCTGTCATATTCTCTACGTCTACCATATGAAGATCTTCCCATTCTTCCGCCTCTACGAAAGTTACCGTAGGCTTCATCATCGTCATCATCTTCATATCTGCTGTAGTTTCTGTCGAAGAGTTCATCTTCAGCTTCTCTAATCTTGTCGCACATGATATAAATATAGTAATACCACATCTTACCTTCGTCGATATCTTTGTCACATAACCAAGCTTTAGCTAGTTCTACAAAGTACTTAGCGTTGTTAGAGCCAGTCATGTTAACTATCACTCTATAGTAATCAGAGTAAACCATATTCAATGCAACATACCAATCGTATTTGTTGAACTTGTCATCAAAACGAATTCCATACTGATTAGCTAAGGCAGAAGTTTCCTCTAATGACCAGTGTTGACCTTTAGAGCCGTCCTCATTCTCCATCTTACTTACAGCTTTACGCGCATGTTCGTCATCAAAGTGAGGACCATGCTTAGCTTCATAAGCTTTTGTACGGATTATTCTATGCATATTATTATTGATTAATTTTAATATTTTGTTTGATTATTCCGTAACTTCAACTATCCTAGTATCTGTTACTTTAATTAAGTCATTGCTGTTATATATCTGATACTTTCTGATACGATCTTTCTTCCAATCAAAGTGTAAGAACCTCTAGAAGCCATTCTTATACTTATTACGATATTCTTTTTTCTCTTCTACGAACAATACTTGAGAGTTCCTTAAATCTAATATGGCGGTTAAGATTGAGTCTTTTCTTTCTACTGTGATAGTAGTTAAAGGATTTAGCTTTAAGTCTTCTTTAAAGTCTACTTCTTTAGTTATTATTTTAGTAATAGTATCCTTCATTTCTGTATTGATTACTTGTACCTACTAGAGGTTCTTGTCTTTGATCTTTAATTCTTTCTACACTTCCTTGGCAGTCTAGAGTAAACTATCATTTGAGTTATTTAGATCTACTACCTTCAACTGAAGTGTTCTATTATCGTCTCTTAATCTACTTGTCAAACTCTGGTAATATTCGTAATTATTTGTTACTTGCCCTAGACGTTCATCTAGAACCTATATCTTCTTACTCTAATAAAAACAAAAGGCAGCCAAACCAATTATGATAGTGACTGCCAATTTACTGAGATAACTCTTAATCTCTGATAACATGTTATTCTGTTTTAAATTCTGGTAATATATACTAGATTGCTAGCGCACTAGATCTAGACATTTTTTCTACTAGTTCTACATCTACTTCATTTTCATCGAAGTCATGAATGTAGCCTATTACTATACTTCCAATCCAGTTATTCTTTTCGTCTGATAACTTTCGTATAGCAGTAGTATGACAACCGTTACTTGTCATTATAGATTTAATCTTGTTATCCAGATTAGATGATTCAATATCTTTTATGAACAAATAATCTTGGTTTGCTAGTTCTGATACGAGGTTAGCTACTGATTCAATCTTAATATCACATAGAGATTCTCTTACTGAAGATACTCCGTACTTCTTTACTTCAAGCGTAGCAGATATGAACATCTCTCTATACAAAGGATGTGGTTGAATTAGGTATACTCTATCCGCTTTGAGGAAGTATAATAACTCCCACAACTCACCATATATAGTAGCAATGCTACCAGCCTTCTTTACGTTATTCTGATGTTCTTCTTTTCTCCATTTCTCAATCTTATAGTCAGTCATTTTATTTTTAGTATACTGATTATAAGTAAACCAGAGTGCTGCGATAGAAGCTATTCCTGTAAGTATCTGTGGTAAAAACTCTATAAACATTTGAGATATCTTTAAAAAAATTAATCCTAGCGCAAACTTTATGTACTAGGATCTGACAATGAATCTGAAAACTACTTATAAAACGTAGTTATATGTATTAGGTTCTCTTACGTTTACTTGTATTAATGTATTCCAATAGCTCTTTATGTTTTGTCATTTTACTTAAAAGATTCTTACCATTACAATATTTAATCCAACCTATATAACTACAGATCTTCTATTTGTATTCACTCTTACTAAGATCGTCTCTTCTGTTTAATTTACTGATCTTTCTACAGAAGTTCTTCTTAATAGTTTTCCTTAGAAGAACATGAGTGTGATATACTCTATATCCTACAAAGTCTATTCCTCTAGAATCTACTTTGAATATCTGCCAATTGTCTTTAAACTTTATATTGAGTTTAGTTTCAATATACTCTTTCATGTCTTTGAACAACTGACGTAGTTCTTCTTTGTCTTTTCCTAATATTACTATATCGTCTGCGTACCTGAAATAGTATTTTATATGTTTCTCTTCTTTAATCCAGTGATCTAGATATGTTAAATATAAATTAGCAAAGAATTGTGATAAGTAATTACCAATTGGTACTCCCTATGCAGAATCTATTATTTCATCTAATATAATTAATAATTTCTTATCTTTTACTTTTCTTCTTATTAGCTATTTTAATATATCATGATCTATTGAAGGATAAAATTTTCTGACATCTAACTTAAGACAGTACTTTGTATTGACTTCATCTTTCAGTGCGAACTTAACATCTTTCAGAGCTTTATGTATACCACGATTTTTTATACAACTATAAGTTCCTTTAATGAAGGATGATATCCAAATAGGTTCCATAATATTCATAATAGCATGATGTACTATTCTATCTGGATAGTATGGAAGCTTGAATATTTCTCTTTCTTTAGGTTCATATATCTTGAATATATAATATTCAGAAGTCTTATATTCACCATCTATTAATTTCTTCTATAGATCTAAAAGTAATTTTTCTCTATTCTTATCAAAATTAATTATTTCAGGTCTATGTTGTTTTTGTCTTCTAGCTCTTTTATCCGCTAGATATAAATTGTCTAAAGTTACTATTTTGTCAAATAAATTATTATATCTTTTCATCTGTAATCCATTACCGAGTTTTCACGAAAAAAGTTACTAACACAGTTAATTAGTATGTTATCTTTTACCAAGGGGTAAGGTCTCCCTCTACAGTCTCTTAATTTCTTTATTTGTTTAATTACGGATTCAGTGTACTGACATTAGCATTAGCATTGCTAAGCTCATTGTTAGAATTAACATTGAGTAACCTAGCATTCGTGCTATTACTAGCATTACTGCTTAATGATGAGGAACAACCTATCTATATTTTTAATTAAATTACGGTATATAGATTAACCGAGTACCGACACCAGCATGAGCAGCGCCAAGCCCATCGGCAGAATAAACAGAGAGCAACCCAGCAGCCGCGCCAGAACCAGCACGACCGCCTATTAATGTTAGCCTATCAGTTGTACTATTATTAGTCCAATTGTAGTCACACCAATAAGTTGTAGTACTACCACCAAATGCTTCATCTATTGGAGGAAGTATGTCAAATGCTGCATTGTATACCAATTTCTTCTTATAACCTTCAGTAATAGTAGTACTACATTGATAGTCATAATCAGATATATCAGTAGATCCAAATGTACTTAAGTCGGTATTTATATAAACGTCATTTTTATTAGTTTGTGCATTAAAATGTACAAGTGTGTCTATACAATTTTTCCATACATGACCAAATGGATTCTCAATACCTCTATAAGTAGGAACATTATAAGATTTCTGAGTTGCAACACCTTCTGCGTCAGTACTATTAACAGTAACGGAAGTTATACCAGTAGAGTTTCCATGTTCGTCTGTACTTCCACAAGGTATAAAACTCCATGTATCAACTCCATTTACTTTAATATTACCTGTAGTAACTCCATCTCCTAATCCTCCTTGATGATATCCTTCTGCAGTTAATTCGGCATTGAAAGCTTTCTAACTGTTGGTACATGCATATTCAACTAAGTAAAGCACAGTAAGTATTCTATGAGCTCTGTAAGTATACATGTTCCAATTCGTAGTACTGGAGTTATTAGCCCTAGCTCTAGATTGCATAGTAGTTCTATTAATGTTTACTACTGGAGTAATAGATCCATTGTTAATAGATTTTAACACATTATCTACATTAGATGCTTCATATGCAGAAATATAGAACTTCTCCACATGTTCAGCTTCTGGAATATGAGGATCTGCTGGATATAAGTTCAAATATACAGTAGTATCATCTCTCATACATTTATACCAGAACTCTGGTATTTCTACCATAGTATTTAATGTCATGTCTCTATCAGTACCATCTTCATACTTGGTTCTATCTGTAACACTAAGATATTTAACTGTTCCATCAGAAGTAATCGTGCAAGACTTCATCTTAGACTGTATAGGTAGTTCTTTATGCCAAGGCATATAACCTGTTCTAGTTAGAATAGTATTCTGAGGTTCAAGAGGAAAGCTGACGCCATAGTAATTAGTGAATACGTTCACATCACCTAAGTATGCAGCTATAATATTTCTATCTCCTAGTTTCATATTATTCGTGAATTAAATAAAGTGTTTTAGAATCTTTAGTCTGTAGAGCTTCATATTCAGCTTGAGTCATAGCAACTACATTAGATACATCATCTGAAGCTACACAATGACTAAGGTCTACTGTTTCAGATAACTTATCCCATTCAGCAGGATTAGCTACAATACATACATAGTTAGCTCCAGTATCTGTTAAGTTATATACATCACCAACTACAGCTGTAGCAGGTAGTGCTTCGAAATTAGCTACAGAACCTTTCACTCTATATACTGATGCTACTTTAGCATCTACTTGAGTTTTAGTATATGCATCAGAAATACCATAACCAGATAGAGTAGTGGCTTTATTAGCTTTACTGTCTAGTTCTTTCTAAATAGTCTCAATCAAATCATTATCAGTAATAGTACTCCATTCAGATCCAGTCCATGTTTTAATACATCTACCATATGGATCAGTTTGTAAGTCTATCCAATACTGTACTTCTTTGTGATTGGGGGTTGACTTACTAGGTACGAAATTTATAGTTTCTCTCATAGTTGTTCTTCTTTATTAGTCCATTCATCACTGTTTAACAGTTCTTCCAATGCGTCACCTTCATAAGTAGGATAAGGATATACTACTTCTGTAACTTCATCTTCATCTGTTAATGGTAAAGTCATTATTGATGGGAATAGTAATTCATAGTTAGCAACTTTCATTATTACTTTAGTTCCATCTACACTATAACGAAATACTAAATGTAATTCATCTAATGTTTCTTGTGTTATGTCAATCAGCTCTTCAGCTGGTACTACTATATATTTCATTCTTGTATAAATATTTTGTTATTTAAATCAATTATTTCGTCTTTCTTCATTCTGTATTGCCTTCTATCCCTACATACTTATTCAGCTCTAAAATCTTGTCATCTGTTGAGATTTCATCGAAGAGCATGAAGTCATATAATGCCATATTAACAAAGTTAGCATTCGCCTTGCTTGAACCAATAATAGGATAGGTATTATTTCCTCCTGAACTTAACTCATTTGTAATAGTTATATTATGAGTAATAGCCCTCAATTCAGATGCTTTGATATTTTTATTCAAAATACCATCAATATATGTTTGCCCATTATTTCTTGCCTGATAAGCAAAAACAGGATTATTATTGTCCACATCAGCATTATAGATAGCAAACTCATTAGGATAACCTCTTTGGTCATATAGTATAGCTTTTGCAGCATCACTTTGCCAATTCACCTTCATCAATACCTGCTTACCACCAACAATAGTAGGAATAGTAACAAAGTCGTCTACGCCATCAAATTGGTATGAACCATCTTCATTAACTCCACTTCCTTCCGCATAAGCAGAATTGTTTATCTTACCATGATTACCGTGACCTGATATATCAGGAATATAACCCAATATCTTATAGCTAGAATTTGGAATACGTAGTAGTCTAGGAGATAGAATACATTTAGGTTCATTATCATCAATTGACCAAATAGGGCTATTTGTCCAAGCAAATATCATCTCTTTAGCAACAGTAATATATTGATTATTATCATATACATATACACCGTTGCACTCTAATTGACCCTTTAAAGTATAAGCTCCTTCTAATAGGTTTACAGATGAATTATACCTGATAGTATCTCCTACTTTTAGCTTATCTCCCCAAGTATAAGTATAAGTTCTATCTAGGTTTTCTAACTTAACGAAACTTGGATACGGCTGCACAATATCCTCGTATCTGATGTACTCGTCAATTGTGATATTTATCTTTTGAGGGGAGTTGTTGAAAGGAAATTCAAACTTAAATCTACCATCAACATGAATAGAACTACTGGTAGGCTCTTGTCCATTGATAGTTAGATTAGCAACTTCATCCACTCCTTTTGTAGCAACATATATTACTAGAGAGGTATCAGTAGATAATATTGGGTAATATTGACCTGATACAGGAGTAACTGTGCCTTGACCGGGTATTCTAAGCAAATAATTAATAGAAGCATACTCAACATTACTTTCCACAGTGGGATTCCATTGGACGTAGTTTTCATCCTGTTCGATAGTCATAGTAATCTTCTGTGGAGACTTATCTATTACAAAAGGGAAACCATATTGCAATGTGACTTCACTATAAGCATTTTCAGGAATATCAATAGTTTTGCCATTAACAGTAAACTTAGTTATTCTATCGGCAATGTTATTCATCTTAATACTTACCCATATTTGACTATTTTCAGGAACATAATCTCCTGCATTTAGATAAGTACTAGTACCACGAAAAACGAATGTTGGCTTAGCATCTAATAAAACGTTACTCTTTATAACAGGTCTGAACTCCACCATATCCGGATACAGCGTACCCAGCTTATGCTTCTTCAACTGACGCTCTATCAAGAATTTGGACATGCTATAAGGGAAGGACATGAGAGAGTAGATAGCTCCGTTGAAGAACCTCTGGTCATTATCTCTAAATGTTCCTAGCCAAAGAGTATTACTATCAACTCCTTCGCCTACTGTTAAATCGACATCTCCACATTTATACTTACTTTGATATACTAAAGCTCTTGTAAAATCATCTCTATTAAATGAAGTAACTCCTCCAAAAGAATATGCTTGTTTGTAGGGCTCAACTGTTGTATTAGCTGTCATTAAAATAAAAGCTCCTTGATTAGCTACATGAGATTTAGATACAACACCAGCTACCCATCTTTCAGATGAAGCATAACTTATACGTTCATAGTCTATAATGAAAGTATAATCCTTGTAAATCGGCATCCCTGTCACCTTACCAAAGTCATTTACTCAGTCAAGGCAGAGAGCACCTGCGTGGGAGGGAATCTGGGTGATGGTTATATCACAGTCTCCAATATATCCTCGTATAGAAAATCTAAAATTGGTATTGTGAGAATCACCTTGATATGCAGCCGAAGCAGGTAAATCATAAATACCATCGGTAGAATACTGTTTAGTTGTGCTATTACCGGATTCATCTAAATACGTAAACTCTAATATAGCTCCAATTTCATCTAATCCGATCACTTGTATTTTTGTGGAATTAATGGCTGCTAAAGTTTGTCCCCAATTATAGAAAATATTTCCAACACCATCTTTTATAATCTTGCTAATTGAGCATGATTTATAGGTAGCTGTAAATACTGATGTTGTATTATTATAATTTAATGATGCGAAATCAACCTCATACTTTCCTATACCTGAATCCCCCTTCCATGCAATATTGTTCAGCTGAATATCTCTACCGTTACCGGAAAAGTCAATCAGCCTGTCGCCAAACTCTGCGTGGTTCTCGTTGGTGATTCCCTGCTTGATAGTATTACACAGTATATCAGGTTTAAGAGTTCTATCCAAGTTGAAGTAGGCGATTACCTGGTTGATTTGGTCGGTAGTCAGTACCTTGTTGGCGATGATTGTCCAATACCAAGCAAGTTGTGAACCAATATTACTTACTGTACCATCACTTTTAATATAATTCTGTACTGAATATTTAGCATTACCTAACTCAACATTAGTATTTGCATCATATAGATAGTCGTTCTTATCACCTAATATATTATTAATAACACTTCCTTTAATATTTGTAGAACTGTTGTTTAAATCAGTAACGGTATAACCATAAATACCTGTTTTAGTGTCAGCTACTTGATTCCTAATATGTCCATAAGTACCACTTATATAATTAGTATAAGCACGATTATTATATATAGATTCTTTTATCTGATGAATCATACTCACCACCGTAATCTCATTACTTCCTCCCAGCATCTCCTGTACGGTCTTGGTGGAAGTAATCAGGTCGTTGATTCCATCGGTGACGAAGGCACCTTCGAACAGGGGAAGCATTTCGATAGTTACTTCTTCATCTACTGCAAGAGTAGACAAATCAAACCATAATAAGTAATACAAAGAGTTTGTACTAATATCTATTTGAGCTAGTTCTTCTTCGTTTAGTGTTTTTAAGTTAGTATAATTGTCTTCATTAGGATTTAATACAAGTTCTTGTACTCTAACACTTTTATCTTTTCCTTCTGAAATGCTAAGACCGTGTACGTCCCAAACGACAGTTATATTCTTATTACTATTAACTTTAAATGGAATAACATTCGATATAAGCCCTCTAAATGTGCTGTTTTGGAAATACCAAAAATTAGGACCAGTTAATCTTTTTAGAGTAATACTATGCCCATTTCTCGACACAACTTCAACACTATCATTGCCTTCTGTATTATACCAATCTAAAGTATTATCAAACTTAGCAAACTCATAACCTCCATAACTGGACATTTTATCATAAGCTGCGTTGCTAATCACAAAGGGATTGTCAGGGTCCACCAAGTTCTTGACTATAGCTCTATCAGAATCATTATTAGTCTTATTACCAACTATAACTACAGCTTTAAGAGAAGCTAATACTTCTGGATCTATATAAGGAAGATCTGATTCCATATTGCCAATCTTCCACTCTCCTAAGACACATGAACCTACTTTAGTGAATAGACTAATACGTATCCACGTATTCTTAAATTCACTTAGGTCTATAGAATCTGTATTAGTATAGGTTCTTTTTAAAGTAGTATCTCCATATGCTATTACCTTTACTTCAATTGTACCTATATAGTTAGCTGGTTCTGAAGTAGACTCATTGTCTGGCTGCAGATACCTAGTTAACCTTGGAAATACATAGTATGCCTAAGGATTAATGAATATTGGATTATATAAAAGTGTTTTCATTATTTACCAATATTTAAAATCTATTTACGTAATCTTCCCTCTCTGTAAGACACATGAACCCACGAATAGTCATGTTCATTTATAAGCTGATCAAAAGGCAAGTTGTCCTTTATAAGACTAAATAATTTTTTATTCTCTTCTTTGCTACCTACACTAATATCTACAGCTTCTCCTAATGCGTGTTGACTAGATGTAGCTCCATTAACACTACGATTAACTTCAGGGCTACGATAACCAGATGTAACAATGATAGGCTTACCATACAACTTACGTAAAGGATCTAATACATTATCTACCAATGTATTTAAATTCTTTATTGCCTATTCATCTGGTGTATTATCTAATTTCTTTGCGATAGCTGTATTAGACTTTGTTAGCTCCTATAAAGTAAAGTATATCATAACAATTTCATTACTAAATATATTAAACCTATCTGTATAGCTTGACCTATAGTACCACCGATCATAGTAGCTATCCAGTCCAACCAATCCCATTTACCACCATACATTTTATCTTTAAACTCCATACCTGATGCTAGACCAGCTACGAATAGTATGGTGAACAGAGCACCTGGTACTATAGCATACTTCAGGTGCTTCATTCTATTACTCTCTTTTAACCATTTAATTTGCATATCTTGTAGTTCTAGGTTGAGCGTCATAAACCATGCTGCTGAGTAAGTTAGCAGCCAAGTTCATGCCAAATTGTTTATCGTCATTATCTATTTCGTTTACCTTGACTAATACATACTACAACATAGTATATATGCCTTCTAATAACTCTCTATCAGTTAGTGACTTTATATTCATATCAATTTCTCATATTAGTTGCCCATTGTTCTGGTATATTAGCACTATTAGTAATAAGACTCTTACTCATATAAGCGAATACATTTTGTTTATTAGTATTAGTAAGAGTATTTAACCATGTCCAGAATTCTGGTACAGAACCTGTAGTACTAGTGTTTCCATAGAATAGACCAGTAACATTAGTAAGTATTTTATGTTTAGCCTAAGTAAACAAATTGGAACCTATTTTCTTAGGACCTTGTCCCATCCATCCTCCAGATGAATTAGTACTAGCTAATGCGTATGATATATTCTGAAGTATATAGTTATACTGGAAAGTATTATCACTCAATTGCTGTACATCATTTGCAGATCCTTGGAATGTAGCATCAAAGAACAAGTAGGATATATCAGTAAGAGCTAAACATTTACTAAGTAAAGTAGAAGGTATTACAACCTTAGCTGGTACATATATTCCTTTAAACAGTCCTGAAACGCTTTTTAATGCAGTATTGTTAGATAACATATCAGGCGGAAACATCTATCCATTATTGTTCTCATCATTCCAAGTATATGGATTAATACAGTAACAGTATGCAAATACATTAGACAAACTAGATATATTTGTTAATGGTTTAAATAATCTGCTTGGTATTCTACCATATATACCATAATTGTATCTTTGAACTCCTATATTAGTTTTTCTACCACTACTAACAAGAACATATGATATGTTAGTATTAGTATTATTAACACAGTATTTGAATAAATCAGATGGTACTATATAGTTCATATTATCCAATCTATAGTTACCAGTAGGATTAGTAGGAGTCTTCATATCATCCTCATTAAAGAATTCATCTGGAATATTAGGATCAACATCTGTTATAGCTCCTGACTGTATATTAGCATACAAAGTACTATTCTGAATTATATCTCCTAGTCCATATACTCCGTCATAGAAATCAATATTCCATATCTTTTTATATGGACTGTAATCAGGATTCTTTATTACTCTACGTATATCTTTATTAGGATTATCTATATACTATGGAATAGAACCAGGATTGTTTGGATCATATGCAGGATTAGGTATCTGATCTCTAGGATCATATGCAGTGTTAACAATATACTCAGATACATTATAGTTCTCATTAGATATTATTAAGTCTCCTGCATCAGCTACACTATTCAACTCTACCTGTTTTCTAGTATAACCTTCCGCATTAGTACTCTAGAAACGTGCTAAACAATAACGCATATCTGTTATACTACTTCGAATAGCTTTAATACTATCACTATATTCTATAGCATTAGGAAGTACCGCATCTGGATCATGTTGACCATCATCAGTAATACCAAAGTTTTCGTCTATATTAAGTCTTAATGCATCTGTATGACTCCAACCTTTAGATGATCTTACTATATCTCTTTCCATATAGAACAGACCATAGGGAACTCCTCCTTCTTTGGAATAGTTACCTTCATCTTCATAGAAAGCATAAGCTACATTAGTAAGTTTACAATTAGTAAATCCTTTTCCTGTTAATTTATATTTGATTGATTGGTTTCTGAAACATCCAGTTATCTGTACAAGATTAGTACAGTCTTGAAATATCGTACCTGGTAATTCATATACCACTCCACTAGAATTAGGAACAGTCATGTTAGCAAAGAAACAAGGACAAGATATTAGATTAACAGCTCCTTTGAATACATCGTATGGATATATCTCATCTGACTCTCTTACAAATGTTCTATTTATTCCTGCTCCATGGAAACACGTACTAGATTGACCAGGTATCTGATTAGTATCTTCAGTATGACCTATATGCTATAGGGTTAGTTTAATCTATCTAAACATACTATTGTGTATAGGGAAATACACTTTATCTCCATCATTAGAAGTTATATAAAAACATCCTAATAATTTGGTTATCTATCTAGAGAATAAGTTACTACTATCAAATTCTGAATTACCACCAAATAGATTGATTAATGATCCTTTAGCTTTAATGTTTCTGAAACTCCAACTAACTACTCTTAATTTTTTGTTATAAGCAAATAATGGACTGTATGTAACATTATTGATACTTTCTGTATCAAAGTTAAACCAACAACCATTAAACATATTTCCTATAGTATCTAGATTAGGAAGATTTCTCAACAGCTTAGATGCTCTAGCATATGCTCTGTGCTATTCTGCAACACTAGCTGATGTTAATGATTCATTACAATTATCTACAAATATAACATTACTATCTCCTTCATTGAACATATTAGACAGATGCGCTAATTGTAAATATTGATTATTGCCTATCTATGCAAAGAATAAATCATCTATATAGAAAGTACCAGCTGTAGTTCTAAACATACTATCACAAGAAACCAACTTCTTTAATGGACTTAATAATCCATTATATGCCGTAATAGTATCCCCAGTATGAGTAGGACTATACATAGGTCCTGTTATTCTAGTAGCATAGAATAAAGTAGAAGCACTAGTCACATTACCACAATACTTGAAAGTATCTCTACTTAATGGATTACTAAAGTCAGTTCTTATATTAGAACAAGAGTGGAACATAGAATTTATATTAACTACATTATCACACAGGTTCAACATATAATAAGCATCATATATGTTTACTTTAGTTCCTACAAAACAATTACTTAGATTATTAGTACCTACTGAGATATTAGTCTCTAATCCTTGATTGTTATTCCATTGTTGTTTACCTTCAACAGTGTCTGTATCTGGTCCATACCACTATCCCCTGGTAGGTTTAATAGTAACATCTGATAACACATCATGTATAAAGAAGTTAGGACAAGTACTGAATACACTACCTGATGTAAGTTTAATGTGTCCAAATACTCTAATCAATGCAGAACAGTTATTGAATGTAGAACTATTAACCACAAAAGGATTAGTCTTACTATTCTTAAACTTAACATATTTAGAGCTGTTATAGTACATATATAGATTAGTAAAGTTAAATGGACTAAGGTCTAATACCCTTTCTCCACTGGCTGTAGTAGCTACAGGATCATTACCAAACTAAAACGCATTAATGTTACTAGAAGATATATTAAGTGTCTTAAGCTTATTGAAGTTAGGAGCAAATTCTATTACATCTGTAGTATTTGTGTTGTCTAGATTTAGTTCTTCTAAGTTAGGAGCACCTACTAAGCTTATTGTTAAACTAGCATTACTACAGTTTGATAATGTTACAGACTTAAGAGCATTAGCATTAGACACATTAAATGTGGCTAGTTTGTTACAGTTAGGAGCGTATATCTTAGTTAACTTAGCACACCCGATAACATTAATACTTGTTAGGTCATTAAGATTACGTAAATCTAATTCTGTTATCTAGTTACAGTTACTTATCTCTACAGACTATAATTTATTACATCCTGTAAAATCTACTTTACTTATAAAAGGTTGGTCTGCCAAAGTTACTCTTTCAATAGCAGAGTTTGTTAAAGTAAGAGTAGATAGAGCTGCATTAGGTAATGCTAAAGATGTAACACAACCATTAGATATATCAATAGTCTTTAATTTATTATAATTCTATACGTCTACTGGGAATGAGTTAACGCCACTATTTCCAGACCAGAAATTAGTATTAGATAAATTTATATGTCTAATATCAGATACAGATTGACCATCTTGTTTCTTAACAAATATAGTAGCAAAGTCAATAGGATTAGATGATAAGGTACTAGTATTCTATACGTCTATTTCAGACATACTAGGTAGCGACATTGATGTCATGAAACCTTGGAATCTAATTTCATCCAGTCCTTTCATATTACTTATCTCAGACATATTGTTTACTGTAATCTGAGTATTAAATGAAGATAAAGACGGTAGATATATATCTGTATCCACATTCTCTTCTATGTAATATCTAGTTTCACTACCTGCTGCATTACCTATATTCACAGTAAGTATAGCAGGACTATTCATTTTAATAGTTAACTTAGAGTTGTTATTCTAAGCACCACCACACTTGAAAGAACCTTTTTCATTGTATGGATAGATAATATTATTATTAGCAAATAAGAATACTCCGTCCATAAACGTCAATCTCTTCTTCAACCAGTCTCTTACAAAGTCATTACGAGTTCCATGCAAGAACTCCACATTCGCATATGACGCAGGGCTATCTTCATCTTTCTAATATTTCGTAAGATACTTAACTCGGTAGTCATAGTTGTATAATAGTTCTCCACAGTTCTTTGTCTAAGCACTAAAGTAGTTTTCAACGAACATAGAAGAACTGGTTAATAATGAACTATTGGTTCTCCATAGATCCCATAATCCATTATAATCACTTCCTGAATATACTCCAGTACTTATGAATCTACTATCTCTTAGAACATCCCACAATCTACTTGAGTATTCGTCATACCCGTTATTAGGATCGTTCTATTTGATTATAAGAGAGTTCACACCCGTAGTAGTATCTGCATTTCTGAAACCGTCTATATATGCCGTCTTAGCAACATTTTCTTCACCAGTATTACTTACTCCATTTGCAGTATCCATATCATAGAAACATGGGTACCACTTATTCATATTCTAATCTGTAGTGGATCCTCCTACATTCCATGATCTTAACACCATATTCTTTCCTAATGAGTCCACAAGACCGAATACTACACATATCATAAAGTATGAATATGCATTTCTAATACTTAGTCTTAAAGTAAGATCATCGGCAAGAGCAGACCAGGATTGCTATGCAGGATATGTAGCTCCTGTTTTTTCATACCCTTTAGTTATAGTGTTCCATCTGTATTTACTTATCTCTTCACCAGTCATACCGGCTAATGTAGTAAACAGTAACTACAGTCTCTACCATATATTGTTGTCAGTTACAGAAGTAGCATCTTGAGTAGCTCCATTATATTTAAATTCTCCTACATGCTATAATACGGTTAAGTCATCCTGCATGAATAGAGCAGTATGTTGTATACCTTCTGGAGTCTCAATAATGTTAGCATTATCTCCAAATTCATATGAGTAAATCTACTATTGATTGATACTACCAAAGTTCTCATTTACTTTATATGCTTCATACTTAGTAATGAAAGCAGGCAATGGTTGATCTACATATTCTCCAGTTACATTCTTAATCTTAGTAGTAAAGTTCTTTAAGAACTTCATACCCATGTTGTAGTAAGCAGCACGTCCTAAGTTGAAAGAATATATACCCAACATCTCTTGAGTACTAGTACCATCGAATTGTATAAGTAGTATGATAGGGAAACCTTCCAAAGTATGTTTGATAGTTACCTCATTATGTACTTCACTAGGGGTTATAGAATCCACAGGACGTCTAGATTCCAATTCCTACATTGGAGGTGTCTTATCAAATAGTACATCTGCATTGTCATTAATCCACTTACCAATAGAAGCATTATTAGCATGAGCGCTATCTACAACGTCAGCTTTCAATGTGAATTGATTCTCAGGCATCCAACTAGCTTTTGGTTGAAATAGCTCTGGTCCAATAGATTTACCTTCATCATCTGTAAGTATTTTATTGAAAGCAATCTCTAAGTTCTTACTTCTGTAACCAGTAGAAGATGTACCTTGAATCTATACAGATACATCTGTAGTAGATACAGCAGATCCGCTAGTTGAGTCTGGATCAAAGTAACTAAGTGTACAACCATTGTACATAGTTGAATTAGGTCCAATAGCTTCATACACAGCTTTAGTAAACCCAGAATTGGAACAGTTTATTAATACTACTGGAAGAGGTGGTTTTCTATTGACATCACCAATAAGACTGTTAAAATTCAATTTAGCATATGTACCAGTAGAGTCATCCCAAAGAGTTGAAGAACTACTATTCTCTGTTATACTAAAGAAGTTCTTTAACTTTAAGTTGTTATACTCTGTAAAATCTACAGAACCTGTACTAGTTAATGTAGCTCTTACTCTAGCATTAAGTGCATTAATAACTATCTGTTTATCATTAAGAGGAGATCTAAACAAGTTCATTTCATAGAACTCTACATCACTGAAGTTACTAGGTTTGTCATTCTAGTAAGTACATCCTAAATATATCTTACTTGATGTACTCCAAGTGAAGTTATCTTTAATCTCTCTAGCTACATTCAATACACCATTAACAAATATCTTAACTTCTTTATTACTTTGGTCTACTACAAAATCAAGAGTATTTACAGTGTTTTGTTGTATCTTACATGATATACTTTCCTTAATAGCTCCATCTGTGTACTTCCATATTACATCTTCTAGACTTACTATAATACCTTCTTGAAAGCTATTGTCTGATGAATAGTCTCCTATAAAGAATACAGTTCTGTCATTGTACGGATGTAAATCTGTTTTAAACGTAGTAGATATAGTAAAACCTAATCTAGACCAGTTTGCATTATCTGCTATAGAACTAGCGAATGGCTATAGGTCAACTACACCATATGCTTCTCCAGCTAATCTTAATTTACTCTAACCATCTTCATTTAAGAAACCTGATAATATACCATTAGTATCGTATACATTAAGATTAGTAGTAACAGATTGTTCCTCCTATTGACCAGGCATTATAAAGTTTGGAACAATGCTAGACCATACTTTAGCAGATGTTTCTTGAGGAAATGTAGCCTGTTTAATATTCCACTGAGCGTACATGGTATTGTTAGGATTCTATGTAGGGATCAAACTTTGATCTGCAGCGATTACATTACATCTGATTATAGTATCTGTTATAGGACTACCTTTCTCAGACCAGCATCTTAAAGTAATTTTATAGTCTCCTAGGTACATTTCTTCCTATGGAATAGACCAACTAAACACTTGAGCTTTACCTCTAATCACATAACTATTAGAGTTGAAATTACTGCTATCCGCATCAAAGTTACCTATATCATTTATTATGGTACCTCTCTGTATTCTTAGAGCATAGTATATAATAGATACTCCTGCTAGATAAGGAGTAAATGAGAATGATATATTACCAGATTGTGCAAACTCAGTAGGTTCAATTCCAGATTCTATGTCTGCTTGTGTGGTTACTCCATCTACTAGTACTACTAGTGTCTAACCATCTTCTACTACTACTTTGTTAGTTATCACATCAGAATTGATTACCTGAGTATCTACTGATGTAGTAGCCTAAGCAGATATAGTATAAGAACTACCGGCAGTTGGAGTAGCACCATCAAATAGATCAAAGAAGTTAACATCTAATAGTTTAGGTTCTACAGAAGTAAACTTACCTACAGAATAACTCTTAGATATACCATTAGTAGTATTAGTAACAATAAGAGAAGTCTCTGAACCTAACACTTTATTTGTTATCTTATACGTGATATTATATGGTAATCCAATAGTTGCAGTTACAGATGTTACTGAAGATTCTAGGCTAATAGAAGATTCTACTACTGTAAGTAGATACGGTGTAACAGATATACCTTCTGCATTCTCAGCAGTAACTACTATACTATGACTAGCTGAATTTGAGAACTATGCAATATTAGGAATATCTAATGTACCTTGCACAGAAGAATAACCAATCTGTTTACTGATTATAGTGTTACCATCTAGTGATACAGATATATTATACTTCTCATTTGGCTTAGTAGAACTAATAAGATAGTGTAGTGTCAGTTTGGTCTATGTTGAATACAAATAGTTTACACCTTCATTAGTCACAATACTACCATCAGTTAGCTTTATAGACGCTGTGGTTCCACCACTGCCTCCTCCGCCACCAATAGTACCATTCAATACTACCCAACTAAGATTACGTTTAGTCTCTTCTACTTTGTCATCCATGTCTACTAATACTTGATTAACAGACTTAAAGGTTTGACCCTCATCTAAAAAGTGAGGGTCTGTAACCATGATACCAGAAGCATTACCTGAAGAGATTATATCCCAAGTGCCGGTAGTTTCATTATACTTTCTTAAATTCATTTTGTTATAACTATTACGTCATTACCACTATTAATTTCTCCATTTCCACCTATGGCTGTAGGAGGATTGCTGCTACTGGGTATATTTACATTATATTTACCAGCAGAAGTAAATAAGTAATTAATCTTTTTAGTAATGCACTGAATATTACTAGCTGTTACTTTATAAATAGTATAGAAAGGATATCTTTGCCCAGCATTTACTTTAGCTGTAATATCTGTTTGACTAGTTTGAGTAATAGTAGCTGGGAAGAAGTAGTGATCCCAAGGAGTATAAGGGGATGGCAACTCCTTATTAGAAGTGTGTTTATAACCTGTAGCTTGATTAGTAATGTATACAGGAGCAGTTATCCTATCTACTAACTCAAATGTACATAAGTGCTTCTGAGTCTTATATGCATCATTACCAATCCATGTAGATGGGAATAATTGACCTTCTAGTTGTGGATCTGAATTATCGGCAGCAAGAGTAGTAGTACCAAATGATTCTTGTAGCATCTCTGCTGTTACTTGAATAATAGGTTTCATAGTGCTAGCTGGATTCTCCTTCAATGGGAATGTAGCTGCATATGTATGTTTATGTCCACCTATAGCCAATCTAATATCATTTTCCTAACAGAATTTACTAAACCAATACTTATTATCAGCTGTAGTATTATAGTTCAAGTGACTACCAGATCTTTCAATCTTACTGTTTTCTGTATTATCCCAATAGAACTTACTGATCACATTCTGGGTAATAATAGTAAATGGTAACTCATGAGTAAATGCTATCTTCCATGTCTTATCAGAATTCTTATTAATATCGTTCTGACACCATGTTTTCATATTAGAGTATACCAAACCGTTTGTACTCAGTCCATATACATTCTTCTCAGTACCATCTGTAATCTCAGAATTGATAGCCATGAAGTGTACATTGCCATAATTGAATGAATATAGAGAATCAATGAATACTTCCTTACCCTCAATGTTGAAAATAGGAGGATTCTCTTCATCCATTTCAAAAGTATAGAAGAATGATAAGTTCTTAGGATTAATCTTTGAACTGTCACCTCCATTACCTAACTGATAAATGTTGGCAGGACACAGGTCATTATTTCCAATTACTGGCATTTCCTCGAAATCCTTCATAGCTTGTCTACCTGTATAGTAGTCAATCCATTCGTTAACACGATTACCATTTTGAGTCATATCGCCAGTATTTACTGTGAACTCCATATCAGCTACATTGTCTTTGATGTATTCAGCAGATGATTTCCATATCTGATATTCATCCCATCTAAATCCCTATTGGTCTGATACTTGAACAAAGGTGAATTCATCTGATCCTTCACGTACAGTAAAATGTAATACTTCACTTTCGTAATTCTCATCTCTAACTACCTTGTAATCGTATACTCCAGCACTTAGATTTTTGATTATTACTTTATGAGTAGTGAATGCTGTACCATCGGTAAACTCAGATCTAATTCTATTATAATACTTTCTAATACCAGATTCATTTTTGAATGATTCTACTTTGTTCCATTCTGATTCTCCTTGCTTCTTATACCATAAGAATTCGTCGTGATACTCAGTAGATATCCAGTTAAAGCATCTAGTAGCATTAGGAGCAGTTGCCTGAATACCAAAAGTACATGTAATATAGTTCGGTTTAGTAGTATCTAGTTTGGTTTTATTATAGAATATATTTTTATGCTCATAAGTAGCCTTAGGAGTATAAGATTCTATCATAGGAATAATATCTTTAGTCAAATCTACGAAATACCAATCATTAGCATTATTTCTCTTATCCAACGATTTAGTAGCTTGACTTACTGGGTCCATACTATAATACTTAGTAAATAATCTGTTGGAATTAAGATAAGCATATGGATTATTTTCTTTAGCATCAATAGTATCTGCATCACCGGCATTTTCTTTATTTAATCCCACTAAATCTATATATCCTTTACTTACTTTATAACTTCCTCCAACATTACTATATGGAGATGCTACACTAGAAGGAGTATCACCCCAAGTAAGATAAAACTTTGCTTTAGTATTATCAAACTTAATTAACTGTCCGTCTTTAGCATACCATTCCATATCATAACTGTTTACTTTGATACGAGTAGTATTTGCATCCATTACTGAGCATTGCGCTCCTCTAATAAGAAATGTTTCTCCTTTTTTAATTAGCCCTTCAAGGGGAAGAACTTCCCAATTAGTACCACCACTAGAGTACTATAACGATAGTCCATTTAGATTAATATCCGCATCAGTTAGATTGGATAATTCTACAAAATTATGTGAACAGTAATTATAGCTATGTTCATCTGCAGTTAGTCCTCCGCAGTATAAACTATTAATATATAATTTCTGTAAATACAAAGAAGTTACATACACCCAGCCAGTACTAGGATCTGTTTGTCCTCCAGTCGGTTCTGCTTGAGGTGTATCGAGTTCTTTCATGTATATAATAAGCTTACCGTCATTACTTACTTTAACACGGTAAGTTTGTCCACTAGGTGCTACAAATCCAATGTAGTCTAGTTTATCTAAATCGTCTTTAGTCATGCCTTCTTCTCCTGGGTCTGGGTCTTCACCTCCACCACCACCAGATTTATTAATCCAGACTAGACTTCCTTCACTCTTGATATAAAGTCTTTGGGTATCGGTACACCACAATAGTTCATTATTTAAAAATTTATCTTGGTTCTCTAATAGATCCGTATACTTACCAGCCTTAATACATAAGTGTTTAAGGTTAGGTATCATCTCCTCTGAGTATGCTGGATACTCTGGATCTCTAGGAGTATTGGTTCCTATATACTTTAGATTCTATTCCTAATATTCTACAGGCTGTTCTGGAGTTACTTTAGTAATCTCGTCAGCTGCATTATTAGTAAAGTCACCAGAACTTAACTAGTTATTGAATGCATATTCATACTTCTTTATAGTCTTCTGAATAGCATTAACAGCTTGTATAAGACTCTGTAAATCTTCATTTACATACTCTGGTATGGACTTCTCTGAATCATCTGCCCATATATCGTTGATGTCTAAGGGAGGAGTATCAGATATAACAATGTTAGTATTATTATGATCATCGCCGCCAGTAGACCAACCTTTACTATTATTTCTATTTTCCCAACTGGTCAATCGGTAGTATGTATGCCTATCTTGTACATACCATTCCTAACCTATAGCGTCATTATTACTGTTGTCTTTACTTTCACTAAGTATAGCATCAGCAATAGAGAATAGATCATTCGTAGTAGGTACTTGTCTATGCCCAGAAACCTATGTCGCATTAACTGCTCCATAGGCTTTAGGGTTATTACTACCAATCTTCGACGGGAATGTGATTATACTCTCTGTCATTTAAAGTTCAGTTTAGCACTAGTAAATGCTCCTGGATTAGCAGAAGTATATACTCTCATTGTTAATTTAAGTCCTGTATCAGTCGTGAACTATTCTTCACTATAAATGAATGCTTGTGTTATATTATATGCATCATTCTAAGTAATAGTAGTTAGTTTAGGAAAACTACTAGGATACTTATATACAAAGTACTCACTACCACTTGTTGTTACATTAGAGATAGTTAAATTATTAGAAGATACTAACTATTTATTTAATTTTCCATTTACTCCATAATATACAGGATATAAGAAATTAATCTTACTATTTACAGTCTACTTATCATCTCCAGTAGCTGGAACCAAAGAACCATCTATTATTTCGTATCCAGTCTTAGGAGCTTTAAGTGTAACATAATAATTAGCATTAGACAGTACTTCTATTTCTACTGTGGGAGATTGTACTCCATCAGAAGTTAATTCATCAAATACATTACTTTCCATAGTTTCTGGATTTTTATAGTCACTCTTAGAACTCCACATGTAGCTACCTGTCCATTTATATACATCACCTATTTCTGCATTTATTGACAGAGAAGTGCTAGTAGTGCCAGTTCTGTTATTCATCCATGTTACTAACATAGTAGGTTTAACCAAAGGAGTATTTGTCTCCATATCTCCACCACCAGTACTTTTGACTTCACTCCACTGCGCATTCTATCTAGCGTATTGCTTACCATCAATAGGAGCTTCTTCCACTCCATCTCTTACTTGGAATATATTATAGATTACTCTGCCGTAAGAGCATTCTGGTTCTTCATAAGGAGTAAACAGATTACATACAGTAAAGAGCCCTAGAGGAGAATCTACGCCTATATGCCTATTACAATGACAGATCATATCTTTTAGCATCTATCTATCTTGAACTAAATCTACTTTGTTAAGTAAAGATTCTAGTTCGTTAATACATATAGATGCTAAAACGTCTCTGTAGTTTATTTTAACAGAGTATCTTAGCTATTTGTCTACTATGTTTTTCATTAGAGTTGTATCATATTGTAATTAACACTTCCTACTGTCCAAGTTACATTAGTAGTTATTCTGTTTTGCCCTGGCTGTATAAGAGCTATTTCGTTTACATAACCTGCATTAGATAATCCATCAAAATCTACAGGAGTATCATCTGGCACTCTCACTCTTCTCAGTGTAACAGAACTATATTTATCTGGTAATATTACTCCATAATATAAACTATTAAGATAACTAAATGCTCTGAAACAACCTGAAAAATAGTTTGTTATTAAAAGTGGAGTATCCGATACATTAGTAATAGTGTATGAAGACCATTCTTTTTCAGGATTACCTGAATTATATATCCAACCACTACCAACACTTACGTGCTAATGGGTATTTTTCCCCATAAGATCATCTACACTTCTATTAACACTTATAATACCTCCGCCATATTCTAAGAAGTAAGAATCAGAATTAGTAACCAATTTAGCCTATTCTTTATATGAACCTTTTACATAAGCATTACTAGCTACTATTTTTCCAGTAAGTCCGTCTATGTATAGATTAGGCTAAAAGTTTCCTGAATCAGGTCTGTCTGGATTGAAGTTTTCATAGTCACTAGAACTATTACCACTTCCATCTTTACCTTGTTGACTAAACATATAGTCTCCTTTGAATACAAATTTACCTAGAGTACCATTATCAGCTATGAGAATCTTAGCATATACTGCATCAAATTGTTCCATAGGTATCCAAGTAGCATTGTCTCCAAATTCTTCATAGTTATCCTAAGGAGTTTTATTTTCATTTGCAGTACCTAACCAGCTAGTAGTCTTATTCATTACCCAGTAACCTTCTCCATGTAATACATACGGAGCTTTAGTATCTGTAGCTGTATAAGTTACAGTAGCATCATATATACCAGCTGGGTATACTATTCTACCATCTCTACCGTCTTTACCATTAGTACCGTCAGATCCGTCAATACCATCCTTTCCTCTGAATAAACTCCATGTGTATACCATAGGATCCGTACTTTCAGTAGCTGTATTATTATTCACTGATATACCTATATACTTAGTATTATCATTAGGTATATCGTATATAGTGCTACTAGATGAAGTAGGTAAAGTATCAGCGTACTTGATCCATGTGTATAATGTTTCACCATCGTCACCCTTTGGACCAGCTACGCCTTCTTCACCTTTTATCTTAGACCAAGTATAATCATCAGGATCATTAGACTCTATAGCTGTATCTTTATTGTACGCTAAACCGATATAGTCCTTACCATCTGGGAAGTTACTTATACCACCACCACTAGCAGTATCAGCATATCTAATCCAAGTATAGTAAGTTCTACCGTCTTCACCTGGATCACCTTTAACTCCTTGTGGTCCTTGTTTACCAGTATCACCCGTATCGCCTTTGTCTCCTTTATTCTTCTACCATTTATATACTAATGGATCTTGAGGGTCAGCTACATTATGGTCTGCACAAGTACCTATGTAAGCTTTGTTGACAGAACCAGATACTGTAAATCCTATTACTTCTGTTACTTCTCCAGATTCATTAGTAACTACACCATCTGCGAATGCTATGTGTACGTAAGCTGAATCTCCAGCAGGGCCTTTAATACCACCTACATTGTTCCATGTCAATCCATCCCATACGTGTAGATCTCCATTTACTACATATGCATCACCTATGTTAGCTGATCCAGGAAGTTCTTCTACTGAAGATACACTACCTTTAATATTGATAGAAGTACCATCAGCACCATCCTTACCGGGTTCTCCTTTCTCTCCCCATTTAGCCCATAAAGCCGGAGTACTAAATTCACCCCATGTATTGTTCTAGTACTTTCTTTGACATACCCATTCATACATGTTATCTGCATTTACTCCACTAGGATTATCAGTCCAACCTTCTGGTACAAAGTCATCTTCTTGTGATACATCTGTAGGTCTATCAGGTGCTTGGTTAGTAATAGTTCTTTTGTAGATATACTCTACACCATCACCGTCTCTACCATCTGATCCCCATTTAGCCCATATTGTTGGAATACTCCAATCTGACCAGATATCATCTGTCTTAGTTCTAACACACATCCATTCGTATTGCATAGTAGAACTAATACCTGATGGATGATCTGTCCAACCAGCTGGTACATCTCCATCTACATTAGGACTAGTAGGTTTATCAGCTTCAGTAGGTTGTCTGTTAGAAGTGCAATATATGAACTCTATAGATTTACCATCTTTACCATTCTCTCCATCTTCTCCAGTTAGTCTTACTGGGGGAGCCCATACACCATTGATTGAACCTGTTGGTAGGAATTGTGCCCATGACATCCATATAGTACCTACTAGATTAGAGTCTGTAGTATACCAACCGGTAGGTGGTGTAAATACATTGTTATCTGGATCCCAGCTACCTCCTGTAGGAGTAGTAGGAGTTATTTCACTAGATGTAAATATAAATGCAGTAAAGTTAGCTGATATACTTTGTCCATCGTCTCCTTTATCACCTTTATCTCCCTTGTCACCTTTTTCGCCTTTCCACTCACGCCATTTACCTAGAGTCTCATCTGCTGAGTTACTAGAGTTAAATTTGTAGTGTTTGTTAGTTGCAACACAATAAGATATATGTCCTTCATCTATATCACTATCTGGACAAGATCTCATCTCTTGCAGCGTAGCAAATGAATCTCTTGCGAAATTAGGCAATTTACTTCTGTGATCAAAATTATCTATAATCTGTATCATATATCTTTAATTAAATGTTATCTTGTAGTTAGTTACAGTAGATGGAGTCTTAAGTACATATACATAGTACATCTCATTGTTTACAGCTACTTCAGTATGTTCATAGGAATCATTAAGATTCTGATTGTTATAATCCCTAATATTAGTTAATATACCAAATGATTTAGGGTATGCGTAACAGTTCTTCTGAGCATTCTGTGTAAATGCAGGAGTAGTATAAGTCTTAGTATCTTTAATGATATCACCACTAGACAGGTTCTTAATAGCGTCTTCTGTGGGTGTAAAGTTACTTATTACTACACCAAAGTATGAAGGATTAACAAATACTGCTTTTGCAGTACCAGTATACTCTACTCCAGCTTTAGTAACTACTACAGTATAAGTAGTGTCTGTAGATACATCTAAGTACGTCTTACTAGTCTAATTAGTAGCAATAGACTCGCCATTGATCTTAATATCATCAGGAGTATCTTCAGTAGATCCTTGAGTAAATGTCCATCTAACTGTTACTGAAGTAGTAGTACCTTCTTTATATACTCCACCTCCTGTTACAGTTAACTTGTATGGGAACATAGCTTGTTCTAGTCTATCTACTCTAGCTTCTAACTCTGATAGATCTCCACTGCCAGAACCAGATTCTAACCATGTACCGTCAAAGGTAGCATCACCTTTACGCGTAACAGTACCATATGCAATAGTATCTGTACCAGTTAATGTACCTCCATTAATAGTACCACCTTTGAAATATATTGCACAATCTTCTGGCATAATTATAGTTTCACCTCCCAAGTAGAAGTCATACTCAACTACATACAATGTGTGAGCTTCGAAATCATCTTGAGTAAGTATATTGTTCTTTCTCTTGCGTAGTATCTTATAACCCATACCACTATTCTCTAGTGGCGCATACTCCTTATCAGCAAACTTAATACGTAGATTTTCATCAACCATTAAGTCTTCATTATCAGCTGTAATTATACTTAAAGGTTGCCAGTACGATCTATTATCAATACTAACGTTAGCAGGTACATCCTTAATAGATATAAAGGATCTGTATGCTGAGTCATATACTAAGCACAGTCTATCGTAGGATTTAGCACTATCGTGTAATCCATCTGTTGTTAAGGTTACTTTACCAAGTAATTTTGTGTACTCCATTATAGAACAGTTTAGTATCAGGTTTATTGAAGTCCGTCACATTATCGTCATGAAAGGTAATCTATTGATCTGTCATATCTACTTCTACAGTAGGGTAATCAACATAATCAGATATTAGTACTAAGTTACCTTTATAGTCTACAGTAACGAAAAAGAATTGATCTAGAGGACGGATACATTCATTGTTACGCTTGCAACATTTACAACGAGCACACCCCGTTAATACATTTCTAGCATCCATTACCTTCATTTGTTTTACTAACATTAACGCCCATTAGACGTGTCAAATCTAAATAATACTGCATTGCTTCTTTATTATGAGAAGTAGCAATAGCCTATTCTAACAACTGTCTTTTGAACACTAATATCATTATTTTCTACATCTACTTATCGTCTAAGCAAGTGCTACAATAACTATGTAACATCTTAATCTCAGCATTATATAACGTATTAGGATCGTATACGATTCCGTCTATGTAATCACTTACATAATTCTCGGTAGTACAATACATCTTGATATACTTCATGTTACCATCAAAGCTACTAATCTTATTAGATGTAATACTAATTTCATAGTTATATACAGTAGTTACCAATTCTGGCTCGCCTTCTTTAACTATCTATCTTACTGTAATAGTACTATTAGTGCTGTCAAACACGTAGTCTTGGAGCTCAGGATCGTCACTGTACAAATTGTCGATGTTGCTACATTCGTTTACATAAATAGTATGACCTATCTAATCTCCAACGATAGATACATCTGATACTACTTCGAACTTAAGTACATCGTCTTTTATATTTGCGTTTACTATTTTATTCATATTATCAAAATAAAAAAAGTGGAGTGGGAAGGAATAATCCAACCCGCCCCACTTCGTTATTACAGTAATTTATTATTAGGCTGCTTTACCAGAAATAAATGCTTCGATACCTTTAGCAACGATAGAATTAGCAAAACCACTTGAATGCTTAACATACAATTCAGTAGTAAGCGGAGTAGTTTTGATATATTGGTTATCATTACTCAAGTACAGATTATCATTTTCGATAGTAATGTAATCGTAAGTAGCACCTTCTTCTACCATTCTAGCCTGTTCTACTTCGGGATATGCACCAGTAAATACATGACCTTGGTAACCCATGAAGCGTACTTCAGCATCACGTACTTGTTTCCAGTAACCTTTACCCGGTGTACCAGGAGTTTTAACAATAGTAGCACCCGGAATAGCCATCGGCTGATTGCTCAACAGAGCACCCGGAATAGTAGTGTAAAGAGTAGCTTCCATGCTAACTACTGAGTATTCACTCAAAGAGTAAACGCCTTCGTTATCATCTTTTTCCATTGCGGTCAAAGTAATAACAGCAGCAGAAGCTTGAGCCTGAATTCTACGATTTTTGTGTTTGTTGATTTTCTTAACGATAGCAGCAGCTAAATCCTCAGCATCAGCAGAGTTAGCGTATACTTCATAAGTATGGGTAAACTGACCCGGTGCTTCATAGATATCTTTGTATACCATTCTCAGTACATATCTGTGACCAGCAACGATCTCAGCGTCAGTAAGAGTGATAACAATTTTATCTTGAACAGGAGCTACATATTCGCCAATTACAGCAGATGGTTTAGAAGCCTTCTGGATTTCATTACCGAATTTAATATTAGCTTTCTGTGCAACTGTGCCATCCGGCATAGTTACATTGATCTTGTTCTGAGCTACACCTACATACAAAGAAGTAGCGTTTACTGCATCAGCAGCTGTTTTAATGATAGCTCTATTCTGGTCGAACAAAGCAACGTCACCTGCTGAAAGTGCATCAGCTGTAGTATATGATGCAGGCAGATTCTTACCGATTAGAATATAATCTACGTGTTGTAACATGTTGTTTTAATTATTTAGTTTAACAATGCGCGCTCATGTCAACTTAATTCATCTTCTACTTTCCTTATTTCAGATTTCCACGTCGATGAACGCTTATTAATCGTCAGATCTATCTGACTTAGTTGAAGCAGCTTCTGATAGATATAGTCTAACCGCAGCATCAACAATTTCTTGGTGAGTTACTTCAGGTAACTCTGTGTATTCTTCTTTCAGATTACTACCTAAATCTTTAGGATTTCTTAAGTAAGTTACAATATACTTAGTAATACCATACTTACCATCAGTTATCAAGACTATCTTGTTCTCCGTATATAAGCGAACAGGTCTGGCTTGATTATGGTGTAAGTGGTATTCTGACAGACTGTTTTCTAGAATTCTGTCTACTGTTTCTATAGTAGCTTCTAACACGTCTCTTGTCCTAACTACTAAGAGTGGGCAAGCATTAGAATAAATATCAATATAAACTTCTTCACCTACTGTAAACACATAATCTTCAGGATAGTCTGTTAACCATCTATTATCTTCTGTACTAAAGTCAGATTTAGTGTATATCTTCTTACTTACTAAAGTACGTAGTTTATCTGTTATTTCTTGGTTCTGTTGGAAAACTCTATATAATGACTTAACATATTCATCTTTACTCCTATTGATATAATGGAATATCATATCTGAAGTAAGCTTAATAGTAGTATTATATCCCGGAACTATACTCTACAACTATCTTTCGAATGCTATTTGGAATTGTCTTTCGGTCATAATTATTCAGATAATTGGTTCAACTATAGTTTGGTTGATGTTCTTTGAGATTCAATATTCTCTAATGCTAACACTACAGCTCTGTTAATTATCTCATTCATTACATCATCTGGTAAGTCTAATTCACTATCAGGCTTGGTATAATCAAATGGTGTAGGTTTCTTGATATAAGTAATATCAACTGCATATTTACCATCAGTAGGTTTATACTGATTCTCTTGCATCATGATAGGATCTACATATATGAGTAAATCATTATCTTCTAATACGGCAACTGGGAATTCCACCCATGGTATATTATTATAGGTCTACTTAAATAAACCAGCTGTATTATGATCCACTAGTAAGCAATTAGTAGGGTAATTACCATACTTCAATTGAATACCCCATATAGTGAATCTCTCCCCGTCATTATGCACATTCTCTAATAAGAATTCATTATACTCTGTATTAGTAGCAGATATATTCTTATCTGTACGTACTAAAGCATCTAGTTCTGAGATTCTCTATTGAGATCCTTCAAAGCCTATCTTAAGTATATTGTTGCCGCTTATCTTATTACTTAAGATCTCAATCTAAGCTTGATTAAGAAATAAGTCTGTCTCCTAAGGTAGGAATGCAGGAGCACCACCGAAGGCAACTCCCTAAGCATTCTTATCTAGGATAACTTTAAACTAAATATGTGCAGTACGGTTATTCATTATTTAGACTTAATTTCATTAAGTATTGCCATCTTAATGTCACTGTTCTTCTTGTCTTTCAAGTAAGCAATAACATCTTCAAGACCATTACCAATCAAGTCAGTACCAAAGTAATAATTAGCTCTGTTCTTTCTGATAATGTTTTTAGAGATGGCTTCTTCAATTACGAAGTTAATTTCTTTATTAGGATTATCAACCCACTTCAACATGAAGTTCTTAGGTGACTCTTCAATCTTCTCTGCCATCTTAGCTTCTACAAGCTCATTAGACATAGTATCAGACTTAATACCATAGAGTCTCAAACACTTACGCATATCTTCAATAGACATCTTATCCATTTCTCTATATGCTTCACGTTTAGCTTTGTTGATTCTATTGGTTTCTTCTGCCTCATTGTCACTGTTAGTCATTACATAATCAGTAGAGGGTTTAATCTTATTAATACCATCTGCTACTCTTTTATGACTCTTCAGGAACAGATATTGAAGTTCATCATAAGGGTTTTCTGTATGCAGTATCATACCGTCTCTACCTATCTTGCAACCGAAAGTTTTCCAAAACTCACTAGTTGATGACAGCTGTCCTTCTGCATAACCAATTTCTTTTTCTAGACGTCTAGCGTCTTCTTCTGTAAGACCTGTGTAACGGTTACCTGATCTTGTCCAATAAGATCCAACCCAATCAAAACACGTAGGCCATTTAGTAATACCAGTCCAAGGATTACTTTTAATAATTTTAACGATTACTTCCATAATATAAATATTAGAATATCCAGTTATAAGGGTTTGGGGCCCGAAGGCCCCTTTGTTCACAGAGAGATTAACTCTTACTCTGCCTCCATGATAAGTTCACCGCAAGCTCTTGGATCTCTCAACATAATACCCATTTCACCAAGGAAGTATACGGTATAACCGTCCTTACCATTAGATCTCAGAGTATTCTTAGAATTAGCATAACCAGACGGAGCAACAGCACCACCAGTATACCAAGTTACGAACTCACGACCTTTACGAACTACTTTTACGATGTTAGCTTCACCATCACGTCTACCAAGATCCAGGAATGTTATACGATAAGATTCCAGAGGTTTCTTAGTAACCGGATGTAACTTACGATTGTAAGTCAAGTCATCATAAAGTGGGAAATATTTCAGAGTCAATTCGATTCCATTGGTCATCTTGTAAGTCTTGAATTGACCACCGAAAGTCAAGTTATCACCAGAACCAGTTACGAATACTGTATCAATCAAGTTCATGTTAACAACTTTTTCTTTCAAGATTCTGTCGAATTCTCTCATACCCATTTCACCAGTCAAACCAACAAACTTACGTTCGTTAGTACCCAGTACATTGTAAGAAAGATCGAACAAGAAATCTTCCAACAGTTCTGCTGTCAATTCAGTGTAATAACGTCTATTTGATGGAGCAATTTGTTCCAGCAAACCAGCACCAATAAATACTGGACGACCGTTAGTACCTTTCAGGTTACAAGAACCATCTTTGTTTACATTGTTTTTCATGTAAACCAACATTCTTTCACATCTCTTATACCACTCACGCATAGCAACCCATTCCTGATAGTCTGCCCACAAGTAAGAAGATTTACCTGTTTTAGGATCTTTCAGGGCGATAGCCATAACTGTAGAATAAGCTGAACCAGTAATATCATAGTTAATACGAATTGTCGTCAGATAATTACGCATTTTGAAATGAGTATTATAGTTCAGGATATCACCTTCTTCACTGTATTCTTCTACAGCAGAAGCAAGACGTGATACTTGGCTACCCGGAGTCAGCAAGTCAGCAGGGATATAAGATGAAGGTTGTCCGTCTGCTACGAAGCAAGTGTAAACCCAAAGGTTACCATCTTGGTAAGGAGCACCAGCTACACGTACTTGGTATTCTTTATCGTCGAATTCCAAGATAGCTGTAGGACCGAACCAGTTATCTTCAAGCCACAATTGGATAGGAGTATTACCCAGACCCGGAGTAGAATCAGAAGTAATAGCATCACCATTCCATTTTGCATCTCTAATTGTAACTGCTCTATCAGCATCAATCATTACACTCCACTCCCAGCTCGGTTGGTCAATCGTCATAACGTTACCAAGACCACCTGTCAACATATCCAAGGAAGTGTTGTAACCGCTATCCTTAGTTCCGAATACATAAGACAATACGGTAGCAACCTGATATGGGTTCTATTGCGAAGCTGCACTGATTTTGGCAGTGTCAATCAAGTCTGAAAACCATTTACCTTTGTATAAAACTAAGTTATTTAGAATATTATTATCCATAAAATACTAGTAATTTTAATTTATTTAGTTTATTATTAATTTACACGCAACTGCTGCGCAAAAGACTTCCACATATCTATATCGCTAGTGTTGTCCGTTTTCTTCGTCTTTCTACTTACTCCAGTTTTATTCAAACTATTTTTGAACTTACTGATAGCGTCACTAGAACCTTCGTTCTTTGCAGCTTTAAGTAGTGTATCGCCTTTCATTGTAAAGTAAGCAGACTCGAGTAAATTCTTTACGCTCTTGGACCAGTCTTTCTGGTACTGTGTCTTACCATCAGCGTCGGGTTTAAAGATATACTCTAACAGTTGTTTCTTATCCTTTTCCGGAATTTTGATACCGCGTATATCTTGCATACCTTTTATTTCGTTGACAACGCTATTAAAATACTCCTGTTGACGTCTAGCAGCTTCCTTAGCTTGGTTTTCTTGATCTTTCAATAGCTGTTGTTTCTTATTCTCTCTGATCTCTTTCAGAGCTTCTAAAGCATCTTCTGCTTCATCTTCAAGTAATCCAGCATCTTCATACTTAGTAAGTTTCTTATCAATCTGCTTATTACTATAACCTTTTTCTTTAAGGAACTCTTTAAGTATGATCTTCTGGTTTACTTCATTGTCTTCAATGCTAAAGTCTTCTAGATCAAGTTCACCATCAATCTCAAAGTAATCTCTCAAGTTACCGCCATTCTTTACGAAATTATCCAGTGCTTCTACTTCTTCACTAGCATACTGTGGTACTGAATTCTCTTCAATTACTGCTTGGAAATAGTCTACCAACTCTTCAGGTGTACTAGGTACTTCATCATCGTCACCCATTTCCCATCCGAATTTCTCTGCCATTACACCAAAGAATGCACTTACTGCATTACTATCTGGTTCATTAGTAGGTTCTTCAACTACTTCTTCTTCGATCTCTTCTTCAGATTCTGGTTTCTTATCCTCTTTCTTACTTTCTTTTTTAGGCTCTTTAACAGGTTCTTCAACTACTTCTTCCTGTTTATCATCCTTTGTATCCTCTTCTTTCTTAGGATTACGCAATGCTTCCAGCTCCTCGTCTGTCATTGATTCACCTACACCATCTAGGATATCTTCATTGTTATCATCATTGCCAGCGGGCTGTGTTTCTTTCTTAGGTACATTAGCTCCTGGCAGGAAGTCTTCAAATACTTCAAAACCGTTTAATGTAATTTCGTCCATAATTATATATAATTAGATTATTTTTTCTTTCTTCCTTTGTGTTTCCATTTCTTAGCATTCTGTGCAAAGATAGCACGTTTGCGTGTCAATGGATTCTTACTATGAGTAAGTTCTTCGGTACTCTTACCTGTTCTCTTTTTTAAAGCATTGAACTTACCTCTGTTTTTCTTTTTGATATGTATACCACCATCCTTATAACTAGGTATCGGATACTGAGGTAGTATCAGTGCTGTGTCTATCAGGTCGCTCATTTGATAGGTCCTCCCAATTTATATATTTAAGTATTACTGTGTTTAGAATCTCAACTAATTCTTCTTTAGTAAATAAGTCGGGGTCTTCTAAAGAGCGCACTTCTATTTCTGATAGTTCTGGAGAGTATTCGGAATGTCTTTTTGGATTAAATAGAGGTTTATTTTCTTCTTTTCTTATTTGCTCCATAGACTCGTCATCTAGGATAAGATCATAAGTACCACCATTTTTGAACTTATTTACATAGTCTTCCTGAGTTAGGATTGCTCTCGCGTACTTCAAGAAATCAGTTTCTAAGTAATTATTAGCCTTAGATATTGTTTTCATACCATATCGCGATTTGAGTCAGTACTAACTACAGGAATCATATTAAAGTCCTCGTTAAACAACTTAGGACTTCTATAGAGATTAAAGATTGCTTTAATGTTGTTAAAGCTTTCTCTAGGAGCTTCTAATAAGTCTTGTCTAAGATTCTTATAGCTTCCCGTATAATTTCCCTTATTCAGTTTACCCTTCTCTTGCAGATAGCTTCTAAACTGATTCATGTAACTCTTGATTTCAGTACCCTGTAATATGTTATTATACATTTCTCTTGTCATATTCGGATACATCGTCTTGGCTTGATTAAAAGGTATAAACTTACTCTTATCTCCAAGCTTCTTTAAGAATTCATTATTCATTCCAGCTGCACCGTCAACCAAGTGACCCATTTCATGAAGTACTACACTATTAGGAATATCTTCAGGAGTCTTTATTATATCTCTATTAAAATACATGGTAGTACCCTTAGCTGGAGTTACCTGAGCAGCTATAGTTGGTCTTTCCATCTATTTATACTGTGGTTCTGGAAGTTTGAAATATTCGTTGATGTCTACGTACTTATCTAGCATACTATCGTACACTTTAAGATAATCTGTACCGTATTGTTCATCAACTTGTTTTGCCCTCTTTCTAGCGTAAGGTTCTTGCATCAACTCATAACTTCTGTTACGCTGATCCGTAATCTCCTCTACAACGCTCTAAGGCATGGTGCTGTAAGCCTCTTGTTCATTAAGGGCTTTACTAATTACTTTCTACTTATAATTAGGATCTACTTTAGGGATATAAGTACTCTTTGGTTTAGTTGCAGATCTTCTGAACAGTTTATTACCACCGGTAGGCATAAACGGTATCAACCCCATTGCAGCTAATCCAGCACCTTCCCAGTCTGACTACTTAATAGAACTGTATATATCATATGCTGATATTGCATCTCCAACTGGAGTCATGTTAGCAGCATCTTCAATATCACCTACAGGCTTCAATCCTCTGACGAATGGTTTCCCAGTGAATCTATCAATTTCATCAGTACTATTGTCATAATAATCATCCAACTGACTTTCAGTATACTTACGACCATATCTATCCTTATATAATTTACCCTTATATGGTTGAGGCTCTTCAGGTATTACAGGCTTGTTAGATGGTGGTATTTCTCCTCCATCTGCATAGGCTTTGAAGTCAAAATAAGTCTTACCGGGATTCTACTCCCGATAAGTCTTAAATGCTTTCATCCTTTGTTTAAACGCGTTTCTGTCCATCTTTCCTTAAAGCTACCAATTTTAAGATACTTCAACCAAGAGTAATGCTTTCTAGTTTCAGGATACGTGTAATCATCTTGGTTATTATATGCTTCTTCTTCAAAAGATACATCGTGGTAAACAGTACTTTGTTTAGAAAATAGTCTGCATAATCTTATAAGAATGTATTCAATGCCATACCATAGATAGAATGGTATCCATAACATCTCCTACATCTACTTGAGATGAATCTTCTCATGGTTGTAGGACTTAGCTGATATTTTACTTTTATCTCTAGTAAATATCAAACCAAACAGGTTAATGTATGAGTAACCCTTAAATGGTATTAGTTTATTCTGTATTACCTTCATTACTTCTCTCCTGCTACTTTATTCTTCAATGCCGTTCTAGCTTTAATTCTCTCTCTTTCCAAAGCGGCTTGGTCCTTTTGCTTCTGAATATCCTTCTGAGCTTGTAACTTCTGTTTTTCGAGTTCTATCTTCTTATTCTCGATATCTCTCTTAAGATCCTGTTCTCTCATCTTAGCTCTAATATCAAGTTGTTTAGAAGCTTCGTCTGACATCTGTTTTCTCTCTTCTAATGCTTGTGCTGCTATTTCCATAGTATCTGGAATACCATTATCATTCTGATCCATATCCTCTGTACCTCTATAAGCATTAAGCTGAGCTACCGTAATCTTTGTAGCATTATCAGCATCAATCTTATACTTCTCAAGATCGAGCTTAGCTTCTTCTATCATCAACTCTTCTTCTCTAACTTCATTTTCCATTTGAGCCATTTGCTGTTCACGTTCAGCTTGAGCTTGTTCCATAGCCTGCTGTTGTTCCATACGTTTCTGCTCGATTTCTTCTAATCTATTCTTGATCATATTGACATTATCCAAAGTAATAATCTCAGCTATATCAAGCAGGCTAGCTCCATTCTACATAGCTGGCTGCATTAAATTCTTCAATGCTTCGAGGTTCTGTTGATTCTTAGTAGTATCTTCTACGAATACGTCTAGATCCTCATAGAACAACTGATCTGACAGTGTTATGAATGCTCTAGTTGCATCATCAAATACATACTGTAATGATGTCTTAGTATCCTTCCAAGCGTATCTAGCAGTATTGAGTAACATTACTAATGTCTCTCTCTTTACTTGGTTATGAGTCCAGAACCATGGTTCAGTAATATGAGCAGACTGTATCACAGATCTCTCTACATTACCTACTAATTCATTAGATGAAATAGCTCCTTCTCTCTGTTTAGATACACCAGTAATCTCAGCTAACATAGATTCAATCTTATCCATCAACTTGATGTATTGATCTATAGTATTAGCCATAGTAAGGTCTAAAGCTGTAATTTGGTTGAACTATGATGGTTTTCCACCTTCTCTACCAGGTATATCCCAACCTTCTTCATAAGGGTTAATAAAGTTAACTCCTAGTGCAGACAGGTAATGCATCCACTTAGCAACATCAATATTCATAGACTTAGGTATCTAAGTAATATCCATATTTACTACTTTACCCTTATCTCTAGCCATTGCTAACTCTAATCTATACCACAGTACAATATACATATACTGTAATGGTTTCATCATACTTACTAATGATCTAGGTCTACTGTTAGTATTATTATATACTACACCAGTATAAGGGAGTCTTTGTGCATTAGGATTATCAGCTGATACATGTTGATATTCAAGAGGTTCTATACCAAAGTATAAGTTTTCACCTGCTCTATATCCTTCCCATGTTTCAATAATCCATTTCCATTCTACACTAACTTCCATACCAGTCTCATTGTATGACTCGTCTACAATATATTCTACTGGTTCCCCTGTTTCAGGGTCAGCTATAGTTACGAATGCTATCTTTCTGAATGACTGCCAGCAACAGTGCCATACACTTATACTGCTAGATGAATCAAATGGGTTAGTAGTGAAACCGTTAATATTATGCATCTTGAAGTGTGGGAAGTCCATAGACGTCTTTCTTACTTCAGGGTTAATACCACCTTTAGCACTATCTTCCATCATGTCTAACAGCTGATTTAACTACTTCTCAGACAGTTTGTCATAGTATCTATCATAGATATCTGTAGCTGATAGTTTCATCTCATATACGCACCATTGTGCATCATGAATGAACTCTAGATCAGATGTATCAGTATCATAATCAAAGTAAAGAGGATTGATGCGTTCAAGGCACGGATTGCCATTCTGTATACCAACATAGTATATCTCTTCACCACCTATTAATGCATCTTTCCAACCTTTATAGAACTCATGAGTAATGTTCAACTTGTTCTTCAAGTAGTTAAGACTATGGTAAGCAGTAATCTCTGCTATATCTTTATAGTCTTTACTCATGTATTTCTGTATCTGTTCAGGAGGCATAATCTCACCAGACTGTAAAGCTTGCTGATATCTAGCTTGTTCTTCTGGTCCTAACTTACTCATGATACTAGCCTGTATATAGTCTATTAGCATCTACTTAGCTTTGTCTTGCATTTCGCTGGTAGCTATATCACTAGTACGTACCACTTTAAAGTTAAACGGTCTCTTAGTCTCCTCACCAAGTAATAGGTCAATTTTAGGCTTGATTATATTATAATCCTAAGCCATTGCAGGGAATCCATCTTCTTGCTTGAATGGGTTTGTAACATACTTTAGATCCTTCTCATTGTATATACTATTATACAGATCATAGTATGTCTACATCTCTTCCTTGCGAGTTCTGTTATTACCATTTCTAGAGCCACCCATACTCTTTCCTACTATGTAGTCTACACAAGACTCTCTCCAAGCTTGAGTCTTCTTAGACATGGGTAACTTCTAAATAGGGAACTGATTAATATTCTTCATAGTTAAAACATATATGCTTCTAAATTATCTGTGACTTCATCGTCATGAAACCACGCTTGAGTAAAGATAGGTCCTTCAAACAGCACCCTATTCTTATTCTCTTTTTTCTTTTCTTTAACCTTGAGATTATAGAGCTGTTCTCTATAGATCATTACTTGCATCAACGCCATGACCCTATCGAAGTTTCCTGTGTCATTATAGCTTATAAGTTCTTCTAATAGCGGCTCTGATAGTATGTTGTGTAAGTTCTTCTTACCGGGTGCTTGTTCTTCATTTAACCAGTCTTTGATTAAGCCTTCACCCCATTGCTTAATCTGTTTATTCATGTGACAACCCTTCTTTCTCTATACTTTGGAATTACCAACTATATCTGATATAATATCTGGTTGATCAGCAAGTAAGTAGTCACAATGCTTAGCTGTGAAGTATGGGAATAGACCTTTACGCTCATTCTCATACATTATCCTACCATTGTAGTATATTGCTAGTTTACGCAGGTTCTCGTAGTATTCTTCTGCCGTCTAAGGCCTTCCAGTGTATTCAGCGACTATTATATCATAATAATTCTCAAAGCTCTAGAATCGCTTATAAACGAATGTAGAGCCTAATGAATTAGTACCTGACTAGTCGTGGTCATATGGGTCTACCCCAAGTATGTATAAACCTATAGGGGCATCTGGTACTGGGTGTTCCCATATTACTATAGAACCAGTTGGGTCATCATCTCTCTTCAATGGGTAATGAGTTATATCTCCTAACTTCTTAATAACCCATTTGAGGGATCCATCTGTATTCCATACTAAGTCACCTACCTACTTATGATTACTTAGGTGTTTATTGATCCTAATCTTGGCTAATTGCTCTTGTAACTCCTTCTTAGGGAAGATATTACCTCCGAACTCCAAACATGCCTCCTAGGGCGTTATACAGTGTTCTGCGACGTATCTATCTACTGCTACAGAGTTGGTAGCATTCTCTATTACTTTTCTACGATCTGTTAGTATATACTCTAGGGATTTCTTACGTAATGTGTTACCATCTACATCCATATACAGACGGTTACCTTTATCATCACGGAAGTCCATGTTAGTATACTGTGGTATAAAGAATCCACACTTCTTATCAGATGGAGTCTCGTCCCATATGTTATCAAAGCCTAGACAGTTGTAACCATCTGGGTTATAGAACATATCTTTAAGAGTCTCAAAATGGCTATCTTCATCACCACCAGTACCGAATGCGATCATAGTACCAAACGCCATACCGTCCTGTTCTACAGACGGTCTAGCAATCTGCCATGCTGCACCTAATTCAGAGAAAGAACCAGCTTCTTCGAATATAATAAGCTTACCTGCTTTACCACGTACTACGTCTGGATTATCCTTCAAAGTAACACCAATAATCTCTGATTTAAAGCCTAATTCAACCTCATTACCATACTCGTCCTTAGTATAGAAACCAGCACGTTTACGCATCTAAGTATTTACAGATCTCTTCTTACCCCAAGCTGTATTCTTGTCTATGAAGTCCATGTAGTCCCAAGCCTTAGTAAGTATACCATCCTCAGTAAGGTACTGCTTATTACTAGCATAGATATATGTCTTACTACCTGCAAACAGATAGTAATTACGACACGCCATAGCAGCATTCTTATATGAGTAACCTTTACGTCTACTCTTTAATGCACACAAGTGTTTACCTTCTGTTTCAGCTTGTTCTACTGCCTAGAAGAAGTAATAGTCATAGTCATAGAAGTCAGGAAACTGTAGATCACGTGTTTTCTTTATCGTAGTAGAACCATCTGCATTAGTAATAGTGTTATAGATGATTCTCTGAATAGGACAGAAGTTTAAATAAAAATAGTTATACCCACTGATAAAGTCTCCATCATCAGCAGTATAACCATACTTACTTCTATCCATCTATTCATCCCAGTACGCGAAGAATTCTGAGGTTCCTTCAGGGTACTAACAATAATGCCCAGTAGCTAAATACTATAGCGCTGGGCCTCTAAACTTGTCACTATTTTTGATCTATTTCTCGAAATCTACCATTGTTAACTCTTTATACTATTATACTTACTCCTCTTATAAGAGTGTATTTTTGTATTTAATTCCTCTTCTGTATAAGCAATTAAATATCCATGAGTCTCGTTATATTCTCCTTTGGCACATCTTATAATACAAGATCTATGAAAGCCTACTATATTAGCGGCATGAGTTACACTAATTGCATATATAATAGATTTATCCTTTATATTGTATAAGTAGATAGGCTTATAGTAATTTTGAGCTCTTTGTTTAGATATTTCAGAAATCTTTTGCTTCTGTTCTTTAGTCATCTTCAACCCTAAAACTCCATAATCTCCACCTCTAGTACAGTTATAACCTTCCGTATAAGCTTTATATAACTCGATATACTTTATTTCTAAATCGTCTAACTTCTTAATTAATTCCTCTAAGGTTAGACTAGTATCAGGAATAAATGATTCTAATATATCTATAGTAAAGTTATGAATGCCATGTTTCTCAATAGCCTTATATAGTGGTAAATCGTAACGTTTAGTCTTTATATTACTAAAATGATGTTTTATTCTTTTTCTCAACGATACTCCTTGTCCTATATAACACTTATTGTTAATATTATTTTTGAATATATATATACCTGCTAATTTAGGATCAATATCTCTGTACGACATAGTAAAAAATCAATTGGTTGGGGCAGTAGGATTCGAACCCACACAAATCATACCGGGTTAGAGCCGGCGACGCTGCCAATTACGTTATACCCCAATATGTGCCGGGGAATACTTATTGTCCGTCCCCGTCGGACCTTTTGGTTATTAGAACCAAGATTTAATTCTTTGCCACAATGAAGGCTTATTCGCCTTCATTATTGCTTCATGTGCTTCATTAATATCCGCCCAAGCTTTTTCTGAACCCTGCGTAGCGTCTATTGTAATAATCAATTGCTTTTTCATATTTAGTTCTATTTATAACACCTATAACGTGTTGTTTAATTCTGGTTATTTTTTACTGTATTATTTTGCCAACTCATAAGGATTGATCTTAGAATCACCCTTAACCTTAGATGTTGTAAGCTCTTCTGTCTTAACTGCTTTCTCCAAGAAATCTAAAGTAATATAGGATCCTTTTACCTTCTCGAACCCAGCTAAGTACTTCTCGATCTTCTTTTCATCTAGTTCCTCACCTAGAGATTGTTCATAGTAATCGCTAAAACTGTCTAGTTTACGACGCATATTACGTAACATCTTAAGTAGGTTAGTATCGCAGAATTGCTTATATTGCTCTTCACAAAGCAGTTCATCATCAGTAAGACTGTAGTTGACGTCATTGAATAATTCTTCTTTGAGCTTAGTCTCTATAGAATCAGAGTTCATACTAAGTACATATGGACTATCCCATTTGTTCTTCAATACTATGTAACTGATTACTTTAGTAGCGTGCTCTTTGTCTGCCTTATCGGCATCCCATATCTTTTTAAAACATGGGATACCTAAGGCGTCCGAATGAATTATTACTTTACCACCAAGTATATCAAACAGCTTCATTGTATGTTTTGTATTCTTCAGATTTTAATCCTTCTCTAGTTTCAGTGTAGAACTCGTCTAGATCATGAACTGTGGCTGGATCACTAATAACAACTACTTTACTTCTAGTATACCCTGCTTCGTCATATGCATTAAATACGGTCACATAACTGTTAGGCTCTACATCAATTATTTCATCATCAGTGATTACTTGCCCTCCTTTATCTACTCTTGCTACTCTATTAGTAAAGTAAAGGTCAATGGGTCTTCTTACTACGTTGGTTTCAGTATCAAATACCATAAAACCTGATTTGCTTATAATTATCTTTTCCATGTTATTATATTCTATAACCTAAATAATCTTCCTTAACCAATCTCTGGAGTATCTCCTCTGCTCTCTTCAGAGGCACATTCGGGTTCACATACTCCCGATTCGTCCTGTATCTGTGAATTATCTGTTGAAAGTTCCGGATCTCCTTCTACAGACTCTCCTTCGTTATATTTCGCTTCATACTTCTCAGTTAAACGTTTGCAAATAGTATCAACTTCAGTAGCTCTATCGAGCTCTTTTCCCTCTTTACCAGCCTCAACCATTAAAGTAGTCAATTCATCTATCATATCCTTAGTAAAATCCTCGTAAGTAATAGTACCAGCTGTAATTACCTTATCAAGTACTTCATATAGTTTCTTAATATCTTTGGAAGCCTTGTCTGTACCTAACTTATTAAAGTTGTCAAGCTCTATCTTCCACATCATCAGACTCTCTTCGTGTGTCATATTGTTTTAATTTTATTATTGTTTTACTAATGCAACCAGCTATCCATCCAACTAAGTAAGCGTATTGCTCATTGTGATTAGCGAAAGACTGTGTATACATGCCTAATTCATCAAATATATAATCTGCTGCATGTACAGCCTCGTGTGCTTCATCTCCACCTTGTAATGCATCCCAATCTAGTATTATTACTAGAGCTCCTTTAGTTCTGTCAGATTTCTTAGTAACCGGAGCTGTAACTAATACTCCTGTTCCATGCTCTGATTCATAGAGTAAGCTCTTGTAACCATTTGGATCCTCTTCTGAAGTATCTTCCATCTTATTAAAGATGAATATCTTATCTAGTCCTTCTACTTGTCCAGCTACCCACAACATTCTAGGGTATATTACTGGGTCATACGCATCTACTTTTGGCATCTTCTTCATAACGTTTCTTTATCTTTATTTTACCTAAGTAAGCAAACATGACGGGTTTAGGGTCTAAATTACTTATAGATTGATTCGCGAACTTAAATGGACTGTTGCATATTACTTCTATTACTTGATATGGTATATTATACTTATTACTTAATTTAGTATATATACTCGTCTAGTTTCTCATTCCAGTCAACTTTCTTGTAGTATTTACATTTCTCAACACTACTGTCAATATTTAGAGTATTTGGTCTAATCAGGTTAATCACAGTAACTACTTCATTCCAATCCTTAGTAGAAGCTAAATTATATGATATACATCTTAGTTTGTTACTCTCTGATTTACTATACTTTTTGATGGGTTCATATACTATAACATCAGTAAGTGCATCTGAAGTAAGGAGCTCGGTTCTCTGCCCTACTACAGAGAACCTGTTGAATGCCAATGCTTTACCCCTTAATTTGTGCCATAATCTGTTTAGTATGTTATAGTCTTTCCAAAGTATGATTGAACCTGCATCAATTAGCAGTGATCTCATCTTCATCTTTCTTTACTTTTAGTATTATTGTTACTTGTACTCTATCTCCGATTATCTCTGGAATCAAAGCTTTATTAACATGTACTTCATTCTCTCCTCTACCTTTCTGTAGTATACCCTAAGCCTTAAACTTAGCTATGTACCTACTTAAATTATCCGGAGTAATGCCTAAAGTACGATTAACATACTTTCTATTCTCAGTAGATATTACATTCCTATCAATGTTAGGGAGTCTAGGAGTGTTAACATCTAACTCTATTAAGCAGGCTAACAACTCCATTTCCCTATTAGTTAAGTCAAGTATACCATTAAGACTTTTTAAGAATTCCATTAGTAATTCGGATTTAGATACCGCTTTTACTAATTTATTCATTGGTCAATTCGTCTTTGATTCTAGTTAATACCTTAGTAAGATTATAATAAACGGTTTCAGCTTCAACCTTAACACACGGTTGAACTTCACCTTTATCAGCCTTTTTCTTCATCTCTTCGTAGTCCTTAGCATAAGTATCAAGAAGAGTGTCAATAAACTCAACAGTTTTATCAATCTTATTATCTCTTGGTTCGATACCAACTGACAAAATACCTTCACTGTACATGTCTTCAGCTGTTCTCTCATCAAGCATTGCAGATCTAAAACCATTCTCGTCTTTTACATCCATAGTAAAAGCACCGAGTTCTTCATCCCAAGTAAGGCTATCGTTTGCTTTGAAAAAGCCAAAATCTCTATTAAAAGTGTACTTCATATTAATCTCTATTTTTATTACCGAGTCCCCATATGGCAAGCCATATCATGGAAAAGCAGAGACCCACAACTATTAATTTTTCCATATGCCTAATAAACGCTAGAATGTTAAAATTGTTAATAGCTTTTAACATTTGTTAACAATTAATTAATATATAAAAAGAAAGCCCGACTTTCGTCGAGCTCTCTCAATATGTTAAACATATTTAATAGACATATTACTTAACGGCAATAAGATCATAAGGTTTCACTAACTGAGTATCTTTTACTAGGTCAAAATACATTGCAAATTTCTTATTATAAGCAACTGTATCACCTACTTTGAACTCAACATCCTTTAGATGTGAAGGAATCTTTAGTACGATACCAGTAGCCCAATCAGATTCTACCTCTTTTATCTCTGTCTTAGTATCATACTCGTTAAATCCTTCTTCATCTACTTTACCGTTAGGTACTTGTTCTGTAAACTCCTTAGTAACCATAATTGCAGGCAGTGGTTTAACCAACACATCCTTTAACATATTCCACTTAATGCCGTCAACTACTGTTTCTAGTACTTTATCTTCCATAATATTTTAACTTAGTTTATTCCCTTATAACGTATTATTTACTCTGTGGTTCCGCTTTAATCAGTATATTTCCACCATTAGAAGTGCAAAAAGTAATAGCTCTCTAAGGGCACTTCTTACCATTAAACTCACAACCATCACAAGAACCTCCTCTAGCCGGTTCTATGTAGTAAGATGTTCCAGCTATATCAACCGGAGTACGCTCTTTAATTATCTCTGCTAGTTCTGGATCGTATATCGTCATACCTAATTCTGTATTAATGTTCACTAACATATTACTTCACTTCTACTAATATGTAACCCTGAGTACAGTAGTCTGTTACTTTCTTAGTACATTTACCTTTACCTACTAAGGAACAACCACTACAACCTAAAGTACTTCTCTCAGGTGCTAAGAAATACTTCTTATTATCATAATCTATATACTTACCAGAGTAAGCTGTATTGTTATTTATCTTATGCATAATCAACTGTTAAATATACCTATATCAAACATATCATCAGGAATATTGGCGATATAAATAGATACCGTTACTCCACCAGTAGTCCTAAAATCCATAGTAGACACATCTTTAAACTTAATATCCATCTGTTCTACTATCTTACTAAAGGTGTTTTTACTAACGTATACACTTACTTCTTTAGAGTAAGATTTCAGTAATGGACTTCTAGATGATAATTCTGCATCTACTGCATTCTCTATTAACTGTAATAACTTATTTTCTATCTTAATCATAGTTATACTTTAAAGTAATAATCTAAAGTAAGAGTAGTTGTATGTTAAACTAACTATATACTACTTACTTAGTAACCCCCTTACCCCCATATAAACGTCTAATACCTGTGTTTGGTTACCTATTTGTTAACAATTATTAACAATGTTTAGAGCTATTTAACAGTGATTATTTAACATTATTTAACAAAAAAATTATATAAAAATTTTTAGGGGAGGTAAAATTTTGAGAGAGGGGTTGCGTGTTCGTGAAGCTGCACCCAAATCACTCCCCGATATATGGATACGGAGGAGATACCCCCACACGTGCCACGTTGGTACGGTTGTGTTTCAGGTATCTAAATATTGAAGTGAAGTGCCAAATAACATCAATGCTAGAGTACGAAATTAAAGACGGTTTCAATGATATTGAATACTGTTTTTTAATTACTGCAAATCCGATTAACACGGAAAGCAATGCAATGAGTGAAGAGGACCTAAACAAATTAATTCTTGAGGGAGGAGATATTAGCGAAATAGCTAATAAATCTAATATATCGCCTTTTAGAACTATTTTGTTCCCAAACACTTCGCAAATTTGCGACGTTTTTCTGTCTTTATTGGATAAAAACGAAGAACGGGAAAGGAAAGGGGAAAAACCTATTTTTCCTACTATTAATCTCAATAGGTTTGAGCAAGAAACACCCGAACCGTATTTTAGACGTTATACAAAAGACGGAGACGGAGTTAAGGAAGGAGATTGGATAATAGCCCAAACGGGTGACGAAACTCTTCCTAACGACCCGTTAAAACGCAAAGTTTTTCGGTCTATCTGGGTAACATCTATTTGCAAAACTGACGCAAATGGTATAGACATACCAACGGAAAACGTAGTGCGCAAAGCGGCTAGAGCCTATACTAATGGGCTTGAAACTCAAGCGGGTAGCGGTAAAATGATTGTACCGTGTGCAATGCAACTGAAACTAGAGGAGAAGAAAGCTACTGCAAATGCGCCCAAAGAGAATGACCAAACCGGCGGAGATGAATTGTTAACTAATGAGTTCGAAGGAGAACAAACACAACCACGTCGTAGACGTCGTTAAGAATATGAGGGAGAAATCCCTCATTCCGACCTTAACATTGGAAGCAATAGATTAAGATAGTCGAATTTCAATAATTATATGTCTAACCAAATAGTTGTAAGCGTATATACTTTAAACTTACAAGTTATGCATCTATAATTTAAAAACACCACACGTCTGTGAAAACCAGTATAAGTTGTGGCGTGGGATTGAGCAAGCCCACCGAAGTGAAAAGCGCTCAATATTATAGTCCTAAGCAAGACTCTAAAAGGCTTAATTTGCATTTCATTTGAAACTCCATATTGGCAGGCTAGTCCGCGCCCTAAAAGGACATCGTGGCAATATTATGTATGCGCAGATAAATACATAATTACGAGCCGAACCGAGCTCACGTCATGTACTATCTGCGTAGTTGCTTAATAAAGCATGATAAGTAATAACATTAATCAATAATTTATTATAAAATGAATAGAATTATACTCTATGTTGGCATGGTTTATAACTTTTTCTGTGCCGGGATTACTGCAAATTTAATTGCAGATAGTCACAAACTCGGAACTTTCGGTAAATATTTACTGATCTTCTCGTTGATGATATCCATTTGGTATATCATACTAATATTAATCAAGAATGCTAACGAAAAATAAAAAGACTATGAAATTTGGTATTTTACTTGGAGCAGCATTGCTGTTATTTGTAGTAGGCTTTTTATTGTCTGCATCTTGTGTTTCTGAAGCTAATTCAGTCAGCCCAGTAGTAGCATCTATAATGTGTTTATTTGCTGGTGCTATATTCAGAGAATTACATTATACTAAGGATTAGGGAGCCTTTTTGCTCCCTTTTCTAAAATCCTATCTAATAGGTTGAACCAATCTATAAAGAACTATTTAGTTTAGATTTAAAATATGCTAAAGATATAGTAGATGAATACAGTAGAGGAGATAATTTAACATTTCCAATGCATCTAATATATAAAGGTAAAGTTGCAGATCTAAACATTGAACAGCTTAAAGGTATATTCAGTTCTGCTGGTTATACTTTTGATATAATCTGATCTCACCGCTTGTAGCAACGGAATATAAATAGCTACAACTTTAATGCTACCGAAGGCTGTGACAAGTCAGCAATAGAAATGCAGAGTCAAAGTTAACGGCATTATATGCCAAATTCATGAACTTAATGTGCACAAAACCTTTACTATCCAGGTGTAGCAAGTGATAGTTGCAAGTATGAATAACACTAATTTATACCCAGAAGTTAAAGACTTTAAACGGAGCCTTAAAAACATAATAGATACTAGAGAGTAGTGATCTCTAATGGATTGTGTATAATTAAAGACGAGTTCACTGTCACGGGCTCGTCTTTCCACCATTCAATAAATACAACCTCAACGCGGTGATGGTGTCTAGTAACATGTTCTAATAAATCTTCCTGGTTTGCATGTGAAGCGAATGTATTTAAATTATTTGAGAGTATTAACTAATAATCTATATTATGCAGTGGAGTTACGAACAATTATATAACTATTTCTTTAGTATGCATATGCAGCAATTGCTAAATGCATCAAGAGAAGAGTTATATGATATATTTATACGTATGAATAATAGATTAAGATATACATTTACTGAAATATGTGATATAGTATTAATATCAAATATTGCTATCAGAGATGTGTCCGCTTATTTATTACAAATACGTTAAATATGACAATATTCCAAGTCTTATCAATTGTTGCAGCAGTATACGTAGTATATATAACAGTATACGAATGCATTAAACTATGGAAGGAGATTAACAAATGACAGTACAAGTGACTAAACATCGAAGCGTACTCAACAGAATAAGTAATTTCCTGTGTGTCGCTCTTCTACTTGCTATTATTGCTGGTGCAATATTTGGTTCACCATTTAATTTCAGAAAGAAATATGAACCATTAGGCTTTGTAGATCTACAAGTAAGGTATAAACACTATTTAGTAAGTAATAAGTATCAAGAAGATGATGATACATACGTACTGTGTTTAGTAAATCCTGTTACAGGTGATGAATATAAAGCATATGTCGCATACTATTTGTATATAGACGTATACTTTGTAGGTGATACTATTAAATAATTTATTAACAAAATCATTATCAAAATGAAAAAGAAAAAAAGT